ACTTGCTATCTTTCATGAGGTATCGAGAGATAACGATCTTGTTAGGTCTGCGTTAGAGTTCCGAGAGGATAAGATTGCGCGGAAATTAATTGCGTGGGCAAACGATGTAGAATTTATCCCGAGTCCAACGATGAGTGATGCTGAAGTTGACAAACTTAACATCATGCTAATTCAAAGTTCAATCGAGAGCAATTCAGCGCAACTGTCTGAGATTGCTATCGAATCGGCGTATTTCGGTCTTGGTGTAATAGAAATTCAACCAACCCACCTTAAAGGATTTGAACTTATAACCCAGCCATTGACTGTGCACCACGTTAAAATGTGGGGAGCATTGGTTTCGTGCGACGTGAGTCAGCGATATTACATGAAAAAGACCTTTAGCCCTACTAGCGGGTATCTATCTGTTGAAGTTAGTGATCGGTACAGGCTTGCACCTAAGGTAATTAAGGCAATAGAGGCTAAGAAACCTAAACTGATAGCCAAACATATTTTAGGTGTTCCATCGTTTTCAAATATATCGAGAAGACTTGTCGAACGTGAGGTTAAGCGAATAACAGATGAATTCATGGCGTTTCTTCAGGTTTTCGCAACGACTGGTAGGCTTTATGTTGATCCCATAAAGTTAGTCTTGTAACGGAATTTGCACTCCTTTCTATCAGGGGGGAGCGTATAGCTGCTCCCCCCAATCTTGACTTTAGGTTAAACATTGTTAAGATATTAACAATCTTGTGCGCCTATGTGCAGTCGTGTCTATACGACGTTCAAGGGGTAGCCCCTTGGTGAAGTCCTTGGCAGCGCCAAAGCGCTGCCAAAGCGGCGAGCGGAACATCTGGCGGCGCTATTAGCGTTCATGCACATGGGCTCACAAGAGCTTAACAATGGAACATAATGGAGGCAAAAATGACCGACAATTATTTATTTCCCTTGAGGCTTGTGCGCAGACTTCGAAGATACCTAAAGGGTTCGCATCAAAAAGCAAATAAAGAAGCTGTGTTAACGCGAGAAAATGATACGATGGTATTAGCCAACGCTTGCGTAGACGGAATTGGCATAGCGGTTACGATTATGGAGGCTTACATTGCTGGGCACCTAGGGGACGAATCAAAATCTCCTAGAGAGCACCTTCTCGAAACATTGGAAATACTAAAATTGCACCGAGAAGATCTGTTGCAACACTCAGAGGACAAGAAAAGATATGAAGCTTTAGCAAGCGGGTTAGCTTGGGCAATTGATTTGTCGAAATTTTTTGCTTGGAAGGGGTCATCATAGGCATAGTAAAAAAACATAACGATATGACCCAGGCGCGTAAAATAGATGAACTTTTAGCAGAAAGCGTAGCCTTGCTAGGGAAAGTGAAGGCTAATCTTGTTAAGATTAAGGCTGTTGCTTCTCAGAAGGTTAGGCTAGGTGTTCATTCTAATATTGTATGGGCATATCGTATAATTACAGGCATCAAGATAAGCAAGGAATGTATCCGCGAGCTTGAATCATTTGACAGCAAATAGCTCTGCAGGGATAAGTGGCGTTCCTTCTTTAAGGAGAAAAGTAAATGCGGGTTTTTTTGTATAGCAGCGGTAAAAAAAATCCACCAGAGATTTTCAGGGACACTGCACAATTAATAGAGGCTTTGGAGGGCGATCTTATGGCTATGACAGACGAACTTGACCTGACTGAGGGTGACATTGTTACTGTTTGCGTAAACGGTGACGTTACTCTTAAAATAGAAGTAGGAGATATGAACGAAGAGGAAATTTCCGGTCTTCCGAACATAAATCATGGAAGAAATCTTGAACCTACAAAAAACAGGTTTGAAAGTGAGGAGTAGTTTGGGCTTGCAAAAAAAAAGAAAACAAGCAAGGAGTTATAAGAAAATAGATAAATTCATTTGGGCCATCATAGCTTGGCTCTTACTGTTGGTATTGATTATGTTCTTTGGCAAAGATTTTGCCGTCGGAAGTTTGCAGCTAGATATTATAGCTACCGTTCTGGCAGGGTTGACAATGCTGGTTGTAACTGTATTATGTATTGTTTTCATTGTGGCTATGCTTAATGGGAAATTAAAACTTAGGGTTAGCAAGAGAAGAAAGAAACCATCCTCTTAACGCATCGAGCGGGCGCTATGTCGCCCGCTCTAGTCTTGTTTCGACATTTTTTTTTGACATACTTAAGATATGAAAGCAAATCGTTGGACTAAATTCTGGATGGGCGGACTTTCAGGGATGCTTGCAGGCATATTGTTAACAATGATGATAGTGTTGGGAATCAAGGGTTGTCAGAAAAAATCAACATTGCAATGGACAAAGACTATCCCAACAATTGTTCCTGCTGATTCTAAGCTGAGAGAAAATGGGGAAACCAGTAAATGGATTTCAGCTAAACCTGTAAGAGATACGATATTTGAGGAAGGCACAATTATATATGACACGTTACACTACGGTATAACATCCATTAATATAGCGCCATCCCTTGCAGGTGTGTTTTTCAAACGCCCGTCTGGAAAATTAGTTTGGAAAGAATTCGCGCTACCTCCAGATTTGAATTATGAGATACAGGTTTACTTTCAGGACACTGTTCCCGATATTAAATTCAGAAGATTAGCTGGGGTATCATCTAAGGAAACAATATTAGAATTAGAATTAGGTGGTTTGATTAATCCAACCGCCGACACTTTGTCTCACATTAATTATAGCATCTTTTTAGGTCTAAACTGGAAGGTGTTTTCGTGGTTGACCGTTACGCCGATAAAAGTATCTTATGACGGGTCGTTAATGTGCTCGACTGAGATGAGCTTGCACATTCCTGTTTTGAGAAAATGAACTTAACCGCTTAACCCTCCCCTGCTTTCTGGCGAGCCAATTTAGGCTCGCCTTTTTTTGAAAAAAGATGTTGTTTGAGGTATAAAATTTATGTAGAGATCTTACAAACAAAAGAAAGGAGAATAAGATGTCTTACATAAAAAATATCGCAATATCAGTTATGGGTGCCATAATCACGGTGTTTTTGGTAGCGCTTGTCGTGTTATCTCTCCCCCGTCAAAAGATAGAAGTTGAACACGAACAAGGATTGATGACAACACGTACAGTGTATAAAATCAAAAGTGGAAGCACCTTTTCTGAAGAAAGACAAGTAGCAGAAATAATTTCAAGGGAAACAAAGATCCCTCGGTGGTTAGGTGGCGGCACGATCCTTAAGGTCACTGCTGTAGCTATGGACGACACAATCTCTTTAGCAAGTCGAGACTGTAAAGATAAAAATGAAGCAGCTCGCGCCTTGTATGACAATGGGTATATAAACAAAACCACCTTCAATGAATTGAGTTCGCTATAACTTGCAAATTATTAATTAGGGAGGCCTTTCAGTGGCCTCCCTAAAGGCATAACAATTTATGGATTTTTTAACGAGAAAGAACGGTGTAAGCTATACTCTTAAAAGATGTCGCATTTGCGGAAAATTGTTCTATGCTCCTATATCCTCTTTGCGAAGAGCTGCGAAGGCTGGGATTACTCCTTCTTGTAAAGAGTGTGGAATAAGAAGTACCGCTAAGCCGGAATTTTCCGAAAGAGAAGATGGTGGAGGACTCTGCATTATCGTCAAACTGCCCAAGGATCACCCTTTTTATTCTATGACGAGAAAGAGACGAGACTGGGTGAAGAAACATCGTCTTGTAATGGCCACCCATCTTGGAAGACCTCTTAGAGAGGATGAGTATGTCTTTCACAAGGATGGAAACTATAAAAATAATGAGCTTGATAATTTAGAGTTATTAAGCTTGGCTGAAGCTAGGGCGCAAAATAGGATAGCTGCGCTTCCAATGGATTCTGTAGTAGAATCTTTTAAGCTTGGCATTTCGATAAAAACCTTAGCGGAAAGACATGGTGTGTGCGAGCGCACTATTAGGAATAGGCTAAAAAAAGCGGGTGTCGAAATCCCGCATAAAAAGTTAAGAGGTGAAAAAAATGAGCGAAAAGAACCCGAACCTTGCAAAAGTACTACTGAAAGTCGAAAGGGCGTTGATTGACGCCAGAGATGTTTTTCAAACAGCTAGTTTAGAAACTATGCTTGATGGACAACAATCAACCTTGGCAACTGAAGTTGCCCCAGTACTTCTTGAGCTTATCAACGAGCTAGAGAAGCTTGAAGATAAAACATTCAAAGCAACAACGTTGTTAGAGTTGCGTGATATCTTGGCAGACATATCGCGAGTCCAAAAGGAGCTTACGCATATAACAAGCACTCCTCCATACGACTGTTGTTTTGCTTGTTAGTAACATTCGCTAATTATTTGCAGCAACCAATTAAGGAGGTTTGACATGACTTATCTCGCAAGATACAAGATACAGGATGGTGAGTCGGTCTATTATCAATACCTAACCTTTGGCGCTAAGAATTCCATAGAAGCACTGCAGATTGCAGAAACGTATCGCTTAAGATTCTGGGAAGATTCTGAGTTTGACGACCCTATTGTTGGAACACCAAAAGACCCTCGACTAGAAATGGATAGGTATTGGGACTCAACTATGACGAGACTTGTAAGTGTTGTTGATGTTCAGGAGCTTAGTGAAGACGAAGCGACGTTCTTAGAGAAGATTTCGGCAAAGACAATGATTGCCCCGAGCATAAACGGTGCTGTGCCATGGTGTCTAGCTAAAATGACGAGCTTGGCATGAACGCTATTTGTGCTTGCATAATAAAGTCTGTGTATGAGATAAAGGTTACTTTCTCTAACGGCAAAAAATATGTCTATTGGGTAGAGTTGCCAAACAGCCAAGCCGCAAAGGCATTAGTGCTTGCAATCTCACGAGGGGCTTGCGTTTTCGCTGCGCATAAGCTGTTTCTTGCACAGAAGTACTTTGAAGGATTCCTTGAAAGAAAGGGCGTAGCGACAACGAGACTGCTTCGAGGTGAAGCCATTTCTTTCATCAAAGGCCGCTCAAACGAGTGTGAATTCATAACAACAGAAGCAGAAAAGGAGACTGGCTAGTGGCAAGTAACTATGATGTAGTTAAAGCTTTTGTTGACTACGACTTTTCAGACGGTCGCAACTTGAGAAGGTGTGGTCCTAAAAAGACCCCAAGGGGGGCGTTGTCATGGGACGTTGAATCTCGTTCACCCGATAGCAATGACCGGTTGGCTGCCTCCCTTTATAGTTACAGCACAAGGATTGCCGTAAAATTTCAAGGTCGAGAAGGTAAGTTAGATTACTATCTATCAAATTCGGATTGGTACTCAATTACAACATCGAGCCATCAATCTACAGCCAATAGCGCAATACGACAAGCAGTTGGAGAATTTCCCAACTTTTCATTCTCGGCATTGAAAGGGGGGTTATCCCCTTTTGATCTTCGCATCTTGGCTTTTACAAGATATGGCAGACTGTTTGAAAACGATCTAAGCGTTCCTTCTCGCGTGCTTGGAGTTCAACCTGGAATATTGTTTAGAAAACGTAAGCGACACCTACCGCTAGATAACGTTAAAGCCACCCTTGGCATCCGTAAATATGGAGGGCGGTATACCCCATTGATAATACTAGGAAAGGAAACGCATTGGTTACCTTTTTGGGTATCAGACATAGATGCCGCATGGGAAGCGTTATGTCCATCTGAATGGGTTGAAGATTTGGACAACCTTATTCGCTATGGGGATTTCTGGGTGAAAAAGGCTACTGATTCTCAACTAGCAAATATTAAGAAAATGTCAAATGAGAGGATTAAAAAGTGGTATTCTATAGCTGAAGACAATCACCACGGCTGGCCATTAAGACATACCGGCGGGAAAGTAGTCGCGGCAAGAGCAATTCGGCAAGATGTACGTACTTTTTTTGTAAAAGGCAGCCTCAGGGATTACGCTAAAGGCAACTTATCGTTGCCAGAATGGCATGTAATTAAACCATCTCGACAGTATGATCCACCATGGTGGAAAGCATTTTTGCGCCCAATGTGATAGTCCATGCTGAAATGGCGAAAAAACGGTGACTTGAAAACTAAGGAGTAACATGACTTTCGAAGAGTATCATGAGAGAGCAGAACAAACAGCCAATTACCCCGAAAAGTTCTCTGGCAGTATGATAGCGCTAGCTTACGTAGCTCTTGGGTTAACTGGTGAAGCTGGTGAATTCTCTAATAAAATTAAAAAGATTATTCGCGACAACAATATGCAGATAACCGAAGACTTAAAAAAATCTTTAATTGGAGAGCTAGGAGATTGTTTATGGTATCTGTCCGCTGCTGCTAAAGAATTAGACGTTTCTCTTGAAGATGTAGCGGTTGCGAACCTAGAAAAACTGGAAAGCCGTAAGCGCAGAAATAAATTAGGAGGATCAGGTGACAACAGGTAAACATGAAAACAGAGCCGGTGTCGTTTTCGAGATAAAATGTTGTCAACACGAACCTGCTGCAACAGTAGTTATGATAAGACAAGACAAAGAAAACTTGCCTGCCGAGAAGTATGAAGGAGTATGCCCTAAGTGCGGGTCTTTGTTTGAAATGTCATTTCCGAAGATTTCTCCTTATGTTGAGGGTGATACTGAAAGGACTTTACCTCCTAATGGAGTACAGTCTTGCTCAGAATGCGGCAAGCCAACCTATCCTGGGTCAGGGCGTTTCGTCAACAGGGTTCCTGACTTTAACGACGCAAAGACAAAAGAGAATATGGGGAGACCATTCCCTCATGGCAATTTTATTTGCGCTGAATGTGACGACAAGAGCTCTTGCCATTAAATATATAAAAGGGTGCCCTTACTTAGGTTGGGCACCCTGCTTACGGAGTAGATAATGAGCCAACGTAACGAAGGGCTTTCCTTACCACCGGGTTATACCTGGCGGTTATTCTCTCGAAAAAACAAAGGTGTTTTTTTAGCAAAACAAGGCCGTTATAAACTTTGTTGCAAAATTGTTTCTACTGACTCAAGAGGCAGGTACAGGTTTAGCTCTGAAAAGGATGCCGAGCAATTTCTCGACAATGTTGCATTTAACGCTTGCTGGTCGACTTTCCAGCGCAAACGCTGTGTTGTTGAAAAACTGCATAGCAAGCGTAATACTAAAATAGGCTGTTTTGCGATTCGATTAACTTTCGAAAATTAAATCAGATAAAGGAGACGTCAATGACAATGGCAACTTTATTGAAAAATCTTGAAAAAGTAAAAACATGCATCCTATCTTTTTCAAAAAAAAGAGACGAGATACATCTAAATCAATTAAGGGAAGCAGCTAAACATATTTACGCAGACATAGAATCCAGCAATCTTCCTGAACAGATAGGGATTCTGGTTAATATAGCGCTTACTCTGACCAAGTTGCAAGAATTAGATGACAGCAAGCTAGACAGCTTAGTTGAAGTTATAGATAAAACAATATACTCGACAATGGAATTTTCGGTTGAGGAAGCTACAGACATACTGTCTGATGGAGGCTGGGATATGGGAGAGATAGGGTTACGTGCATTAGTCGCAATATACACAACAAGAGGAGGTAAAAATGAAGACGGTGAAGCCAAGCGTTAAAAACATTTACGCAACCCCTGATGCTATGAGAGCAATCGAACGCGCCGGGAGGGTTTGTTATAGGTCTGATGGTAAAACAACAAGACATTCGGCGGCTCCTTTTGTAAAACGATTAATAGAAAACGGTCATGAATCAATACTAGAACACGCCACGGCAAGCTTTAGGGTTGTTACAGACAGGGGTGTATCTCATGAAATCGTGCGACACAGGCTGAGTTCTTTTGCTCAAGAATCGACAAGGTTCTGTAACTATACGAAGAAAAAGTTTGGTGGAAATATACTGTTCATTAAGCCAGCAGGGTTGACTCCGCAGCAGGAAGATGATTGGTTGGCGTTCTGTGAACGTTCGGAGCGTTTATACTTTAATTGGATTTCCCAAGGCGCAAGTCCGCAGCAAGCAAGGCATATTTTGCCGATAAGCTTAAAGACAGAACTGGTTTGGACTGCAAATTTCAGAGAATGGCGCACGATATTGAAACAACGATTGTCCACTGCGGCGCATCCTCATATGCAATTTGTTGCTGGTAAGATATATGACTGGTTTTTGAAAAAGTACCCTATAATGGTTTTCGACATTGTTAATCTTGACGCATACTACGGTAAAGAAAAAATGCTGCTTTTGTCAAAAAATCATAAAACTTCAAAAAAAGAGCTATGGCAGTTAGCTTTCGCAAAGGAAGAAGAAGTGCGGATTAATGTAGCTAAAAATAAGACTACTCCGACTACGTTGCTGCATGTCTTAGCAAAAGATTTGATGGAAAAAGTACAAAAGGCAGCACTTTGCGCTATTGGAAAACGACGAAAGAAGGTAGAGCAGAATGAAGACTTTGGTTAAAAATGTTCTGAGGAGAGCTGCTGTGGGAGTCTTAATAGCAACAGCACTATTGCTATTCTGTTTATGCCTCAAACAATAATCAAAGAAAGGTTGTTTAAGTGAAGCTCAAGATAGGTGATGTAGAAAGAGCGATGGCTAAAGCGATAGCTGATTTCCTCCAGAGACTAGATATTGACCACAAAAAAAGGATGCCGTACTTTTTAACGCAAAACAGAAGGGGTATCGAAGAGTTTTTATCGCAATACAAGTACAGGCTGTTGTGCTGCAACTCTAGGAATCCTTTGACCTTAACCGCACGCGACATTAAAATTCTGACGACGTTGAACATGACTGAGCGACGACGTAAACGTTTAGAGTTTATGGCTTTTCTTTATTATGTAAGATCGGAGCTAGCTGATTTCATACTGTTTAGGAAAAAAGCTATGGCTAGTATTGTTAAATTTGTCTTCAGAAGAATGACTGATTGCTGCTCCGTGTCGAGATACAACTTACGCCTTTCAACCCCCAAGAAACGCAGGGGGGAAGGAGGTGTTGGTGTCCACGTGGTATTTGGCCTTAAAAATGGCAATCCACGATGTGTTCTTATTCCTTATCGCGATGAGCAGGTGCAATTCTTAACGTTTGCAGAATAACTAAACGAGGAGATAAAATGATCGTCGGCGAAATCCCTAGAGAATACTCCTCTATGTCGAGGTGAAAAATAGATAGTGGCGGGGCTACTTGGTGGCCCCGCTGCGACCAACAGGAGGTTAGCTTGTTAAAGCAAAAAGTTAGAACGGTACGAATAGTTGAAAATAATGCAGGTAGATTTTTCTACCCAGTAGCCATTAACGGCGAAATGATTTTCAAGAGAGAAGAAGATGCGAAAGCGGAACTTAAAAAGTTGTTGCAATTATTGCAAACGTTAGGGCTTGAGGGGAAAGTTAGCATAGCGCCAGTTTTCCTCCCTTTCTACATAAGCGGGTGGTATTTAGTTTATGACCCAAAATCCGACACAGATCAAATTTTGCAAACATTAGGTGAGCTGTTAAATTTTGGAAACTGTGATGAATAGATCGGGAAGCAAGGAGTTATTTTGGGAAAAGGTTTCTTAGGTAGGAAAATACTCTCGAAAAAAGTTAGTAATTTGTTGTTTGGGGAAATTAAAAAAAAGCGGAGATGCGCAAAACTGACAAAACTGTACAAATCAATGATGTTGCCCAGCTTGGGTGCGGCGGCGCTTTTTGTTGTAGGGGCGATACTAACAGCCTATACAGGTAATTTCTTGTACTGGCTAATAGGATTGGTTTTAGTGTTTGCTTACCCTGCATTGATTTTGTGGATGTTGTGGACTTGCAAGGAAACGCGAGAAAAATGAGGAGAGTAAAATGAATTTGAACAAAACAGACGGTACTAAGTTTTGCAAAGCAATTTTTGAATCTGAAAAGCTGTCTAGTTTATCTCCGGCTGAGCTTAAAAAGGTAGAGAAAATAAGTCTCCTCGAGAAGGAGATTGACATGGATGAACTCAGCTCAATTCTTGTCCAATGCGTTAATCTAAAAAAACTTACTCTTACCAATCCGCGCCACCCGAATTGGGATTTTTTAGCTAATTTAACCTTGCTTGAATATGTCTTATTGGAGGGTGCTAAAAGTTTGAAAACTGCCATAGAATTCATGAGCAATCTTCCAAGGTTAACGACCCTTATAGTAATTAACAGTCCGTTGATGGACGATAGCATCAAAATGTTAAAGAAATCCAATATTAAAATGCTCGGGTTGCCAGGCACTCTAGTGACGGACAGCTCAGCAGAAAGTTTAAGTAAAATTAATCTTGAAGAATTAGATTTAGCGTGGACACTAATTGGGGATGCAGGTGCCCGTAAATTATTTGGTATGGAACTTAAGGCTGTGCGTTTTGGGGCATATGTCACAGAAGGCTGCATCAAAGAATTTAAGGCAGTCAATCCAACCTGCAAAGTCTATCGAAACTGGGAGCATGTATGAGCTCCAACAATTACCCTGACTTGCCTGCAAAATATATGTGGGCAAGTTTGAAAGGTGGAGTGTATCTGCATCGTAAAGGGATTAATATTTCAGGGAAAGGGCAAAGAGTTACCTTCCTTACGAAAGAGGCAGCGGCGAGAGAACTGAATCGAATCTGCGACGCGCAGCACTGGACACAAGCTGAAACTGCAAGATGCTCTATTGAAAGACTGGTTGGTGTCAAGGGTGTGCCAGGCAGATATTCTATTCGACTTGGGTACGATTGCGTATAACAGTCCATAACTCTTAGTTGAAATCGTACCCTATTACGGTATAAAACTGTGAAACAATATTATTAGGAGTGAAATATGAACAGCAATACAAAAACCAGTCATAAACCAAGAAAGTTTTTTTGGTTAGTCGAAGAAACGGCAGACGGAAAACCCGAAAGGATTATTAACGGGTTTACCTCGAAAGAGTTAGCGCTAAGAGCAAAGTTTTTAGCTGTCGCTCGCGCTGAGAAAGATAAAAATAGCGCAGAAAAGAGATATTCTATCTGCGTTAATTGACAAGTATTAAACTACCTGTTACCCCCCCCTGAAAGGGGCGCCTAGTTGATAGCAAATCGCTGGGCGCCCCGAAAATTATCTTTTGGCTTCTTTTTTTACGGAGGAGAATGAAAAAATGATTTGCATAAAAGCATTTGAGAAAGGTTTGATTTGCAAGGGCTTCCCATACGAAGTTGGCAAAACATACATCATGTCAAGGAACAAGGTCAAGCTTTGCAGTAGAGGTTTCCATGCTGCGAACGGCACGGATCCAAGCCTTACGTTGGAGTATTATTCACTAACAGAATCGACCGAATATTGCTTGGTAGATATTAACGTAGTATCATCAGATGACGACAAAGTTGTTGGCGACAAGATTAAGATAGTGCGCAAGTTATCTTTAGATGAGGTCATAGAACTAGATAAAACCGGCGAATGGTGTGCTTGTTTTGCAACATACGTCAAAGGCGCCGACATCAAGAAGCTTCAAGCTGCGGTTATCAAGAAAGATAAAACTGGCGAATGGTGCGCTTACTTTGCAGCATACGTCAAAGGCGCCGACATCAAGAAGCTTCAAGCTGCGGTTGTAAAACTAGATAAAACTGGCGAATGGTGCGCTTACTTTGCGGGCCACGTCAAAGCCGCCGACGTTAAAAAGCTTCAGGCTAAGGTTATAAAACTAGATAAAACTGGCCAATGGTGTGCCAACTTTGCAATATTTGCCGAAGGTGCAGACATCAAGAAACTTCAAGCTGAGGTTATCAAGAAAGATGAAACCGGCCAATGGTGCCATTGGTTTGCAAGAGCAGTCGAAGGTGCCGACATAGAGAAACTTCAAGCTGAGGTTATCAAGAAAGACAAGATTGGCGAATGGTGCTATCTCTTTGCAAGAGACGTCAAAGGTGCCGACATCAAAAAGCTCCAAACTGCGGTTATTGAGAAAGACAAAACTGGCGAAGAGTGTACCTACTTTGCAGAATACGTCGAAGGCGCTGATATCAAAAAGCTCGAAGCTGAGGTTATCAAGAAAGATAAGACTGGGAAATGGTGCCGTTGGTTTGCAAAATACATCAGGTGGGCCGACTTCGAGAAGCTCCAAGCTGAGGTTATCAAGAAGGATAAGACTGGCGAACAGTGTTATAGCTTTGCAAGAGATGTAAAAGGCGCAGCCATCAAGAAACTCCAAGCAGAGGTTATTAAGAAAGATAAAACTGGTAGATGGTGTGCTTACTTTGCAGCATTGATTCAAGCCGCCGACATCAAAAAGCTCCAAACTGCGGTTATTAAGAAAGATAAGACTGGCAGATGGTGCCTCTACTTTGCAGATTACATCAAAGGTGCAGACATTGAAAAGCTCCAAGCTGCGGTTATTGAAAAAGACAAAACCGGCAAATTGTGCTATAACTTTGCGAGAGACGTCGAAGGTGCAGACATCGGGAAGCTTCAAGATGCGATTGCAGGCAAAGATAAGCGCAATCAATTGGCCAAGCGTTTGTTAAACATGCCGTGAAGGAAGAAAAATGATTTGCATAAAAGCATTTGGGGCAGGTTTGGTTTGCAAGGGCTTTCAGTACGAAGTCGGCAAAACATACATCATGCCAAGGAACAAGGTCAAGCTTTACAGGAGCGGGTTCCATGCTGCGAACGGCACGGATCCAAGCCTTACTTTGGAGTATTACCCATTAACAGAAACGACCGAATATTGCATGGTCGACATTAACGTAATATCATCAGATGGCGACAAAGTTGTTGGCGATAAGATCAAGATATTGCGCAAGTTATCTTTGGATGAGGTCATAGAACTAGACAAGACTGGTGAATGGTGCTTCAACTTTGCGAAAGACGTAAAAGGTGCCGACATCAAAAAGTTTCAAGCTAAGGTTATTGAGAAAGATAAAACTGGCGAATGGTGCGCTTACTTTGCAGCATTTGTCAAAGGTGCCGACATCGAGAAACTTCAAGCGGCGGTTATCGGGAAAAATAAGACTGGCAGATGGTGTACCTACTTTGCAGAATACGTAAAAGGTGCCGACATCAAAAAACTTCAAGCTGCAGTTATCAAGAAAGACAAAACTGGCTATCCGTGCTACGACTTTGCAAAACACGTCAAAGGTGCCGACATTAAAAAGCTCGAAGCTGCTGTTATTGAGAAAGATAAGATCGGCGATATGTGCTATCTCTTTGCAAGATACATCAAAGGCGCAGACATCAAGAAACTTCAAGCTGCGGTTATCAAGAAGGATGAAACTGGCTTTTGGTGCTTTCGGTTTGCAAGATACGTCAAAGGTGCCGACATCAAAAAGCTCCAAGCTGCAGTTATCAAAAAAGACAAGACTGGCCAATGGTGCTATCGGTTTGCAGAAGACGTCAAAGGCGCAGACATCAAGAAACTTCAAGCTAAGGTTGTCAATAAAGATGGAATCGGCGAATACTGTTATTGCTTTGCAAGAGGCGTCAAGGGTGCCGACATCGAAAAGCTTCAAGCGGCGGTTGCAGGCAAAGATAAGCGTCGTCGATGGATCAAGCGTTTGTTGGATATACCGGTTCAAAAGGAAGAAAAATGATTTGCATAAAAGCATTTGGTGACGGTTTGTTTTGCAATGGCTTCCCATTCGAAGTTGGCAAAACATACACCATGCCAAAGTACAAGGTCAAGCTTTACGAGAGCGGTTTTCATGCTGCGAACGGCACTGATCCAAGCCTTACTTTGAACTATTATCCGCCAATAAAAACGACCGAATATTGTTTGGTCGACATTAACGTAGTATTGTCAGATGGTTACGAAGTTGTTGGCGATAAGATCACGATATTACGCAAGTTGTCTTTGGATGAGGTCATAGAAAAAGACAAGACTGGCAAATGGTGCTATCGGTTTGCAACAGACGTAAAGGGTGCCGACATCAAAAAGTTTCAAGCTAAGGTTATCAAGAAATGTAAAACCGGCGAATGGTGTTTTTGGTTTGCACGACACGTAAAGGGTGCCGACATCAAAAAGCTTCAAGCGGCAGTTATAAAAAAAGACGAAACTGGCGAATGGTGCTATAACTTTGCAAAACACATAAAAGGCGCCGACGTCAAAAAGCTTCAAGCTAAGGTTATCAAGAAGGATAAAACCGGCTATTGGTGCTGTCTCTTTGCAAGATACGTCAAAGGTGCCGACATCGAGAAACTTCAAGCGGCGGTTATCGGGAAAGATAAGACTAGCTATTGGTGCTTTCTCTTTGCAAGATACGTCAAAGGCGCAGACATAAAGAAGCTTCAAGCCGCAGTTATCAAGAAAGACGAGTTCGGCGAATTGTGCTACGACTTTGCAAGATACATCAAAGGTGCCGACATCAAAAAGCTTCAAGCTGCGATTATTAAGAAAGATGAAACCGGAAAATTGTATTTCAAACTTGCGGCATACGTCGAAGGTGCAGACATCAAGAAGCTTCAAGCTAAGGTCATCAAGAAGGATAAGACTGGCGAATGGTGTTTTTTGTTTGTAAAACACGTCGAAGGTGCAGACATTAAAAAGCTCGAAGCTGCGGTTGTTGAGAAAGATAAGACTGGCGAATGGTGCTATTATTTTGCAAACGAGATCGAAGGTGCCGACATCGAGAAACTTCAAGACGCTGTTATTGAAAAAGGTAAAACTGCTCTTTGGTGCCAGTGCTTTGAAATAGTTAAGGGCGCAGACATAAAGAAGCTTCAAACTGCGATTGCAGATAAAGATTGGAGGCGTCAATGAGCCCAGCTGATTTCGTTATAGCACTAGATAAAACCGGCGAATTGTGCTATTGGTTTGCAAAATACGTAAAAGGTGCTGACATTGAGAAGCTCGAAGCTGCAGTTGTTAAAAAACGCGAACTTGATTTTTGGGACCTTTTCTCTGACCTTAAGTTTTGTTCTGAGAAACTGTTCTGTGGCTGCTAGAAGTGGAGGAAACTTATGACAATAAAAATCACTCGTAATCACGAACACAAACCTTCTGTAATAGGTACTATTACCGAGATTGAGTTTTCGGAAACTTTCAACCCTAAGTCCTCATGGGTTGTTTTTTTCGAAGAGGTTCAAGCCGCCATCAGAGATCTTTTCTCGGCGCGATTTACTGTCGAAAAGGTTAGCTTTGTGAAAGCTCCTATTACCTGGGCCGCTGACGTTCTAAGAAGTGCAGCTATTGCCAAATTCCATAAGCTTAAGACAATAGTACTCGAAAATTGTCAAGCAAAACCTGACTCGAAATGGTTCGGTGAGATTCCACGGTTCCCATTCTTGGAGGAGGTGTTTTTTCGTGGAACGAACATCTCGGAAGAGCAAGTTAATAAGCTAAGGAAGAAGTTGGCTGGCGTCAAGATTATTATTGAAAGGAGAACAAATGGGAAACAAAAAGGGAAAACCAGAGCAACAGACAATTAATTACCTAATAATATCTGGTAAAATTGCAACAGAAGTTAAGACATGGCTAAATCAGGGTTACCCGGATCCAGTGTGCCGTTTCACTCTTGCAGTTGAGCATGGCGCGAACGGTGGACAAGCTTGCAAAACAGTGTACGGGACATCGGTTTTTGACGTGTACTTTGACAGTACGGCCATAAAACAGCAACACCTTGATTTGTTCCGCAAAGGTGTTTATGTAGTAGTTGAAGGCTCGGTATACAGATTGAAGCGTAAGGTTTCCGAAACAGGAGAAATAGAACAAACCTCTGCACGCATAATTGCTCGGAAGATAAGCCTTGTTAACGCTATAAGTGGCGAGCCACCCAGTGGCTTAGTTACTAAGACAGAAAGGAATAAAGATGCGTGCAACAAAAAATAAAAGTTTGCCGCCTTTTTTAGCTAGTCAATATTTTGAATGGGGACATGTTGTACTAGCCGGGATATTGACTGAAGTTGAAAACAATCAGGTTAAGGCGAGTATTTACCTAACAGTTTATGCAAGCAGTAAATGCGAAAAGTCATCTCCCATGATTGTCAACTTGGACGCTGGGATTTTCAAAACTGCTAAAGATGCTACCTCGTGGGTAAAAAATAACATAAAAAGGTATGCCTCAGCTAGTAAATGAAGCGCTAACTTGACAACGCTGGAACAATTGGTATAATATGTTTATCCGTTAACGCCGATAGGTCGGCAGAAATATCGCCCTTCTTCCCGTGTAAGCATACAAAGGGAAGAGGGGCTTTTTTATTGAAAAGAAGATCTTGAAGGAGGTCAAATGTCAACACAAGAAAAGTTTTTAGAAAACGTAGTGCAAGCTATACAGTCTCTCAAGGATATTTGCGGGGAGCTGTTAACTATGACACAAGAAAACAAAAAAGCTATTCAGGACCTGCGAGAAGTTGTAGAATCCAATTCATGCGAATCTTTTGACAAGGAGAGAAAATAATGGCTCAGGCAATAACAAGACGTCCATTTAAAACTGTAAGGGGTATGCTAAATGCTGTGACCAAAGTGATTGATCGCCTCGTTTGGTCGGTGGATTTCAGTTTTTCTATGGAGAGACATCACGAGGAGTGGGTTGCGACAATCTCTGTTCCTTATTCTTGCATTGAGCATTTGCAAATTGATAGCTACTCACCTAGCATTAATTGTCAAGTACTCAAAATAGAAGATAATGAACTTAAAATAATTTTCTTCACAAAAGCATGAACGAAAGGAGTCGACAATGGAAAGCCCTGAGGATGAAGTCATTAAGGAACGGAATAGGATTATAGCCATTTTGCTAGGCGAAATGAACAAAGCTTTTCATGCCCCCTACTCAGAGACTAGGGCGATGCGCACCAGCGAACTTTGCGATCGGTTTGGCGGGTTTGCTCTTAAACTGGGACCATCCCCTCGAAAGGCGATACTTGAGTACCTAAATAAGCAATTAGATGAGCTTTTCGATTCTGTAAGAGACTTGAGCATTGACGTTGACGAGACATCCATTCAAAGCCTTAGGGAGTTTCCAAATCTGAAGGAATTGCATGTATATGGAACAGAGACCACGCAAAAAGACCTTACGGAACATATAAGCAATTTAACTCAATTAACAAGGTTAAATATTTCAAACACAGTCGTAAACAATAGCTTGCTTAAAGCTCTTGCTAAATCAAATAATTTAGAAACCTTGGACATAAATTGTTGTCTTGGCATAACTAACGCTGGACTTGTGCCGTTAACTAAACTAAAGAAGCTTAAAAAATTGGACATTTCTTATACGCATATTGGCGACGCAGGTCTTGAGCATATTGGCAAGTTTAACAACTTAGAGAGTTTAATCTTATCTTCTACAAGCATTTGCGACGACGGACTTAAACATTTAGGCAAGCTGACTAATCTAGAAATTCTGCGATTGGACAACACCTCGATTGGAGATAAAGGTCTTAGTTATTTAGTTAACTTAACTAAGTTAAGAGTGTTGTCTTTATCTTTTACTAGAATTACTAATGATGGACTCAAGTACTTGAGCAAGATGTCGGACTTGAGAAATTTGGATTTACATCAGACTGACGTATCGAATAAAGGTATTCATAACCTTAATCTTAGAAACTTACCTTACTTAGAGGAACTAGATTTGAGAAATACATCAGTTACTGAAGATAGAATAAAATATTTAGGAGTTGATTTCCCCAGTTTGGAGGTTGTTTTTCAACATGAAAACTAAGGACTTTTTAACTCTTTAAACAAAGGAGAACAAAATGAAACAGATTATTTTAACAGCCTTACTTTTGCTTACCACATGCAAAGGTACAACACAAAAAGTTACAACACTAACAGTTATATGTAAAGAAGGCAATTCGGTTGATACTGTAAAAGTTGATGTAACTGGGTTGGATGTTGGAGACTATCTTATCGGCAGCGACTTTTTTCCAGAAGATAGCCTTTTCACTTGGGATGGTAAAGATATATGGGTTATGGAATGGAAAGCCTCTGTAGCTTATGTAGATAACGTTCCGCGTGCGGTTTGTGTAGAAAGAGGAGACACTAACTACGTTATACCGAAAAACACAAACGATATAGTTTGTGTAACAAGTTATGGGTTTTGGCCTGAGTCTTTAATCCCTTTACTTATGACGCTAGATACATTTCCTAACCTTAAAATGTTAGACTTGCCTGTTACAGACGAAGATTTATGTTTTCTTGCAAAACTTCGTTTGAAAAACTTGCAAATTTTACGGCTTAAAGCTGGTAAACTTGCTACTGCCGAACCTATTCTTTTCGACCTAGATTATCATCTCGTAGAATCTACAGATAAATTTTTAACAGATGAAGGGCTTGGTTACCTTAAAACATTTAAGAACTTAAAAAAGTTAGTTTTGGATTTGGATATGGGTAATCCAGGTATAACATCAGAAGGAATAAACAAACTACAAAAAGCGTTGCCTAACTGTAAAATTTATATTGGCAACAAGCTTTATAAGGAGAGGACAAAATGAAAAAAATAATTGCAAGCATACTATTCCTAATGCCCTTGGTTTCGATGGCAATAACACACAAAGATATCGAAGAAAGCGTAGCACCATATTTTTCGGGAGATTTGCGTTCTTATAAATGGCATAATGAAACTACATTGGTGCTTATTCAAACTCAAGCTGATACAACATTTTCAGGGAATATGATTGGTTTGTATTATTATCAATTCCTAACCTTTGGCGCTCACGCTAAGATTATTGAGATGGATGGTATGGTAATGTTTCTTCCTATCATATGCCGTAGAGACACAACTTTCGATTATAATTTTTATCCTAATCGTTGGTTGCGTTTTAGCCTAAAAAAAGATGAATTGAGCGATTACCTATGGGAAGATGAGAACGTTCCTAAAGATTTGCTTTGTGATAAATATATAGACCTAAATGAAGATAGTATATTCCGGCGGAAAATGGCAGCAGATAATGAGCCCTTCTACTCTTTAGATGCTTTTGATGTATTCGCTTTAGCGGACACTAACTCTGTATATTACTATACTCATATGGGAAATGATATTTATGAAGTAAGGGAGTTTTTTAGCCCCGTACAAAGAGTTCTCCCTTGGCTTGCGATGAAAAAGCTTTCAGAGGTGGGTGTTGACTTTAGCGAAATTGACGCAATGATAGAGAGGCAAGCTCGTGATAGATATGAAGCGAGGCTTCGTCTTTCTAATTTTTATACAAAAGATACAAACAATCTTAAAAAAACGGTATCTCACTGTAAAACCTACGTTGGAGACGAACTTTATAAGGAGCTTATAAAATGATTTTAGTGTTTTTAGTTGTTATTGTAGCTGTAGTAAGTCTTGGTTGCGGTATATCCTTTATACTGCGCGGAAGTTTATTGGCTTTTCGCTTTGATACTACTATCAAAAAAAGTGAAGTTACTGAATTTGATAAGATAAAACCAAGAAGGGAATATAAAGCCTTTATTTGGAAAGGCATTTTTTGGAGCAGTGTTGGAATGATAGGGTTTTATTTCATCCCTATGCTCCAAAAGCTTATACTAGAATGGTTTTAACCAAGCCACTAAGGGGCTTAAACAAAAGGAGAACAAAATGAAAAAGTACAAGAAACACATAAAACAAACAATAAGCTTAATAATAGCAATAAGCTTTGCAACTATAAATTGTGGGACACCGACACGTATGACTGTAACACCCCCACATCAAACATATTCGCATGTAATTTCAACACCTGTTATTGCCGGCGTTAGTTATTTGAAGATACAAGCACCATCCGTAGATTCTTTACGGCGCATTTATTTAGATGGTTGTTGCGTAGGAACAATAGCTACTATTGACAGCATAGGCGTTCTTGCAGGTGAACACATCGTAAGTTTTTTCCCTAATTTCTATACTGGAATAAAACAGAAATTAAATGTTGCCAACGGGTCAACCGATACATCGTATGCAGTTACAGTTTTTGATGGAGCAGACGCTACTGATGTATGGGCAGCAGGAACATACTATGCTTATATCGAACCTAATAAGACTATAACAATCTCTATGAATTATCGTGAAGTTACGCGAGTTGCAAATGAAATTGAAGCAACTAGAAGAGCTGTCGCAACAAACGGACTGCTTATAACTGTTGGGCTCGCGATAGTTTCAGTGGTAATTGGTATTGCTATTTTTCGAGGCAGTTTTCAGTAAAGGACGACTTAGGACTGAAGCCCTATAACAAAGGAGATCTACAATGAAAGCAAGAAAAGAAGCGACCAAAAGGGCGGCAGTAGCTGCTCTTGGATTAACCTTAGCGGTAACTCTATTTCTGAGTTTGGCGAGGTGTACAGTGGACGAGCTTAAGAATATCCCAACTCACGCTGATACACTAGCCTATGAAGAGCTGATGGAAACCATAAGACAGCTTGAAGGCGACTCGGCGGCTCAGGTGTTTGCGGAGACGAAAGTTGAGGAGATATTAATAGATACGGTTAGGGTGGAATTATCTGGAGTAGAAAATGGCAATCCAAACACCGTACAGCTTGCGTTAGCGCAGCTGCTTTGTTATGGGCTTAGGCACGGAATGACGGGTAGTATTAGTGGTATGACGGCTGAAGTCTTTATTATTATTACTACTCCTAAAGATTACCTAAACATGTCGCCCCCTCAACGAACAGCGGGTGGCAGAGGAAGCTTCCCTTACATTACTGTTAATAGCACTAAGACATTTACGGAAGGGAATAGCGGCACGTGGAGGGGAACTTACTTGTATTCAGGTATTTCCAAAATTTGTAGCCAAGTACACAGCAACCAAATAGCTGACGGAGACACACTTAACGTCAATTGGACGATTAACATAGGCGGCAACTATTATGTTACGCAGCGTTCTCAGTTAGCAAAGGTATTGAGTCCTGAGAGCGGGTATGGCGGTTCAATGTACCCTGTGGGTAAGTGTAAAGTTAAGCTGTCTTCTGGTGACGTGTTACTTGCTCCTTATGCTATGTATGGTGGTTCTGGCAATGATACAGTATTGGTTGTTGAGTATAGGTATACCCACAGTGGTTCAAGCGCAACGATAAACAGCTTTGAAATACAGAACAGCAACGGGGACGTTATCCATGTATCAAACGACAATAAGCCGGTATCTGACGGAAGTATAGTTAAGATATTTCACAAGGCAGACTTTACGATTGGCAACTCAGGATAATGGCTACCATAACAAAGAACTTTAGCGATAGCATCTATCCTGTTATATCCACTTGGGCAGAGCTTGTATCCAACCCTGATAGGAGTTACTCTACTTCAGCTTATTTAGCGACTGATATGAGGGTGGATCTAACTTAACTCTGATAAAGCGCTAATCCATTAAAACCGCCTTAGAGACCCTTAATCCACAATAAGCAACCAACACCATTAAGGTTGATGGTACAGTTAAGTAGAGGGGTGTCTATGACGATGTATGGGCGTTTTAAGTGGTTGGTAATGGGTGAATTAAGGCTAGAAAAACGGCAGGACGGCTAATCATGTGATTTTGGGCTAAAATTCTGGGTTTTTGGCTTCTCTGCAAATTTAGCATTCCTGCGTATAAACTTACAATAAAGGAGAAAAATGTTCCTTGTAATTGTCATTATTTTGGTTATAATTGGTTTCGCGGTAGGCGCCGGCATAAGTCTTGGTGCTTGGACTGTTGATTCAGCGCGGCTTCGTTTTGGTCGCAATACAGGTAAGCGTGAAAGCTTGCAATCTAAAGTTGGGGATCTCAATCAGACTACTGGCGAAGTGCAACCAGTTAAGCGTTCATCGTCGGAGAAAGAGACTGAGGCCACTGAGGGGCCACCTGTCAGTCGTTCGGAATCCCCAGCTAAAACAATAATCACAGATTAAGGAGTACTGATGCCTGATAAAAATAGCGATGATGGGATGCATCTAAGAACCCGTGAAGAGGAAGAGCTAGAAAAGCTAGCTGATATAGCAGGGAAGGTGCGTCATATAAGTACAGGTGATGAGATGAATCACGAAAAACATGAACAGCTAGCTGGTGGGACGTATCAAGAAAAACTTGTTGCCACAGTTACTTTTTGGCCGCCCTGCAGGACGTGTAAATACGCTGGCGGCGATACTCAACGGTTGACTTCGCGTAGGCTCAAAACATTTCAAGAAGTTGGCAACGTGGACGTTATAGAGATCAATCAGCAGCAACTTACCGAAGATATGCTTGACTTTGTGTCACGCTGTCTCAATGTTAAGGAGGTGCGATTAGATCATACCAACCTAGAAGACAAAGACTTGAAATATTTCGAGAAGCTAACCCAGTTAAGGGAGCTTCATATAGACCAGACAAAGGTTACGAGAGCAGGAATCGAAGCTTTAGAGAAAAAGATCCCTAACTGTGTAATCTTTGTCTCTCAAGAGACATGGAAATCAATAAAGGAGGATAGCCGTGTTGATTGCTAAAGCTGAAGGCAGTATCGCTCTCAGCAGCCGGCGTTGCAACCTCCTTGTTATCGCTCGCAAAAATAGCATTGAGAGGGCATACAAAAAAGTAATAGACGCACTCGTGCCACAAACCGATCGTGAAACAACCATGGGTAAATTTGAACTAGATTTTAGATCTGCTGAAGAAGAAAATAATTTCTACGAGACTATTGATCTGATTACTAACGCTGAGATAATTTTTACAGACGTTAACAACCTTCTTGAAGGCGAATTAATGATGTATGCTCGCAAAAAAATAACAAACCCAAGCGTAGGTACTGTACCGTCAGATGTTCAGGCAGGTAAAATTGATTTATTCCTCCGTCGAGTTGATGAAGTAATACGTCTTATGTCTTTTTTTCAGCACTCTGGAAGAATGGCGTTCGGTGAAGCGCGCAAGATTCGCGACGAGTATTGTGTCAGCGATCTAAGCAGCGCCTTTGCCAGAGAAAAAATGGCAGACGTGATTGTAAAAAGAGAACTAGATAAAACGCTGAGAGCGGCTAAGAGGTTGCTTGATATATTCTTAGATAACGACGCAGGTCGTCTTGAATTTAAGATAGGAGGCGTTAATCAATTTGTCTTTTCACTCAGCGACGAAGAATTTGAGTTCTGGGCATCTCTTAGTAGTCTTTGGCGCTTGGGTTTCAGAAAACTTAATCAACGTGTTGACGGAGAGCTTTTCAGGTACGCACTGAAAAAAATAATTGGTACAGAAACTATAAAGTCAGGAGAACGAGCGCGCGAAGAAATCCTTGGACGGTTTGCTAACCAATTTGATAACGTAGTTCAATGGGCACATCTACTTAATGAATCTGCCGAAGACTTGTCAATGACTGCCGCTGAACTGAGGCGAGATTTTTGCGTTGATTTACCTGTTAATCCTAAAGTTGACGAGATTAACCCCCTCTCTGAACATGTCGAAGGACATGTCGAAGGACATGTCGAAATCGAACCCCACTCTATTGACCCCCCTTTAGGCAAGGGCAACGATAAACGTAAGCCAGGTGATTACGGAGTTAGCTGTAGCGGCGTCTAGGAGGCTTGATGTTTATTTTTACAAACAAACATTCTAACGAAAGGGAAGCCTTAATGGCTTCCCATAAGATTTTAGTAAAACAGAACCACGTCGATATAATTGATGTCTATCTTGTAATTTTCAGTACATTTGCAAGGGACCCAGAAGAAATCAAGTGCATATACCATATTTTTGAAGAACTCAAGAACAGCTCGGTATTGCGGAGTACTATTTCAATGATCTCTGAAACCGGAATGTGCACTGAAGATATTGACGTATTGCTCAACTTTGAGATTAGCGAGGCGCTGGCAACTCAACTTTATGCTTGGCCAGAAAAGCGTGTAAAACAGGTAATAGGTGAGATGAGAAAAGGTTCTAAGATAAACAACAAACTCATTGACGATATCCACATGTTGCTAAAATCTTTGCTTGTATTCGATCGAGTAATAAAAACCTTACATAGAACCTACATCTCCGCTAAGTCAGCCTTGATGAATATCGATAAAGTCAAAAATCTCCCTAAGAGCATCTCAGAAAGTCAGAACACCCTCGGAGAAGTTTGTGAAATGCTAAAAGGATGAAGGCCGCTGGTGAAATATGAATAATTTGCTTCCGAGAGTATTACGTTGTGCAGAGGGTTTCTTTTGGCTATTCACGCTCTTCCTAGCAATGATAGTCATTGTCTTATGTGTAAATGAATATAGGGAAAAAAAAGAACAAGTAGCAACGTTACGCGCCCAGCCACCTGAGATCTCAGAAGAGATTGCCAAAACTAAAAAGAGAAAGATACTACGACTGCACTGGAAGATGGTTGGCATTTGGATCCTTGTTGCGTACTGCATAGCGGCGATACCGCTTTCTTTCTGGCGAATTTCTCTGCTTTTTTTAGAAGCGAAATAACTGCAATGATAATTGTGCTGCCTCCTTAGTGGGGGCAGCCTCTTACTGAGAGGCTTTTTTTTTTACCTATTTCGGGTATACTTTGATATGACATTCTCAACAATAAATCAATAAGCAAGGAGAATAGTTTGGGCGAGAATCATGAGCAGGACAACCCTTCTGACAATGGACAAACCTTACCGTTTAATGGTGGGCAATTTGGGTTGGGAGGCTTAGGCCTCAATTCTTTAGGTGAGGGCAGCATATTTTCTCTCCTCTCGATGCTTCCAAGAATGTTTTCCAATAAGTCTCGCGAAGAAATTTTGTACATGCTATATAACATAGCAGCCATAGAACCTAAGACGCCGATAGATAGTGAGCTTGAACCCCCTACATGGGAACCTAGGCCAGCTCAGCAAGATCAAGGCACGCAAGAAGAAAATATCAAGGAAGCAGTTGGGCCAGCAGCAGCATTTTCTGGTATTCCCAACCTAATCGAAATAATACAAGTGTTATGCTATTTCATAGTTAGTCATGACAACCAACTTGTTAACTATAAAAAGTCTGGACAACTAGCTCAGCGTTCATGGGAGAGGTTGCAAGAGATTGGGGACCCAAGGGGAGATATCAATAATCTAAACGAAGCTGTTGGTGAATTAATGTCTGCCCATAGAGAGACTCAGCGAGCCGTTGCTGCAGCGACCGGATCATATAGGGATATTATAGAAAATGGGGCTCCTCCTCCTCCTCAGTTTAACGAGCTACCTCAAGAAGACTTGAAGCCTGAGGATATTGCAGCTAACCAACAAGAGGAAGAGCTGACGCAAGCAGAGTCAAACTCTAAGAAACCTGAGCCTGAGCCTGAGCCTGTTAAAGAGGACGAAATTGTCAAAGAACGGATAGAGCGCAAACAAATTGAAGTTCAAAAGGAGGAAGAGGAAAAGGAAGAGGAGGAAGAAAAAAGGGACGAAGAACTTGAAAGACAGTGGGCGAATAGGTTCCCTTATCTGCCTCGCTGGGTGGTTAATACTAAAAGGAAAAAGGTTCCGAAGGAGAACAACATTTGAATCGAGCAGGTTTAGCGAAATGGGTAATAGATAGATTGAGCGAATTAGTCTTAATTGATAAAATAAAAAAGGAAGAAGTGTTTGAGATTGTGCAATCCACAGCAAATGTAGAGGCTCTTCAATGCAAACTAGTTGGGAACAAGATAATCATACTGCCTGGAACCTCAACATGGAGATCTTTTAGCGCTAAGTTTCCAGGTTATGGAACTTACACTGTAATAACAAAGGGAAAGCGGATCAAAATTCTTGGCGACGAAAGTACGTTAGTGGAGCTTGGCAATGTCTAAGTCTAAGTATCCAAAGCCTTTCAACGCTGACAAGAAAGCGATTGATCTACCTGTTCTGGCTCGTCCTGAAAAATGGCGATTTGTTATACAAGAGCATGTTGCCGACAAAGCTGGTAGGCACTATGACGTGCGTGTAATAGACCCAAAGGGGAAGATTGCTTACTCTTGGGCTGCACGCAGACTGCCTGCTAATGGGCAAATAACTGGAGCGTTTAGGCAACCAGACCACTCAGTGGCCTCGGCTGAGTTTGAAGGTAGCATCCCTGAAGGGTACGGTAAGGGTGAAGTGAGAAAGATTATGGATGCTGATGCAGATATATTGTATTCTGGCCCACAAAAGATGCGCTTAGCTATCCATAAGGGCAAGAGAACAGATGAGCTTATTTTCATTAAGGGTAAAGACAGGGACGTCGCAGATAGCTGGATGTTACGGAACATTACACCTACGAGGAGCAAGCTCAACATACCTGCTGATAAACCTGCCTATAAATCAATAACGGAAGAGGAAGCGAATAAGCTTATAGCGGCTGATAATTGGTTAGCTATGCCAAAACTTGACGGAGCTGCAGTGTACATACGATTGCGACCAGGAAAGCAGATGCAAGTTTTTTCTTACCGTCCACCGAAAGGGAATCCTGATGAATTAATTCAACACACTTATAGAATTCCACAGATAGTAGGTCAGCCTATAGACAAGCTACCCAAGGGAAAGAAAGAAATAATCTTAAGGGGTGAGTTGTATGCTCTCGGAGAGGACGGGAAAGCGTTACCTTCGGAAAAGATAAGTGGTATCCTTAACTCTGGGGTAGTGCGAAGTCGAGAACTTCAAAAGAAACAGAAAGTAAGAATGAGGCTTGCGGTTTTTGATGTTGAGTCGGTTGACGGTGTTAATTTGAGAACGACGCCTTACTCGCAGAAGCTTGACTTATTAAGAGAGACTAGCATAACCGTTCCTCATTTGGACGTTCCAGTATTCGCAATATCCCCAGAGCATAAGAGCGAGCTTTACGATCAAATAAGGGCGGACAAGTTTCCAGACACAAGCGAAGGTCTCGTATTTTGGAAGCTTGACGAGCCTGCTGCCCCACGTAAGATGAAGTTTCGCGAGCAGTACACAGGGTATATCAAAGGAATATTTCCATCAACAAAGCAAGGAGAAGCAGGAGGCTTACAGGTCTCATGGAAAGAACACTCAGAGCCAGTTGTTCGAATTGGTACAGGATTTTCTCGGCGGCAAAGACAGGATATGCTTGCAAGACCGGATCAGTATCTAGGCCGGAAGATTTCCTTTACTGGACAAGGTGTTTACGAAAACAAAGACAACCCTAACTTGTCAACTGTAAGGTCTCCATCGTTTCAGCATATCCACATGGATGAATCGGACCTTGTTGATGTGAATACAGAGAAGAGGAATAATGATTAAATACTTTAATTCTGAAAGCTTTTCAGGGCAAAATATCATTTGTTCTAATTGTGGGAATATAATTGGGGAAGATGGAGACTCAGCAAGACAGCTTTGCAAGGCTTGCAGAGAAAGACTAAAAGAGGCAGAAGATGAGCAACAGCGTAATATACACTCGAAAGATAAGCCCGAGAATTAGCGATGACCCATTCCGGGAAGGGGTAAAAATATTAACTTGGGCAAAGGGTTGCACGGAAGAGTGTTCTTTTTGTCGGTCTGGTGCAGGTGAAGGTCTGATCTTGTCAGATAAGCCAAATGATATTGACTTAGTTGTTCGTAAATTCCTCAGACAGGAAACAAAACCAGTTGTTCTTGATGCTACTGTAAATATTGATGGATTTCTTGAGCCGGTTGCTGCGGAGTTGGTGAGGGTCATAACAGCTTTTGCTGACAAAAATAAAAACTTAAAAGAGCATAAACTCTTAATTTCAACTAGACAAGCTAAAGTACCCAACCTCTTTGCAGCAACCTGCCCTGAAATGAATAATATTATCTTCAGAGTTTATCTTACCGCTTGGGATTTATATGCCATGTATGAAACAGGCTGTCCATCCCCATTTGAGCGTATTCAGATGCTGCAGTCTCAGCCATTCCAATCATTGCTTGCAAGAGGAGCTAAGGTTGAAATAGTGTTTGGACCTGTTGCCACTGGCAGATTCATGTTCATGCGTACGACTATCGATAGCTTAGCTAAAGCCAACATTGTACGTTTTGTACGGATTCAACCTATTGAAATCGATCCGCAGTACGAAATAACAGCTCAACAAGCTTTTGTATGCGGACATTATAAATTAACTAAGGACTCATCGACTCGAAAGATGGTACTGAGGAAAAACGCAAGAGACGAATTAATTGACAAGGTGACCCAGTACGTTGAGCAGAAAGGGTTTCAAGTTATTTCCGATTCGCTTGAGCACTAGAGCAACCTTCTTCCTTCCCCCTCCTAAGCCATAAAGGCCTCTTGGAGGGGGTTTCTTTTGTCTTTTTTGCAGGTAAGCTTATATGTGATAGATATTAATGTGATTCGCATAGACAAGGTAACCGAAGAAGTTAGTCTTGGGTTTGGGTCTCAACCCAGAACGTGCATTGGAAACCGAAAGGTAGTGCAACAGTTTGTGATGGGAATGTTGACCGATAAAGGCAGCGACTTTATGAGACCAGGTTTTGGTGGCGGGCTATCTACTATGCGAATAAACACTTACTCAGCCGGAGAAGAGGGATTGCAGATTTTTACAGCTGATATTGTGGATAGGATGCGCTCTGTGAGGGATGAAATCATTGCAAGTCAACCAAAGGCAACAAAGTTGTTAGCAAGCGAAACCCTACTGAGGGCTGAACTTAAGAAGATTAATTTGTTGAGCGGGGAGCCTAAAATAGCAATTCACATAGACGTAATAACAGGCGATAACTCTCGCAAAAGAATACATTTAGAGCGGAGCTGATGGCTAGTTACTGGGATCGATTTAAGGATAGTGTACTAGAGGGGTTTAGGGATGGGGTTGATGCCATTGCTGAAATCTTAGTAGAATACAGCCCAGAGCTTGACGTTAGACAGGGGACAGCTCTTCATGAGTTGATGATTAAGCCTATAGGGGTAACTAACGCTACTATCCTTCAGAACCTTGAAACGCTCATCGATCGGCTTTCGTTGGTTAATTACGAGACTATGGCTGAAGCCGACATGGACAGGATCGTTTCAACTATTTTTATTTACAGACGCGAGGGAAGTAAAGCTAGAGGTGTTGTTCGCATATATTTTGAAGAGCCTTTATCCGTAACGGTGTCTACTGGAGTGGTAGCGGTTGATGACTTAGGCCAAAGATTTGTTGCTGCAAATTCATATAGCTACCCAATCTCTGAGGTAATGAACAAGAGAGATGGAATGCTCTATTATGTGGATATTGTCGTTGAGGCTGAGGAAGAGGGTGAATCGTACAATATTGATGCGCATAAGATTATCTCGTTAGAAGGTCTGAATGTCCCTTGGGTTAAGGTCGACAATCTCTATGCCATTTCATCAGGTCTTAACAGGGAGACTAACCAGGAACTGTTCACACGATCTCGTGATGGATTAACTTCTCGAACTTTAGCTCACAAGAGAGGTATTCGTCAATTCCTTTTCGAGAAATTTGATGCAATTAAGGATGTTGTTGTTATTGGGTACGGTGATCCTGAGATGCAGAGAGACATAGCAAGGCAGGTAATTTTAGATTCCCGTGATCCAGAAGAAGAAGCGAACTTTTTTGCTAAGATACAAGGGACTGACAACCCTAACCCGCATTACTTATATAAGGCAACCTTAGAAGAAGGGGATTTACCTCTACCGACGATAATAACGCTGCCACAAAACGAAGTTTCTCAAGATGACTACAATATTATTGGGCAAAAGAATTTAAGCCATATCACTTACGAGACAAATATTATCTTCCAAGACGATTTTGGTCGATTAGACGATAATGCCGTTGGCAACGACTGGGTTAGCGGAGAAAATGACTTAAGCTGGGGTAAAGAATTGATGGGCCGTGAATGTCGCGTAGAGAACAAGCGGCTGATATTGGGTATAACAACCGTTACTGACGAGGAAGAGCAATACTTAAACAAATGGAGCGCTAACCTTGACTCATAGTTTAGGCCACTCAGTGGCTTTATTGGGCGGGAGATTCCCGGTTGACCACGCAACGACAGTATTGAGGTCAGTGAGAGCCAATGAATTTGGATCTTCGATTGGCGACGTGCTTTCAGAAAGGTTGAAAGAGCTCTTCAGAGAAGAGAAGGAAGAGAAGGATAAAAAACTCGAGAGAAAGAAAGTATCTCAAGCAGAGAAAAGGAGTACCATGGACGTATCGAAAGAGGCTAAGAGACTGTTCAAAGGAGCGGTAGAGATGGCTGGTGAAACAGGCCCCTTCGGCTCTCAACCAGCGCCGCCGGTAGCTGGACAACAACAGCAGCAACAACAGCAACAGGTGGATCCAGCGAAGCAGCAGTTGTTGACAGATATCCAGGCTGTCCAAGGCATCGTACAGAACAGGATGAATGCTGCGGCAATTATACAGGAAGGTATAGCCCAAGTCCAAGGGGAAGAGTTAGCCAAGTATTTGCAAGAGAAATTTGCAGTGCCTGTTGAAACAAAGGAAGAGCTATCCTCATTAAGCACCTTAGAAGGAGCTATGGCATGGGCACAGAACAAGATATACGAATTTGGTGGGACAACCCCTATGGGCGGTAACATGATGTATATAGCTCAAGCACTTAACTTGAGCAGTTCTCCTCACGAGATAACCATAGGGCTAGGGGGTATTAGCGGTATTGAGATGGCTGGAACACCACCAGAACAAGACGCTAAGCAAGCAAGCTATACATTAACCCCTCCTGAACAAGCTGTGCGCACCAAAAGGATTTTGGCAACTAAGGTAGCCAGCTTATTTAAGGGTGGAGGGACTTTGCCTCCAGGTGGAGTCTACAATTCGATAGGGGAAGTTGCAAGGCAGCAGAATATTGCTAAGCTAGGGCCTGCAGGGGCGCAGATGACGCTAAACGATTTAACTAAAAAGAAAAACAAGGCTGTGCACCAACTTGCGGCAGGACCTCCTCCTATGCCAACAGCTGTTCCTTTCAAGGTGGCTGGTTTGTATAAGGGGGCTTCTTCCGACAGTGATAAAATTACTCGCAGCGAATTACTCGCTTTAGCAAGTGCGGCAAGGCGAGAGAATGGCGGGGTTGCCAATTTTGGCAAAATTAAGACCGTTGAGGATAAACAAAAGAACTTGGAAAAAGCCTATGGGGCTTTAGGGGAATCTATTCTCAGTGGGAAAGACCCTGCCACCATAGTTCAGAATTTAAGTCGCGCAACTGGCGACAGGCAATAACAACCAACTAAGGAGCGACAATGAGTCCGCAAAACCATAACAATCCAGTAGTGGAAGGTAAAGACTTAGAGTTTATAACTAAAATCGCCGTCTACTTTGCATATCAAGGCAGTAGGTTGGCCGACCATGTGTTTCGTCTTGAAAAGAATGCGGCTGCCATAGACGGCGTATCAGGGTTTATGGCTGGACATACTGACCAGACAACTCAACAGGAGAAGAATATCAACGGCCAGGCGATGCCAAAGGTGGACAGTTCCGGTGCTGTTGCTTCATCTCCAACTCAGAAAGGTGGAATGATTCAGGGTGGAAACATCCCTGGCATTGGAGGCATAAACGCAGGGACACCTACCCCTAAGAATGAAACCAGTAAAATAGCATCAGCCTTGCAAACCCTTGCTTCAATTATGCGCTAAAGCTTAGCGATATGAATGACCGAACGACACTTTGCTCAGCATCCGACCTGTTAAATCAAAAAGATTTGACGGTTAGCGGAGCTATTAAATTTGCAGGTGCTTCAAGCGCGATTAAAGCCGTTGGCACAGTTGCAAAGAAGGTGTTTGGCAAAGGTGGAAAGATACAAGCATTTATTGCTAAAGGAGGATTAAAGACCTTAGGTAGAGGAGCCGCGAGGACTGCAGGTGATGTTGCGGTTTGGTCGGCAGCTGATGCATTAATTGGCAAAGCCGGAGATGCGTTAGCTAAAGCCAAGGAAGAAAAGGATTCTCCTGGCAAGAAGAAACGAGAAAAAAAGAACGGGCAGCAGCCCACAAAAAAACAAGCCCAAAATCAGGGTTTAGGTAAACAAGGAGCAGAAATGAGTCTCTTTACAGCTTTAGTAGAAACCCAGAAGACTGCAGCTGCAGATGAAAACATTCAAAAAATAGCCGGAGCGCAAGAGAACCAGCAAGATGACTGGATGAACAATGTTGCAAAAGTGGCAATGTATTTTGCTCACCAAGGAAGGACTCTCGCTGATAAAGTATTTAGGATTGAGAAATTAGCGGCCTCTGGCGTAGAGGTGCAGCAACAAGCTGAAGAACAACAGGCGACTATTGGCCCACTAACCCAAGCTGCGTTCGTAGTTGAGACTGCTGCCGGCAACCTTCCGGTAGAATAGTAACCTGTTGCAATGGCTGAGCAAATACTGGATTTATTCCCTGTTGTCTTCCGTGATATCTCACGGGACAATAACGTCAAAATAACAGGAACCTTCAGGACTTCTGATAAAAGTGCTGAAGGTCGCCCCTGTTACATTCTTATCAGAAGGCCAAACGAGGTTGATTCTGATGGGAAGAATCTTTTGACTCAAGGGTTTGGTATTGCTTGGCGCAAGTCTTCGGCGGGTTGTCCAAATCTGTTTGTCGTTGATCAGTCTATTGATATTCCAGAAATGGTTGTTGACGGAGCTGATATTGCTATGGGTGAAGCGCAGAGGCAATATCTAGCTCACGCTTACAAGGAGATCCTAGTAGATACAGACTATAAGTTTGAGCTAACGATTAACAACCAAAACGCGGTTCAGCTCCGCATCTGGGAAAGTAGTGCCAGTCGCCCGATAGTTGCTGATTTAACTTACGGCGCCTATCGGGCACTGACGTCTGGTACCTACTTTGGAATAGGAGTTTTGGGTACAGAAGGTGGAGAATGGCAATTTGACGACTTGACAATATATGGTTTAGGCCCCGAGTACGCAACCTACATAGCCTCTTTTGAGACATCGTTTATCCCTGTAACGGCTGATATTATGGTTAGAGGGTATGGTGTTGGCAATAACTCCGGGGCCGAAGGCTATGGTATCGAATTGCTTATTTTTAATTACACCCAAAACAAGTGGGAATTAATAGGTTCTAACTCGGCAAGCGAGATGTCATCCGTAGGAGATAAGACAATAACGCTAAATGACTTCCAGTTTTACGGAGAAAACGCTGATGATTATATGTCACCTAATGGAGCGCAGCGAATCTTCTTGATGGTAAGATCAAGGTACCCATCTATTATCAATGACGATGTAACTATACAATCTAAAGTTGGGTTAGACTACGTTGAAATAGCGGGGTATATAGCTTCAGGGTTTCATGCTGGAGGGAAAGTTGACATATACGTGAGAACAACCAACCGTACAGCAACTTCTCAAACAGTGTTATCAGCTCCAAAAAGAATCAAGTTAGTAAAAGGACAATTCAACCTGCCTATTGCACGAATAAAAAGGGTAGTCTTGCTTGATGCCAGTTTAAGCGAGATAGGCGAGCTTACTAGTTCGGAATGGACACTAGAGGTTATTGATCAAGAAACAAGGTTTTCTACTGAAGAGCTGCTAGTTATCGTTATTGACGATGCCTATCTGTATAACCCTATTAAGATTGAATATGAATATTTCGATAGCGTTCAAGACGTGCAGAACGCGCTTAATGAGGAAATGACATCCGTGACAGGGTTGGCGGAACCTGGAACAGATTTTCTAGCTAAGGAGCTCATTCCCGCCTTTATAGACGTTAACGTTGAGTATAGAGGGCCTGATGTTGAGCCTGCAGATGTAAAGGCTTCGATAATTTCGTGGATTAACACTACGCTAACAACAAGCTTTGAGAAGAGCGACTTGGTGGCTTACATGTATCAACTTGGAGCAGATTACGTTAATTTGGATGAGATGGACGTTGTGGTGTCTGTAACCAAGAAAGATGGCGGAATTGACACCTTTACTGTTGCTGACGCTGTTACCCTTCAGCGTATAGAGCGATTTATTGCAGATAAAGTAAATGTAACCCGGCTTGCGGAGGAAACATGACAGACAGTAATCCAATCTTAACGGCACTGGGTGGCCTTAAGCCTACACTGCTTGAGCAAGAGCCTCCGACACAGCAGCCTGTGCAACCATCGAGCCCAGCTCCACAGGTAGCTTTTGGAGCGCCTACCCCCATTCAACCAGCTGCTGCTGGTAACAATCCAGCTGTGAATCAACAGCAAACTGCATTGACTCCACCGTCGTTTGCTAAGGGAGTAAAAATAACCCCACCTAAAGTTGCGAGTACTTTTATTGACAAACTTGCAATGAAAATAGTGTTAGGCGCCAAAACTAGTAAGGCAGGTTAGAACATTGGCTTACGGTAACTATAAATACTTACCAGACGAGGTAGCTAACCTTTGGAAGGTTCTTGCGTCTTATTGGCGTCAAATGTTCAAAGCCTCGGACATTGATTTAATGGAGCATGTTTGGTATTCAATGTTTGAGACTAGCAAAACACATCGCTTTAAGTACATAAGGGTGTTGTATAGTAGGGCTCTCGAGTCTTTTTACAACGCTTTTTACGAGAAGAGGTACTGGGTAAAATTTGAGTTTACTAGCGAAAACCAAATCGATACGGCAGGCAAAGTATTCAAGGTTGATGGCAGTATCGCTAAATTGGCAGTGTTGCAGAGCAATCTTCTAGATACAAAAGACAAACTTGATGAGGGTTCACAGTTTACCTTTGAGCCTGGAACTTGGGTGCCAAAAGTTAAAGATAGTTACGAAAGATTTTGGGAAGGAAACTTTAAGGCTTCGAGAGTAACGTTTGCGACAGCGCCAACCTTACCTGTCACATACTGGTCCCCTGAAGTACAATATAATAGAGCGTTGGCGGCAAAACTATTTGGTATGCTCGTAGATTACGCTAGAGTGCAAAATTGGGGCGGCTCAAAAGGGAAGTTCTCAGAGCGTCAATATGTGAAGGCAGTTGCTACGTTGATTAGATGCTACTTGGACGGTCCTTGTTTTAAGTCGATTTATTCTGGTCTTAGTGCAATGTTGTACTTGCCAACAGCTGATGCTGATGGTGTCATTAGTCAAATAGTAAAGAATGGCAACATTTACACCGTCAAAATCATTGCTGATGACGGTAAGGAGGAATTTGAGCAGGTGTTACCAGAGGGGTTCGACCCAAGAGTCGCTGTCGGTGATCATGTAGTTACTTTCGAACCTTTGACAAATGCGGTACATATTGGTACTAACAAAGAGGAAAATTGGAAGCACACAATGTGGCATCTTCGTATTCCGCAAAATAGATTTACTGTGTTTGTACGCATCCGAAATGATGTCCCGTTTTTATCTGACACCCTAGAGGATGCGGAGACATTTTTAGACAATATACTGTCTGCCAGTAGAGACTGGAGGATGTTATTTGTCGACAAGCAGAATGATCCGCTTTGCCCTATGTGTATAGTTGGCGAGACGGAAATGAATCCCGCAAACATTGCGCCTTACTCGACGATAATTTCGCTCGGTAGGCCTTTGGTATTTAGTTAGGAGATTGCATGGGAACAACAGATTATACTCAACAAAGCACTTGGCTTGATGTTACGCTTGCTAATACAGCGCGAGGGCTAGATACTTCTGGCTCATACTCTGCAAAGTGGGAAGCCAACGCTCAGCCGACGATAACTATCAGTGAATCAGCTGCACACTACGAAACGTGGTTGTGGGAAATTCAGTTATTGCTTTCGTCTGACTTGGGATTTGACGTTAATAGGGCATTTGAAGTAGTCCTCACGTCATCAGTAACAGCATATAGTCGCACGATCTTTAGCATAAGCGATACAATGGAATTTATTAATAGGGCTGCTTTACGCTTTGAGTCAATGCCCATAAAGCTTGTGCAAAACGCTGAGCCGACGGTTTTATTCAAAACAGTACTAGCTCTTAGGCCTGGACAGCAAATCTTGCAGGGGGATACTCTTAAAATTATGCACTCGAATAGTGGAACAGAAGAAACCAATAATGCAAATTTAACAGGAACAATGTGGATTAATGTCCATACTTCCAGGTATTATGGTGATGACGTCAAACGACATTACCAAGTACCTACACCTTAGGAGTGGTAATGTTTATAGATACTCTAGCAGAAAAACTTGCGTTAAAAAAAGTAGCGGGCCCTTTTATGAAGAAAAGGACGCGACGAAAGAGTAAAAAGCCGACGCATAAACCACCTAGCGTAAATCACCCAAGCAAAAAGAAACCTGCGAATAAAGGGCCTGAAAGTAAGACGCTCGGCAGATTAAGCGACCAAGTGGCTTTACAGGCTGGAATTGATCCTAAGATGCTAGGCTTGCAAGACAGATTGATTATAAACAATGCAGTTGTGAAACATTATGATCCAAGTACTCCAGAAAGAAGTTTAGCAAAAGCCACTGTTATTGCAGGTAAAAAATTTCTCGGAATGCAGCAAGAGATTGAACATGCGGAAAAGATTAAAAAAGCGCTTAGCATAGCCAAAGCGAAAAAGTACGGCATACGGGCTGCTGTTGGCGCTGGGGTTTTAGGCGCAGGGATACTTGGGGCTAGAGCCGCTCGTGGAGACGGACAGCCTATGGTGGTAATTGCTCCGCCAGAAGAAGAATTAAATAAAAAGGAGATAAAGATGGCATCAATCAACGCTAATGATTTTTTAGGTAACCTCGCTCTGCATATGGTGCAGACAAAGCTTGCCAGCAATCAAGCAGAGCAACCAAAAGGCGTCCAAGCGCTCATAGAAAAACTTGGCTTTGCAGGAAAACCGATAACGCCTAAGGCTAAACCCAAGCCTATTAGTCTTACAAAAGGAACAGTCCCTACCTCGAATAACGTTCCTTCTGCTGTTCGCCCTGACAAAATTGATATGTCTAAAGCGGTGCCAAAATCAGGCACGAATCCAAAAGTTAAGGTTGGGCCGCTTCTCTCTGGAAGCACTTTTGGGTATCAGAAAAAGATAGATCTATCTAAGAACAAGACGCCCAACCCGTTGGCTAAGAAAAGCTCACTACTGAAAGGAGCTGGGCCTCAGCCCAATTTTTTTAACTCTCTCAAGGAAACCTTTAGTCCGTTAGCACAAAACGCGGTACAGTTTTCTAGTAGAGCCGTTGACGCCGCTAGAGCCGGTGGAGCAGACTTGCTGCGTGGAACAACTAAGTTCTACAACGAAACAGTAGTGCCAACATATAGAACTAGGGTTTCCCCTTTTCTCCAAGAGCTTAATGCGAGAGGCGCACAAGTAGCCGACAATGTAAAGAACAAACTGCTCGGTATACCGAGAGGTGTTGGAGCCACGCCAACAAATCCTGTTACTCCTGAAGTTGCTGGTCCGTTCAAAACACCTTGGGATAGCAGACAGGCTCAATCGATCCCTACCGCCTCAGCGGTTAATGTTGTTGGCCCGCAGATACCCAACAGAGGTGGAATACTAGGCGGCGTCCAAAATATCGGAAAGAATATGGGCGGCAATGTTGGGCAGTTTGTCGAAAACAAGCCTGGTGCAGCGTTAGCCATAGGTCTTGGGGGCACTGCTTTAATCGGCGGCGCACTAGCAAGACTTCTTAAGAAGAAGAAAGATAAGGATAAGGAAAAAAAAGAGTTAGGAGTATAGTCATGTCTTCTAAAGTTGCATCTGATTTATCTAGAGCTTTTTCTAAGTCGCTCCACATTATAGATATGGCTAAGGTGGCTCAGACCGGTCAGACTAGCTTCACTTTAACTCCAGTAACCGACCCAATACCGGACTTTAACGTTCAAAACCTTGCAACCCCTAATGTTAATGTTAATGACCCAGTTAAATTGCCTACCGTAAAGCCGCTTAAGATTAATAAAGATACTACGGATGCCTTCTCAAAAAGAATTAGAGAAAACCAGCAAAATAGTCAGTCTAACACAGTGAAATTGACTGGAACAAAAAAAACAGGATCTTCGCTATTAAACAAGCTAGCTGAAACCGTAAAAAATCCCTATGCTCCATTGAGCGCAAAACCATTAAATTATGGCAGTAAGGCAGGCAGGCCTACAAACGCTTATGTCGCTGACTCTTTATTGCGCAACCAAGGGTTTTTCTCAAGACAAGCCGGGAATATAGGTAGAGGCGCTGCTGCTGCAGGTGCCGCTGCTCTTGGAGCCGCTTTGCTGTTCGGGAAAAAGAAAGTAGATACTTTCTACGGCCCACAGAAGGTGAAACGTGGTTTATTGGCTAGGATTTTAGGTGGTGCTGCTCTTGTAGGTGGAGGACTTGCTGCAGCTAGCGCCCTTAGTAGAGGTTCTAGGTTCGAAACTCAGCGGCATAACATGCTGAATAGCGGAGGCGCCAGGGCGAATATTGTGCAAAAGCAAATAAATCCAATGCCAGCTAAGTAGTTTAACGGAGGAATAATGGACGAACTTAATCTGCAACGTGGAATGGTTGTTGTTGCGCCCACGTTAGAACAGTTACGTAACAATATCAACAACCTGAACGTAGCTCGACACGCCATCCCTTTCGTGAAAAGTTTTGGTGTTATTGTAGGAGAAGAGCGACAGGACACTGGTGAAATCCTGTCTGACGAGCTTAAAGTTGTGGAAGGCTCTGGGAATATTGTTATCAAACCCGGATATGCCATCGTTAAAGGTGTCGTCCATTTTTACTTCCCAACCAATACACCAGCGGTAGATACTGAGTATGAGTCTACCAAATGCATCCCTGTCATTGAAAATGTTACGGTTAGTTTCCCGTCACAAGATGTAGAATACAACTTAATTCTAAAGCCAAAGAAAAATTACACTGAGCCACATGCAAAGACATGCAATAACTGTTACAATGGCGAAGACAAACTACGCTACGCTGACAGTTACGAGACAGAGATGAGGTTGGCTACTGGTGCCGCCCCTGATATTGGTCTTGGTGAGGTCTGGTTAGCTACGGCAAAGCTCTCCAGTGGCTCTGGTGTGATTACGGTTGTAGATAAACGACAAGAGAACATTTTCCGCTGGAAAGACACCCTCATCCCGAGATATAGACCAGATGTTCCAATTCAAGCAGTAATTTACAAGATTGAAAGCAATTTTATCAAGACCTTACACCCCAATGCAACACCGGAAGAAAAAGCTAAATTGGGAGATGATTGTTATATTCAGTTGCAAATTGGATACGAAGGGCAAGGTACGCGAGATGGCTCTAATACGAAGAAGCTTAATATAACAACGACCATTGATCCTGCGTATGGCATAGATATGTGGTACAATCATAAGCTTTACATTAAGCAAGGAAGCAATTGGGTTCCATTTACTATAGCTGGCAACGATGCTTCATCTGTTACATGCACTGAAGATTTGCCTGTTGGTGGCCCTCATGATATTATCATTTCCCCAGGCGCTGAAATTTACGAATACCTGATTATCCCCAAAGACTCTACTGGGTCTCGAGAGTATAACAAGGCTGTTAGTTTCAGGCAAATAAAAAATGGAGACGACAATGTACCTACTCCAATACTTTACCTTGCGAAACCTTTTGAACCTAATGTTAAGCACGACATTTTCGTCAGAGGAATATCTAGGGATGGATACCTAGGCCCATTTTCAGCAGATTACGCGGGAACACCCTCTCACCCATCTATCGATGTGGCTACCCCGACTCTTGAAGTTGCAGCTGAAGTGGCAATGACTGAGGATAAGGCATATCCAGCAGCTCCAAAGTTGATTAACTCTATTGCTTCATTTGAGTTGTCCCTGGCAGGAGGCTATTCATCAGACGAAGAAGGTTTAGCCCCAAAGACTTGTTATATACAATGGGAATGGGGAGAGAAACTTGATGCAACGCGAAATTCGGGAAACGCCAAGCGGGTCGATTGTGTAAACGTTGGGCAATCTTGGATCGCGAACTGTTGGGTTGGGCAATATCTCTCATATCACGACATTGCCGCTGGCGTATGGAAGAAAACTAAGGTAACAGCTAACGATGCGACAAGCTCAGGCACTGCAAGTATCTATGTAGAGGAAGATATCCCGGTAGGTACTGTGGACTACGTCGTAGGGCCAGGGGCTTGGGGATATAAGTTAGTGCAATGGCTCGAAGATGAATCGAACAAGGTAATCGAAGAATCACAGCAAGAAATCTTTATCACGAAAGACAGTAGAGACAATACAGACAGCCCTACTCCTCCCAGAACTTTTGTTCAGGGGTTGCTGCCTGGTAAAACGTATAAAGCTAAGGTCAAATCCCTATCTCCCGCCGGAGAGTACGAGACTGATTTTTCCGTTGCCAGGACGCAAATCACTCCAAGTATCGCTATCGCTGCGCCTCCTCAGCCAAAAATTATAGGCGTTGAAGAGAAATGTAGCCGAGATTTTTTGTCGACAGGTATGGTTAGGGAATATACCTATCAAGGTGAAGGGGCTGCCACTAAGCCAGTCTTTGCAACTGGACAAACCAATCTTATGTCGCACGCAGGAAGCATTGCCCAGGGAGTGTCTCATGCAATCTGGTGGGGAGACAAGGGGCAAGGAGATAAGGACGCCACCAATCCGTACAAGCTGAATGTCACTTCAAGCAAATGGGGCGGATGGACGGATGACTGGTGGATTGGGCAAAAACTAGTTATCGGACTTAATGTATTTGATGTTATCGACAGCGGTTCTAACTGGGTGGAAGTAAACCATTCAGGGAATGAGCTGCCAGCTGGAACAGGTCACCACTATGTTCTGGGGCCAAATGCAGAAGCTTATGAGCTAGAAGAAGAAGTGCTGGATGCTTCTGATGATATTTTACCAGAATTGCATTCCGGTATTGCTCTATTTCGTAAATTCTCGCCGGTACCGCCTTATAAAACACTTCACTCGCGAGTGCCGCACGTGAAATACAAGTATAAAGTGCGCAGTGTTCATGCTAACGGGGTAACTAAGAGTGATTATAGTGCTTGGTACGAACAAGTTGCTGGTGTTTCAATAGCCAGAGTTGAGTGGGATAGCTCTCAAGCCTTAACGCTGGAAATGCAGGAACCTGGTTCCGCCCAAGTATCGATTCCTGAGCCAAGCTCAAATTCAAATATTGTTGATTCATACGAGCTAATCTACGAGGACGATGGTGTAACAGAAGGGGAAACATCGACTCCAGACTTCTCAAAAGATTCTAGACAAGTTATTGCTCCAGCAGCTAAACGAAGAATGATAGTCCCAACCAAGCCTTCAAGATTTGTTAAGGTGAAAGTTGCGGCCATAGACTGCTTAGGGCGGAGATCATTCTCTCATTTGACTTCAGAACGAGCGTCCCTTGGAGCGATGGCCTTAAAGGCTCAAAAGGTTTGGGGACCCATTCAATTTGACCTGACTGGCACCACTGAAGCAGATAGGTTTATAGCTCTCGTAGGTTGCATCCGTCAGATTTATACAGTAATTGCTGTTGATGTAACTTTGACGAAAATGACTGGAGATACACAAGCAGGAATCCGTGTGTTCCCAGATGGTAGACCTGGCTTCGCTGAATATTTAGATTTTGTCGACACTGATATTGGAAAGAACAAGGTGTTTGAGATAGATCTAACGATGTCTGAGCTGTTAACCTTAAGGATAGATGGTTACGACACATCTCATACGCCAGACCTGGCTGGATTTTTGAGTATTACTTATATTGAACCTGAAATACAAAAGTAATGTTAAGGCCACCAAGTAGCCTTTTGCATTTAGGAGGCAAAAGTGATTTTAATCCCTAGAGTGACGGAAGCTTCTCTATTGTTTGACAACGCTGGCGTAAATGGTGTTGGCGGTGAAGCATTGAGCAGCGTTGTTCATGTAGGAGATCTTACGGTTATGGGGTTTTACTTTAAGCAAAGCGGCGCCGCCCCTGAAATAGAACTGTATGTTCGTCCTTATGGAAATCTTAAAGACCGAGGCGAAGTGCCTTTAGCGTCTGACAGTGATTGGGGGGCATGGGAACTTATTGAAACCTATTCAGGAGTCAAAACTGTTTGGCAACATTCGCCTGTAGGCATTAGTTATGGAACTTTTCTTCAATTCAAAGCCGTTGGAATAACGGGTAACGGATCAGATACTGCTGTTACATTACGTTTCCTCGGCCAGCGAATTGGTTACTATATGTACTAGGAGATAAAAATGTATCCACATAAAACAAGTCAATTTGAGATCGCTGATAACATTTCAGTGAATGGCGTGACCAACGTTTTGGCTTCAAGTTTCGCAATAGACAGGGCGAGACAGATGTCTTTGTTCTACAAATTAACGGGGAGCTCGCCTAACATTACGATCCAAGTTAGAGCTTACGCAGGTCTTGCTGAAAATTTCGGACAAATACCTGACAATGCAGATAGCAAATGGACGGACTGGGTAGACGTTGTGACGTCGACTGAAAAAGACAAATGGAAGGTCGTTACCATTGATAGTAGTATTATTCCATTTTCAGCTTTTTTAGGGTTTAGAATTGTTGGCGTAACAGGCAATAGCAGTGACGCTGAAGTATCAGCTTTGGTGCTAGCTCAACTCTTAAGATGAGCGAATAGCCATGAAACGCATTGTTTTACTCTTAGCGCTTCCCTATATTGCGTTTGCACAATATTCTTCATGGGCTCGTGACGCAACATTTAGAAGGTTGAGAATTTATGAGGGTATACGCCCTGTCTCTGGGAAACTTGTGTATATAGGCACCCCAATGAGACCTTTTTCTAGGGTCTGCGTTGACTCTGTCTTTGCTACATACTTAAAGGCTGGAAAACAATCAATAGATACTGTATCAGCAGGAATTCTAAAGGTAGATACATCTATACTGTTTAATAATTTGAGTGCGTCGTTGCCAGATACGTCAGACGGAACTATGCTTTATCACCAAAGCGATTTAATATTTTGGAAAGGAACTAACCGTATAGTTTTGACCGATGCTAGTTTTTTTGGCAGCGAGATTAACTGGAGCGAACTAGCTCAGAACGTCCAAGACTCCATACAAGATTCCATTGCTTGGCCACGACTTACCCAAGCCGTAAAGGATTCTATACTGCGGTTCGGTTCCATCATTAACTGGGGAGAACTTGCTGGCTCTGTCCAAGACTCCATACAAGATTCCATCCCCTGGTCGCAAATTACTGCTGCTGCAAAGAACATGACAGATTCAACAATTCAAGGTCTGCCAGTCGTAGAAACAGCCCCGTCGGACAACTATATCTTAAAATATGATCAGGCATCAAGCAAGTTGCAGTGGGAGCCGGACGCTGCAGGTGCAGGCTCATCTTTAATAGCCAGTAGGGGTATTAGTCAAGACTCTTTGACCAAAGACACTATTTGTGTAATTTTAGATATATCTGACGGCTCACTTGACGACGACAATGACAGTCTAAAGGTTAAACAAGGTGGTATTGCGGCAGCCCATCTGTCTGCTGCTGTGCAAACCGATATAGATGAAGTAACATGGGGAGAGTTAGTCTCAGCTACGCAAGATTCAGTTGTAAAGTTTAGAGGAATTCAAGGGAAGGGGATTTCTGTCGACGCCGAAGACAGTATCCACCTGAACATAGATCAGTCATATGGTACGCTTGATTTATATGATGACAGTCTCTCTGTTAAATTAGATGGCGTTGATGATAGATTTATAGACTGGGGTACAGGTTCTGATCAAGTTAACTCTGACGATATTCCTGAAGGAAGCAGCAATGCGTGGATGTCCAAAGCTTCCGTCGATCTTACTCTTTGCCCAGAGTATCCAGGTGCGTGCTTATACGCTACCGACACCACCAAAGATTCATGTGATCTTATAGCAACCAACACTGGTTCATCATCAAGTAAACGTAGAAACTATTATCAACTATGGTCAGAAAACTCCACCTTACAGCAATACGGCATAACAATTCGATTCCAACTACCGACAGAGTTCTCTTCGTGGGATTCCGATTCAGCGATAACGATTTGGTTTATGACTGAATACGATTCTGCGGACAGCAATAAAGTTAACGTGGCAGTTTACGAAGAAAGCGGTTCTTCTGCTGACGCGACATCTACAGGAAATCATTCTAATAATGCTTGGAGTACAATCGTGATTGATGACTCTGCTCTTGGCGACTTAAATGCCGCCGAAGAGTACGGAGTGATTTTATTGACGCTATACAGTGTTAACGGAAGTAAAACTAATAATTTTGCCAGAGTTGGTGATATTAGACTGAGGTATAATAGATGAGCTTTTTAATCGGCTTATTATTCTTAATACAAGATGTGGATACACTTTATTCATACTCGGGCGATGGTTGCGTGTGTTATCAAGGATTAACGTGGTCATCGTGCCGAGATGCAAGTAGCGGAACGGCTGAAAATGGACGAGATACTCTGATGGCAGCTACCTCTTACGATGGTTTTACCACTCCTGCGACTTACGGGATAGCTCGTGCAGGAATAAGCTTTCCACCGTTGGGAATAGGGTCTGATATTACAATAGATTCCGTTTTAGTACAAATAACAGTAAAAACCTCCAGTAACTCTCCTTATGCGTTTTTAACAGACGGTTATGCGGCTGATAGCAGCTCTATCGCTGACGGTGATTATCCTGGGCTACTGTCTACAACCCTCCGTAGCAATGATAGTATCACAGGCACCGGAGCTGGCAAATTTTGGCTTGACTCAACAGCTATAAGCGGCTTGTCGCGTTCTGGTGGGTGCAATAAATTCTCAATTTTGGAACGCAATGATCTGCGGGATTTCACTCCTTCAGATCAGCGACAAATAGTATTTTACTCTAGAGAAAGCTCTACTCAAACAAATCGGCCAATATTGGTCATCTACACGTCGACAAATGATTTCCCGTTAGATGGTAGGCTTCGTGGCGGTAAGTGGCTAACAAAAGGTAAGGTAGTAATAAAGACCCCATGAGGGTTTTGTATGTATGTGGTTAAAAGGGTTTCGACAATAAATTGGAGACAAGTATGACTAAAAAAAATAAAAAAATAGGTGGTGAGGAGAACAAATACAAAGATCGTTCGCGCCGCGTTTTTTCTAAAGCTAGTGTTGCAGCGATAGAATCAATGCCGATTCCAGTAGTGGTTATTAGCAAAAGCTTCGAGCTGATGTACGCCAACAAACAGGCTTTGGCTTTGTATAAAGATAAGATAAGAAAGATAGGTAATCCTGTTGGGCAAAAGTGTTACAGTTTTTTCTATGGTGAAAAAGCTCCATGCTTAGGTGAGTGTCCAGTGCTTGCGTTGCTAACTCTCCATAGGGATGAGCCATACGAACATATTACAAAGCCAATTGAAATAAATGGGCATATTTCACTTGGAGTTGTTTCTTCTATTCTAAAAGGAGAGGATGGCGAGGAATATATTATCGAGGTTAATTTGCCGGTTACACGCGATGGGTGGAGAAAACTTGTAAGTTTGATTAAAGTAGATGTTGGAATACAACATTTTAACGAAATAATGGACAAGGTTAAAAAACTAAGAACTGAGAATCAATTATCGCAATGTTCTGACTAGCTATAATATAATAAAAAGGAGTGCAATATGAGCAACCAGCGGGGGGATCAGCCTGCAGGCGTAGACTTAGGAGAAAAGCTTATGGAGCTAATTGTTTCGATAGCTAAAGCAAATACTGATACGACAACTGAGCAGGTACGCTTAACCGAGGTACAAAAGACGATTTTGCATGGTATCGAACGAGCTAACGCAAAACTATACAACGGGATGGTATCCGAAATAGTTGCCAAGGTTATCGAAAAGGTTAAAATGCTATTCGAACAATCCCGTTCGCAGTCTCAAGCTAACGCTGATCTTAATGCGAAAGATACAAGTGGGATTTTATCGCTGGCTATAGAAACAAAAAACTTGCTAACCAATAATCGTTGTGGATTAGCAGCCATAGAAACCAAAGTTGAAAGCCTGAAAGAACGAAATTCGCTGCTTAAAAAAATTCGTAATCAAAATATAGTTATTTTCATCTTATTGGCTGGCTTAATTGCACAAATGCTAGGGCTGATTGGTTTAAGTGTTAAAATGCTAATTGATTTTGTTTCCGCGCTTGGGTAATGAAAGGCCTTGACATGAGCGCTCAAGTACATATACTAACTTATGGATAAGCATCAACAAGACAATTACAAAACCCCTGATGGTTTTGGGAATATCCGTGGAGACAAGCATCTTGGGCCTGAGTTCGCCATGCCGATATATGGCTTTGAGCCTAAGCATTTTCGCGGATTGAAGCAAATGAAAAAGCTGGAAACAGCAATCCTGTTTACTTCAAACGAAACATACCCTAAAGTGCCTTACGAAACATTAATGTCTTATCTAGGTACAATTATTCCATCTAAGACTTCACTCTTCCATGTCCCTGCAAAAACTAGTTCTGCGTCTAAAAATACTGGCATCAAAAGACTTATTACTTTAGCGTTAGATAAACCAAACTTAGCCGGTGCGTTTATTATAAACCCATCCGTTATGCACGTAAGGAGTAGAGCAGTTTTTTATAAATTACTAGCATGGAACGTGGATGTAATGGCTGTTCCTGCATATTTACTTCTTCCGAGACAGTATAACAATGAATCGGTAGGGCAAATGGATGCGTATAAGCGAAATTCAGAAAATGTGCTTATGCCGTTATCTGCAAGAGAGTATTTGCTTCGCCAGCATCAACGTCCGATAGTAGTTGATGTTGCGGCTCCTAACTTTATGTGGATAAGCGGAAATGTTTTGCGCAAACTAAAGGGCTATCAAAACAAAAATCTCTTTCGGGTAACTGATGACTGCATGGATGAAAACGTTTCATTTTGTCGAGCCATCACTGAAGAGGCAGATGCGTCTATCTTGCTTGAACCAACGTTGTTTGGTATAACACAAGCTACGATCAACATTGGAACAGAGACGTTGAAGAGGGATTACTTTTCCGCTTTGTCACAAGGATCTGATGAATGAGCGCTAAAAAGGGTTTTGAACGCCATTTTGAAATTTGGCCAGTGATTGTTGGAACAGAATCTTCTCTTGAGATACCTTTGAGAGACAAAGAAGGCAACCCAGTGGCTTCCCCGTCTATTACTGATATCTATGACGAAATTGTATTAACTGCACATACTCAATCTGCTGATGCAACTAAACCATTGTTAGCTATAAAGAGATCGGAGAAGCCTGGTCAATTTGAAGTTGATTTAACTGACACTAGCAACCCAACGCTTAGGATAACCTTGCTTCCAACCGACACGTCAGAGTTTTACACTAAAAGCTTGCCAATTATTGCTGATTTTGAGGTCCGCGCATTAAACCTCAAACCTGCGTACCAAGCAACTTATCCTGCTGTTATCGTTTTAGATACAGGGATCTTCAATTTGCAAACTGGTGTTGTGATTTAATTAGGAGGCGTAGTGTTGTTTAACCCCTTAGGTGGTTTACGGATTTTAGTTTCCTCAGAATCTGCTACGAACGATATTTATGAGCTTAATGAATACTTGAGAAAAAATTACAAAGCATTGCAATCCTTTGAAGGGATTATTATGCACCATTCAGCAACAAAAGACGCTGTACACTATCGGGACACGACAGGCATTAAAAGATTTCATACCTCTTACCGTATCAAGGGTAGGATTTTATCTAAAGCTGAAGTGGACAAGAAAATTTACGCTAAATTCAAGAAAAAACCGTCGTCTGAGACAGAGCGTAAAAAGTTAGCTGCAAAGTGTCATATTCAAGCCCCGTGGAGAGATGTGGGTTATCAGTTCTTAATAGAGCAGGTCGATAGCATAAAGAAGGAAACATTTTGGACTTTTGACAGTAGCTGGGTGCCAAAAGTTTCTGTAGTAGAAACCCTTAAGGAAAGCACTTTCACTTTGCAAATAGGAAGACCACTAACAGACCCCAAAACAGGCAAGGCGATGTCAGGGGCGCACACCAGAGGGTGTAATAGAACCCATATAGGCATCTGTGTCGTTGGTAATTTTGACAAGAAAGTGCCGAGCAAAGAACTGCTTAAGTTTGGGGCGAACGTTGTAAATACAATAAGAAGGTATCAACCAGGAATAACAGTAGATAAGGTTGAACCGCACCGTAAGTACGCAAAAAAAACTTGTCCTGGAAGACTGTTTGATATGATCTTATTTAGATCTATGTTGACACCTTCAAATAAACTAAACACATGGAGGCCAGAGTGAGCGCAACGAGAAAACTTATATTTTTACAATGCGGAGCATTAGGGATGGTAATAGGTCAGGTAGAAGTAATAAAGGCTGATGTTGATTTCTCTGCAGCCGATTTTGCAGCAAAAATCGGAAAATATAATCAACTGAAATTATATCAGCCTATGGGCGTAGGCGTACAGATAGCTGGTAGGGTAAATCTAACTGAATCCACCAATTTGTTTGGGCTATTCCCGGTAATGTTCAAAGATCCTTCAGACAAAGAAAGCTGTATTTTTATACCATCGAGAAGTATTACTGTCATAAGTACTGACATGCCAAACGAGATTAAGGAAGCATATCGCGCAGCAACGAACAAATTTGAGCTTTCGATTAAAGAGATTGGTAAATCACCTATTATCAGGACGGCTGCTGCGTCAAACGTTAAACTTAAATAGTTTATTTTAGCCAAAAAGGAGGCTTACATGATACCCGAAGAGTTAGCAAACAATGGAACCTTTTTTGTTATAACAATAACCTGGGGCATTTTAGTGTCTATTGCTGCAAAGGTAATGTTTAAGGCTAAACCTTTCCCAAAATGGTTTAAGGTTGTCGCTCCACCTTCTACAGTTTTGATATGCATTGTTGCAGCTGCATTTATAACTGGGCAATATAAAAACTGGCATAGTTTTATGGACTGGGCTACAGGCATCCTCGGTGGGTTGTTGGCTATGCAGACTTGGTATCTCTATTTAGACAAGCGTGTTATGCAAATTTTCCCTTGGTGGAGGAAGCTTGCTGAAGATCGACCAAAACCTAAAGAATCTAGCAAGAAGAAAAAAAATAAAAAATGAATTCATGGGGAAGCTTGCCATTTCGTGCAATACAGTATGTCTCTGAGCAATATAATAAGCTATATTCATTAGGGGCGTTTGATTTTACTGATACTGACAACACCTTAGAGTACCAGCTTGAAAACTTCTCTGAAATTGAGCACGTAGCTCAAGCTCAACAGTGTGTTTTGCGTGCTTACGGAGAGAATCAAAAGGTTCATCTTCTATGGGCTATCTTCCATCTTATGTACGCAACCGGTACCGCACACAGGCATTTGCCAAGTTGTTTTCATGGTGGGGCTATAATTAGCATGTCTAAGTTAAGTGAAAATCTAATTTGCGAGGACAGTCTTGTTGTTTTCGACAAAATGATGAGCGCTGTTTTCCTTTCGCATGTCAACCCAGAAGCTGCAACTAAAGCGTTATTCTACATGCTTTGGTTTCTTCAGCTTCAATACTTGAGAGGTAAGTAATTATGCCAAATGAAACTTTTAGAGATATGGAAAAACGAGCCGCCCTTGAGGCGATTGATTCGTTTTTAGATACAGGCTTTGAGATACCTAATCATTTAGATGAAATTCTAATTAAAGAAGCTGGGGCCACGATTGTTTCTTTACCAGTAGGAACTAGGCAGGAGATAGAACAGTCGATAGAAACGTTTCAAGGCATCAGAGATAGCCTTAGCCCAGTCGTTCGAGCGCAGATTGGCATCAAACTAGCATCTGTTGCAAAAACAAATCACGCACTCATGGCTCCCGCCTTTGCAAAGTATGCGAATACAAAATTCTCTCCTTTTGCAGAATTAGAGTTAGAAAAACGAGCAGAGCTTGCGGTTAATTTATCTCCTGAAGCCATGTTCGCTTACCAGCGACTTCAAGAGCTGCTGCCTCGGACTAATCCAGTCAAACTTGCGATGGCAACTACCTTATATGATGACGCTTTTGGGTTAACCGAATACTATGGTTCAAAATTAAACGAACCTGTGCCATATATGCTCTCAAAAGTTGGTGAAGAATACCCTGATGCTGAAGCGTTTATGGCTGCATCTTGGAATGTAGGTGACGATGTATTGACTAGTAATGAATTAAGGGATGCCTTGTTAACTAAAGAAGCGACCTTCCGCGAATATTTTGCTGATTCAATTACAGATCAGTTGCAGGAAAACCCAGAAGCTGTTTTTGATGCTATGCCCGATGGGTTCAAGTCAGTTGTTTTGAGGATTGTCAAGTCATGAGCGATACTGAGAATAAGATTATCAAAAACATCAGTGGTGTTAACGCTAGGATTAGAAAAGTGTCCAAAGATAAGAGGACATCTGCTGACGAGTTTTTTAATTCCGTTAAGGGAAAGTCTGGTGATTTTGGTAATATTCCTCCTGGAAAAACTAAAGCTGCCGTTCCTAAAAAACCTCCCAAAAAACGCAAGGCCCCACCTAAGACTGAACCTGCCATTCCCGAAAATGAGAAGTCTGAAACTGGCATTCAGAAAAATGCGACTCAAGAAACAGCATTCCCCGCAGGCTTGAACATTATGGATATCCCTAAAGCCCCGCCGGTCAATCCAGATGATGCTGAATTGAAAGATCCTCCAGCAAAAGATACGGTGACATCTGACTACGCGCTTGGCACAATAGCTGACATCTACTCATCTTCAGCTCCTGTGTTTATTGGGCCTTTGTGCAATTATCTTCTTGCGGCTATAGAAGAGGAAAATTGGGTTGAGCTTTGGCACCCCCAGGATTCCGCTTTGCAAATTCTAGGCGTCAACCCAATACAGGCGACAACAGAGCAAGTTATTGAAAAAGTAAGGGAATTAATTGCTCCATTCGGAAAACCAGAGGGGTACTGGCAAGTCAAAGACCCGATATTGTTCCTTAACAGACTTTCCTTGGCGCACGTCATGCTGGGGCTAAAGGAAGGAACAGACATTCCATTTTTTAGAGATGTTACGGCATTTAGCATGACTGCAGCTACGTTAAATGGTAGACAATCGCTCATCACCGGACAAGTACAGGCATCGTCCCCAGAGCAATTGTTCTTCATGTTCGATCAGCTTAGGCCATCTGGTTTTGAAGCTGGTGCATGGGATTGGACAAATGTACTGTCAGATGCAGCGATCCACTACGTGGCTAAAACCTTTACTTTTCATGAAAACTTGGTTCTACCAAAGGAGCTTGCGTCGATAAACGATGTAATGGATTCATTTTTATCTCCTGACGCTAAGGCTATTAAGCAAAAAACACTTAATGCTTTCTTGAAGTATTATAATGGAGAGCCGAATCCTAGTGAAGCTGAAGATCCTGCAGTCGCTCGCCAAATCGAAAAGGTAAACACATTAGCCGAATATGCTCAGGTTGCACGAGCTAATTTCTTTGAGCAGCAGTGGCCTCGCATAGTGGATGTGTTTCAACGATTGGGCTGTGACGTTGCTGACATCGATAAATTAGCTGAAATCCCTTGATGGGATACCAGGAGGAAAAATGTCAGGTAGCTACTTAACCCAACGAGAGAATATAGGTCCTACGGAGAATGCCCCGCACGTACAGATCTTAAAAAGACTAATAGATGAACCGGGCCCTCAAAATTTCAGAAAACTGATGAAGACTTGCCGTGAACTGATAGTAAGTAATGACATTATAGGCCCATCGATTTATAAAATTGCCCAATATGGGGCTACAGATATCATAATTGTTGGGGAAAATGATATTGATGATCTTTTAGACAATTACTCTGATAAAGAGTCGGAAGAGTCTGCGGAGCAAAAACAAAAACTTAAGAAGAAGAAAAAGATCATTGAAAGATTCAAGAAAGTTCTCAAAGAACTTAACCCGCGTAGAATGTTGTTGGAATTAGGGATTGATTTTACTGGGAGTGGAAACGCGATACTTACTCCTGCGCAAAGATTTACGCGACACCTTATATGCAAGAAAACAGGTTATGTTGCTCCAATTCAGAATTTCAAAGAATACAAATGGGATATGAACAAACAGTCCTTTGAGGCTAAGTGTCCTCAGTGCAAATCATGGCATCGATTTGAAGTACTAGATTCTGTGGAAAAGGATAAGTTTTATTTGGTTCGGTGGGATTTGACAAAAATCGACATGGAAACCAACCCTATTACCCAGAATATAGTATACTACTACAATCCCCCTAGTACATTCAGAAAGATCTTAGAGGAAGGCAAGCCACACAAATTTCTCGAAGAGACTCCACTTGAAATACTTGAAACTGCTAGTAAGAATAAAAAGTTTATACTAAAAGATGCAGCTCACTTAAAACGGGCTGCACCAAACGGCTTTCCAGGGTTTGGCGTCCCAGTTATTCTCCCCGCTATTCGCTTATTAGCCTTCCGAGAGCTCTTATTTAAGGAGCAGGAAGCGATTGCGCTCGACTACATATTGCCTTTACGTGTTTTATTCCCAACGGTAGCCGAAGGGGCTGTTGGAGACGTTACGAGCAATACGGACCTTAGACTTTGGAGGCAAATGGTAGAGAAGGGGGTTTCTCAGTGGCGGAAAGACCCTCTGTACATTTTATTCCTCCCGTTTCCTATAGGACAAGAACAGTTTGGTGGAAACGGTAACAATATGTTCGTAACGCCTGTATTGGAATTTGTAACCAGACAGGTTATCGCAGCAATTGGGATGCCGCAGGATTTCCACTATGGAAGAGGAACCTTCTCTGGAACTTTAGTAAATATGCGACTCTTTGAAAATTTCGGCGCCAATTTCAACAATGAAGTTGAGCGATTCCTGAATGACACTCTTGTCCCAAAGCTTTTGAGATTAATGGGCGTTAACGATCCTGACGTTGAAATAACTTTGAAAATCAAACAACCTAAGACAGCTGACGATTTACAGAAAAAAACTATGCTAGCCAACCTCGCTGCGGCGAACAAGCTTTCTAATACGACACTTTTCAAAGAACTTGGGTTAAATTTCAAAGATGAGCAGGCGAATATTCTAAGAGAGCTGAAAGTTGGAGAGAAGATTGCTTTAGAACAAGCGAAAGCAGCTGGAAAACAACAAGCAGCAAGTGAAAGCGGGTACAAAGAGGAACAGGTTGGAGAATTAACGGAACAGATGCAAGCCTTTCCAGTGGCATTGATGTTAGCAAAGTACACTCAGCAGCTATTGGAGATGAATCGAGAAGAAGCTACTCAACAGCTTAAAGCAATAAAGGAATACGCACCTCAACTTGCGGATACTCTTGAAAACCTATGGGGTATTGCTACCGATTCCCAGATGGGCGAACTTTTAATGAAAGCAAGGACTACTCAAGAGTTCACTCAGCTAGTGACCCAAATGAGTGGAGGTGTACCTGGTACCCAGATAGGTGCACCGCAGGCAACACCACCTAGCCAAGGGGTAAACACAAACCCTTTACCTAATCAGAGGCCTCCAAGAACGCCAAATTCAACAATATAGGAGGAAGAAGAGTTGGCTGATAAAACAAAAGACAACAATGGAAATTTTGCGGGATCTCCTTTAGTTGAGGATGATTTCAAGCGCTTTCAAGACGTTTCTAGTCAAAACAAAAAACTTAGAAGCGTATTAAACAAGCATGATGGGCCTTCTGTCTCTAGGGTTGTGCCTGCTGGCAGCCCTGCAGGCATTACAGATATACCTGACAGGTTGAGATACCGCACAATTTCTTGGAAGATACGTAACAAGAGAGATGCCCGCAGGTTTGATAAAGAGCTTGCTGAGGTGATTAATTCTTCTAGGCATATTGGAGAAAGTTGGAGACAGTGGCTTTTTGAAAAGGAGATTGTCAAAACGCTTTTTGGTTCATATTTGCATATTGTGATTTCTTTTTCTCAACCTGACGAGGAAAGATTGAATCAAGACTTATGGAGAGCCAAGTTGGCACGCGATATTACTGCTGATGAAGAGCGGAAAGAGGCTACTGATGGCTAAGCCGTGGGAAGATGATATCTTTGGCTTCAATGACGGCTTAGTTAATAATCCAGAGTATCTTAATCATGTAACTCAGCAGATCAGTCAGGTATTTCCGGTGCAAGTAGGAGAAAGAGAACTTGTTCTTGAAAATATCGAAGTTCAATCTCCTGAAGCAGCTGAGGACAACATAGATAAGCAGAAAAAAGCTAAATTAAACGGCCAAACGTATTCCCATAGAGTAGTGGGAACCCTTGCGTTAAAGGAGAACGGTAAGACAATCGAACGCAAGCGAACAAAATTAGTGGATGTCCCTGTGGTTACCCGCAGGGGCACAGTTCTAGTCGACGGTTCCGAATACTCTGTCCCATATCTACAGCGAACAAAGCCTGGGGTTTACACTTTGCAAAAAGATGATGGGTCTGTGGCAACCAGGTTTAATTTAGGATGGGGAAAGAACTTTTGGATATCTACAGGCGAAAATAATATCGTCCAGTTTAACGTTGGAGCTCGCAAGATACCAGCTATGCCGGTGTTAAAAAGGCTTGGTGTTTCAGAAGGACAACTCAAAACAGTGTTCGGGAAAGCGTTGTATGATATTAACTCTCGCAAGACTGCTGGCCGTAACGGAAACTTGGCTTTTTTGCGATTTCATGACTCGTTAATAACTGATTCTCGAAAAAACGGTGAAGTTGACCCAAGGAAAGCGTATGACAACCTGATGGAGTATTTTGCTAAAACAAAAGTGGACCCAGAAGTAACAAAAAGAACTTTAGGAGCCAAATTCAGCTCACTTTCTCCTAAAGCCTTGTTGTTAGCTATGCAAAAATTTGTCAATGTCACCAAGGGCGCAGATAAACCTGACGGCGACACTGATCTGTCGTTTAAGTCAATACATAGCCCCGCTGAGATGCTTGGAGAGCGGCTTGGCCTGGCTTCTAAGCAAATTAAGCGCAAGTTTGCTTTTAGGTTAAAAACAAAACCTACCATTAACGAAATATTTGATAGAAAGCAATTGCAAAAGCCAATTCGCTCTTTCTTTACTCAAACTAGAATTTCAGGTCTTTCTGAAGATGTCAATCCAATTGGTTTACTGTCTTCTATGGAACGATTAACCTCATTTGGAGAGGGCGGCATTACAGATATTGACCAGATTCCGATGAGGATGAGATTGCTCGAAAAAAGCCAGTTTGGCTATGTTGACCCACTGTATACTACTGAAGGAGCTAAAAAGGTTGGAATTAATCTTCATGTTGCTCCAATTAATTTGGGCGTGAATAACGGTTCTCTGCAACTGTTGACTAGAGATAGAAAAACAGGACGAAGGACAGTATTGTCTCCGGCGGAAGCTCAGCGAGCCATCATCGCTACTAGAGAGCAGCTACGAAACGTCCCTGCTGACGGTAAAGTTTTAGCGATGATTGGCGGCAATGTTCCAAAAAAAGTCTCAGTGAATAAGGTTACGCACACTATTCCTGCAGCTTCACTATATAACCATACTACATTATTGATTCCATTCCTGTCGCACAACGCAGGGCAAAGGGCTATGATGGGCGACAAAATGTTAACCCAAGCAGTTCCATTAAAACACCGAGAAAAACCTTTAGTCGCCAGCGCTGCTAGTAAGGATGTCTCTTGGGATGAAATAGTTGGGAAAAGATTTACTACGCTGAGTGGTAGATTGCCAAAAGGGGAGAAGTCCACGAAATTTAAGGTGGTTAATGTTGGAAAAAAATTAATTCAATTACAGTCAGTATCTGGAGACAAAAAGATTTTCTCTTTTCCAATCCACCGTAATTATCCGTTAGCGGAGGGTTCATTTATTGACGCAAAGCCAACTGTCTCCCCTGGAGATGTTGTAACAAAAGATGATCCGTTGATTGAGCTTAACTTTACTAAAGACGGAGGTTTGGCGCTAGGCACAAATCTGCGTACAGCGTATCTGCCTCACAAGGGCTACACTTTTAAGGATGGCGTAGTTATCTCTCAAAGTGCAGCAAAGAAGCTTACTTCAATGCATCTGCATAAAGTGAGTTTACCCCTCTCTCCGACCACTGAAATTTCTAAAAGTAAAGCTCGAGCCCTATTCCCGACCCACGCTCAGGAATTTAACGCAGAACACTTAGATGACAATGGCGTGGTTAAGCCTGGTAGCACAATAACCCCAGGATCAATTTTAGTTGCTGCCGTTAGCCAAGGTGTACCAACCACAGAAGATATTCTTTTAGGCAACTTGAGCCATAAATTAAAGAACCCGCACAAGAACAGTACGTTGTTTTGGGACGAGGAAGTGCCTGGGAAGGTTGTTGACTTAGTAAAGAGGAAGGATAGTCTTGATATTTATATTCGGACAGAGGAGCCCGCTCAAGTTGGAGACAAGCTTTGTGTAGTAGGGGATACCTGTGTGTTAACTCCTGGTGGTTGGATTCCTATTGCTGAACTATCAACTGTCGATTCTGTAGCTATTTTAGACAAAACTCGCACAAAGGTAATATTTGAATATCCACAAAAGCGGCACAAGTATTTTAAGCCGACGATCGAAGAAGAAAGCTGGGTGCTTGACGGCGTGTATGTAAACCAGGAGTTTTCCGACAAGCATAGGATTTTTGCTGCAATAGACAAGGACGCTACTGAAATTGATTTCGATTTACACATGATAAGCAAAGAAGACAACCCTGGCAAACTGTGGAATACAGTTTATCTTGGCGCTCTTGACTGGCCAGCCTTGCTTCAGCCGTCCGAGTTAGACAAAGATCGGCATAGATATGCCCCTAAGAGCAAATTAGAGTTTTCAGTTTTTTGGAAACTGGCACTTCTTGTTGCTATGGATGGAGAAAGACGGGAAGATGTTCTTATTATTAAGAAGAGGCCAGAACATACCCCATGTCTCGAGAAGGGAACCACTGACTTGCTAGAAAAAGCTTTCGGAAACGACTTTACGAATCATGACGACGGCTTTTACATCGACGTTAAACACCCTTGCATGACAGATATATTAAAGCACTGCGGAACTGCCCAAGGTTCAAGGTCGTTAAAGGCTCCTCAGTGGCTGCTTACTTTGCCAACAGACTTCTTGGCGGAGATGTTCGTCTGGATTGGTATCCTGAACATGGTTTCGCCAGGGAACAGTCAACACGAACTTAAAGTTAGTGAAAAAAATAAAAAGACAGCAGAATGGTTAATCGAGCTAGCTTTCAAATTAGGTTGGGCTGCTAAAATAGAAGATGGCGATAGCGCTTTAAGGGTAGTAGTTACTCAAAACCCAGCAGATTCGGATAAATTAGCCCGTCTCCGGCAAGTTAAGGATAGTAAAGCCTTTTACGGCTTAACTGTATCAAGCGGCATCTTTCTCACAAAAAGAAATGGGAAAATTTCATTTACTGGAAACTCTGGTAGGTATGGCAATAAATCTATTATTACAAAGATCGTTCCAGATGACAAAATACCGTACACTGTCGATGAAAATGGAGACAAGCACGCTATCGATTTATTGTTCAGCCCATTAAGTGTAATCACCCGAGGTAACCCTGGACAAATCTTCGAAACCATTGGTGGTAAGGTAGCTAAAAAATTAGGCACACAGTATCTGGCGCAGAATTTTTCCGGCAGAGACCCTATTAAGGATCTCAAGCTGGCAATGAAAGCTGCAGATGTTTCTGATAAAGAAATTGTCTACGACCCTGAGACTGGGAACAAACTAGAAAATAAAGTTTTGGTGGGCGAACAGTATGTGCTCAAATTGAAACATCTTATTCGAAAAAAGTTTGCAGCGAGAGGTGGTAGCGCAGGATATGATGAGAACATGCAACCTCTCGGAGGTCTCTCTGGTGGGGCGCAGAGCCTTGATTATCAAAGTATAATGGCGTTATTGACTCATGGGGCTGAAAACGTTTTACAGGAAGCTATGACGCATAAAAGCGAATGGAGCCCAGAGTTTTGGCAGGCCGTGAAAACAGGGCAGCTTACTCCTCGAGGGAAGCCTACGTTTGCTTATCGTAAGTTTTTGGCTCACCTTAAAGGATTAGGGCTAACGATACATGAACCTAAAAAGGGAGAGAAGTTCCTGCAGCCGATGACAGACTCGGAAATACTTAAATTGTCTGGTGGAGCAATAGAAGATCCTGCCGTAATGGTTAGAGCTAAGGATTTAGCTCCTATCAAAGGAGGTCTTTTTGATAGAGCTATCACAGGAGGAACCAGAGGAGGCAATTGGTCGCACATCCCTTTAAGTGAACCGACACCAAATCCAATCTTTGAGTCCGGGATCAAACGCCTTCTCGGCTTAACGCAATCGCAATTTGATAATTTAGTAAGCGGGAAAACAAAAGTAACAACAGATGGACAGGTAGTGCCTTCAGAGCAAGAAGGTGGAGGGATCATCGGTGGTGCAGCCATAGAATATCTGTTATCTAGAATAGATGTTGACGACGCCCTTGAGAAGACCAAGAAGCAACTGCTTTCAGCGCCGAAAAGTAAAATTGGGATACTTTCTAATAAGTTAAGGTACTTGCATGGGCTCAAGAAAGCGAAACATAAACCTACCGATTGGATGCTGCATAATTTACCAGTATTGCCTCCAAAATTTAGGCCTGTCTACCCGTTGGAGTCAGGAGATCTTAATTCATCTCCAATAAATTACGGATATCAGGGCGTTGGGCATATTAACAGGCAACTTCGTAACGCACCCTTGCTAGAGGCAGACCCTGAACTTGCAACTAAGCTTAGGGCTGATTTATATAAATCGACAAAAGCCTTGATGGGGCTAGGTGAGCCTACGGTAGGGATATTAGGTTCTAAGGGTACTCAAGCGCAATGGAGGGGCATCCTTGATATAGTCGCCGGGACATCTCCTAAAAAAGGATATTTCCAAAGCAAGCTACTAAAGAGAAGGCAAGATTTATCCGCTCGCTCAACAATAGGGTTAGAGCCAGATATTCCACTCGATCACGTCGCCCTTCCGGTGGATATGGCTAAAACGCTTTATGAGCCATTTGTGTTGCGAGATCTCCGTAAGCAAGGAGTCGGTTTCCTTGACGGCAAAAAGCTGCTTAATAGCAATGACCCGATGGCAATCCGAACATTGCAACGCATTATGGATGATCACCCAGTTATAATGAATAGGGCACCAGTTCTTTATAAGTTTGGCATCATGGCTATGAAACCCAGATTAACTACTGGAAAGCAGATAAAACTGCATCCTCTGGTAACGATTGGGTTTAATGCTGATTATGACGGAGATACAATGGCGGTTTATGTTCCCGTTACCAAAAAGGCTATTGAAGACGCTAAGAGAATGTTGCCTAGCGCCAACCTCACAAAACCAGGCAACCCGACAAGGCCGATACTTGAGCCAGAGGAGGATTTGCTAGTAGGGCTTTATATGGGTACCAAACTAGGTAAGGATTCCGGTAAAACATTTGCTTCCCCACAAGAGGCTATAAAAGAGTTTAACAGAGGGGATTTGGAACGAGACGCTGTTATACGCCTAAAAGATGATATGGGTAAAATTAGAGAAACTACCCCGGGCCGATTGATGCTTGAAAAAAATCTTCCGCAAGGAATTACGATTGATGGTCCACTAAACTCTAAAAGCATTAGCTCTTTAATAATGAAAATAAACCAAGCAGCTCCGAATAGTTTAGCTAAATCTTTAGATGCTATCGTAAGGCATGGGGCCGATTGGGCATACAAGACAGGATTTTCAATCGGACTTGACGATTTTGTTGTAGACAGCAAGGTTGAAAACGCTTTCACTAAAATATTAAAGGATAAAAGCGTTACGCCAGATGAACGCAAATCTAAAGTAGAAGAGTTACTAATGGGGCATTTACCAAGGACAAATTCTTTGTACATACAGGCTATAAGCGGCTCTAGGGGTAAGCCATCTCAGATTAGACAGCTACTTGCTGGAATAGGTGGCGTACCTGGCGAAAGTGGGGAAATAATCGACCTTGGGACTAACAACTTAACAAAAGGTCTAGATCCAGTTTCGCATTTTGCAGCTCAATACGGCAGCAGGCAAGCTGTGATAGCCAAGTCTCTTCAAACTAGTATGCCAGGGGAGTCTGCAAAGGTTGCCGTAGCGGCAATGCTACCGTTTCGCATAGTCCCAGACAACAAGTCCGATGGAGACCCTGGTATCCCATTATCTATTAAAAACAATGATATTGTCGGAAGGTATCTGGCAGAGCCTGTCAATGTAGGCGGTAAGACTATACCGCAAAACACATTAATCACACCAGATCTCGTAGAAACACTTAAGGTCGCAAAGCATAAGAGCGTCAAGGTAAGATCGCCGCTTACAGATAGAACTGTAGGAGGTGTTACGGCTAAATCTTTCGGTCTTCGTGAAGATGAGCGGATTCCGCAAGAAGGCGAGAATGTTGGTGTATTGGCTGCGCAGACAATGTCCGAGCCTTTGACTCAGATGACACTTGCCAGTTTCCATAGCGGAGAAAAAGAGCATAAAGGATTCCCGGCCATAGCTGAACTGCTAAGCACTAGCGTAGGGTCTAAACCTGCGGAGTTGGCGCCTATCTCTGGTAAGGCTAAGGTCGTCAAGTATAGAGATGGCGGAGGGATTATCTCTGTTGGACAATACCAAGTAGATATCCCGCCAGGAACAAACATTTTAGTTAAAGATGGACAAACAGTTTCACGTGGTGATAAGTTGTCAACTGGAAAAATAAACTTTAATCACATGATAAAACTTAAGGGAGTAATCCCTACAAGGATATACTTAGCAGACAAGCTAGCTAAGGCCTATCAGGATGCTGGCGTAAAGATCAGTAGGCGTTATCTGGAGACAATAGTTAGGCAGATGACTAATTTTGGAGAGATAGAACATCTTCCAGAAAGCTTAATGGACGAGCTCGCTCCAGCAGATGTTGTGCCGCTTACTAAATTAGAAGCTTTATCGCAAAGACATCCTGGGCTTAAGTATAAACCGCTTGTACTAGGAATGACAGCTGTCCCTACTGCATACAAAGACTGGATGGACAGGCTGGGATATAGGAACTTGAAGCACGTAGTTCAGAGAAGTGCTCTCGAGGGTTGGTCATCTAAAGTGACTGGTGCAAATCCTATCGCAGCGTTGGTTGAGGGAATACCAGCGATCTCCTCATGGAACCCTCAAGAAGACGATTAGCATAGGTATTGACAGGAGAAAAAATGAAACTAAAGTTATGGACAAAGTGGTGGGAATGGGTTGTCGCAGGAGTTTTATGGGCTATAGTTGGCCACTTAGTGGCTGTGTACTGCACTTTAACAGCTATAACAGTACCTACTCTCGTCATAGGTAAAATTATTGGGCTAGCTATCGTTCTTTTGGGTGCAGTTTCAATCGTCATAGGTGTTGCTTTTTTTATGTCCAGTGTTAACAAATTAGTGGAGAAGATTAACAACCAGTAATCAACCATCCTTTTTCGCTCTGCGAGGCTTGATGTTTCTCTTTTGATTCTTCGAGCCTCGCACTAATTTCTTGACAAAAGTAAAATTGGTGTTATAATAGCAGTCCGCTGTTAAGGACGCAACTAGCGGAAAGGAGAACTAAGGTTGAGTAGCTCGGGACAGATCAAGATAGCTCGTCAGCAATTTGCTGATTCATTTAACATTATACCATGGGAATACTTCGTAACAATAACTTATGCAAAAAAACCAACATTAGATTGGGCTGACAACAAAGGCTGGCCTATTTTTTGCAACATTATTAGAGATCAACTCCCGCACAGGCATAGATTTGACTTTATTCGCGCAACCGAGCAGCACAAAAGCGGATACCCGCACCATCACGCCTTAATAACCGGCGTTGGACCCACCCTAAATTGTGACAAAATACAAAGGAAATGCTTTACCGCCTTAGGGCGTATGAATATCCAACCATTTATCCTCAACGGAGGAGCCCTCAGGTATTGTTTTAAGCGTTTAGGGGAAGGTTCCTACTTAACAGTATCAAGATCTATCAAAAAGCGCATCGTAGGTAGCCCTCAAGCTGGCAGCTAAAGTGCATTACTGGCTTTCGTAGTCACGGTAATCTTTGCGCGCCCAATAATAGAAGTTTAGCCAAAAGCTTCTTGCGGTCACGAAAACCTGTAGCAAGGGATTGCTCTTGTATGGGATAGAACTATCTAAAAATTTTTAAGTTCAGCTTTTCAACAATTTATTTCTTTTTGAGATTCAACTTTTCAATTTCAGTTATTAATTTAGTTTTCTAGTTTTATCGTGATTGCATCCTTATTTTTTAGCCATCGCATTTCAGCGTTCCATAGTGTCTCTATATCATTTCCCAATAGATGTTATTCGTCCGTCCCGCTAGGCTCGCTTTTCTTGGTAAAATTCAGCCACTGAGTGGCCCTATAAAAAAGCCCTCCAATGCCAAAGCAAAGGAAGGCTTTATGAAGAAGCTATTAAGAAGGTTTAAGTGTTAAATGTGATCGCGTTATTGTCTTTATCGTATTCTAGCTTATTTTGGTTATATGGGAGAACTAACATTACCACTTGGTCTACTTGCGACCTTGACGGTCGATACAGTTTAGCCCTCTGGGCAGCCGTAGAGTGGTCTGGATGGGCTTCTATTTCCATTTTAATGCCATAGGTTAGCTCTACGTATTTTACGAACCTAGCGACGTCTTCTTGTCCTTTCTTATTACCTAAGTACGTTGGGTCTAGATTGCTCTCGATGTATAGGTTGACGACTTTATCTCCTATTTCCGAACATTCCTGCTCGTCTATATCGGTTTTAATCACATGTTTGGGGAGTTCAGCGCTAATCTTTATACTTCTTGCTCCCTTGTCATCCCATGCTGGCAAGCTTATTTTTTTGAAATCGCCAAGAGATAGATAAACTTTGGTACCTATGGGCCATTCAAGGTGATCCATAGATGGGTTGTTTGACATATCTATGGTTATAGAGCTTGATGAAACGGCAATGATTTCACCGGCAACTCTAGTTGTCGAGACATTTTTATTTTCAGCACGCAGTTGTTCGTCTGTAAGTGTTTTGTATCGATGGATAATCTCGGCTAATTTTTTGCTAGCAACAGGTTTATATACTCCTTTTTCCTTAGCTTCAGCAACACTGCTACATTTCTGTGGTAATGGCTCTATTGTTTTTTCCCATTCATCAATGTGTTTTCCTAACTGCGCTAAACGCCTATGTGACGTATCTTGGACATACTTGTCAAACGCTTGATAAACATCATTGTTACCAGTATTTATAAGCGTTACCATGTTTTCGGCTGATCTTTTTATATATTTAGCCCATGAGTAAGATGTAATACCAGTCTGAGAGATGAAGCTCTTGAAATTTGTTATTCCAAAATGCCTGCCGAACTCACTCTCCCAAACTTTATTTTTATCAGCATGGTATAGGAATAAACCGATATTGATAGAGCCTATAAAAGCCAATCGTTGGTTTTGCGCTACGAAACTGCACATTTTATTAAATACTCGTTCAAGCATAGCATCCCTGCTTTCTCCACTGGAAGTTTGCCCTTCGTCAAACATGCTTAAAACATTTTGCATCATTGTAGCAAGAGTGCTCATTTCAACAATAGGTTCTCCAGGCTTTAATCCGCCGGTAACAGGTACGTTGTTGGTTAAATTTTCAGTTAAGTCTTCGGTTATCTCTTTTGGGGCTATTTCGCCCTTGATTACGCTAGTTGTTATCTCAGCCGCAGTGTTTAATTTGCGAATAACTGTAGTGAAGGAATCTTTTTTTTCTGAATCCATAAAAACCTCCTAAGGTGTTAAATATTCTTGTCTGCGCTAATGCGCAATTCCCAGCTGACGAACATTGTTCCGCCGACTAAATTTTTATCCCAAGTACGCTTGATCCACAAACCGAAAGGTGCTCCCGCATCTATTGGTGCTGAAGATAAAAGTGTAGGGTTGTCTTTGCTTCCAGCTTGTATCCATGTTATATTGTTAGGCTCAGTATTAATATCTGCAATGGTTTGTATTGTCCAGTCACCATTTTGATTGACAGCCTGTTCATATCCTATTTCAAAAGAATCAAGTTGATTAGGTAAGCTGATGTTCAAATGCTCCCTAGTAAGAGAAGCCTTAATGTCTTTTATAGCCGAATCGGTGTTGTTTAAGACAAACAATGCTTGGTAAGTTGTTGCAACCCCAGTCTTTGGGGTTGTTATAGAAGTCAAAAACATAGCCTTTGAAAAGGCGTGATGATTAGACATAACACCCCCAAGAGAGGCTAGAGGGTTTGAGTTGTCTTTCCCACCACTAAACAAATAATTGAAGCTCAAGTACGGAGCCATGTAATCTGTAGGCATTACTTTTGTTCCTTATTGTTATTGCCATACAAGGCTTCACTTAATTTTTCTCTAGGGTCGCGGAGATATAAATGTTCCTTGAAATCTACAGGAGCAGCAGGCGTAGGCTTGTAACATTCCGCGAATTCTTCGCAAGCGCGGAAATCTATTTTGTGCTTTTCAGGGTTTACGTCTGTAAACTCTAAAAATTTCTTAAATAGAAGACCCATTTTTTCCGGCCAGAACATATTAAGCCCAAGAGAAACGCCTAAGCCAGATAATGTTTTGCCGTAAAAACGCTTGTTCCCATTGAAAAAATTCTTCCGAGCTATTTCGGCAAATTTATCGAAAATCCAATTAACGTATCCGTCTTGAGTATCGCTTTCGAGTTTGTTTGGGTCTAGTATTTGATCTGGAAGAGCTATTACACAAGCTAAGAGCCCTGCGTTGATATCTAGTCTAAAAGCTATGCGTGTAACGATTTCGGCCGTTGCAGCAAAGTCTGGAGCTGTATCTAAAAGAAATGCACGTACATTTTCTTTCGTTATCTTTAGGGGATCTTTAGAGGCAGGTGTCTTAAACTGAAAACCTAGATTGATTTCAGTTATTCTATCTGTAGCTAACAATAACGTCTCGAATATTGGCCCAACATTTGGAGAACGTTTAGTGCTTGGATTTTGGGTGAAATCCCTAACTAGTAAACACTTATCAGTGATCTTTTTTTCCGCAGCTTCTTCTTGCACCCTCTTAGGTGTAAATTTTTGCGTTGGTCTTAGTTTAACGATAGCTTTAGCAAGTTTCTCGTCGTAAATAGTGTTACTCGTAACATTGAAACCTCTTAGCTTGCAAGCTATCTTAAGCTCAGCTATTACGGGACTGTTTGTCCCAACGGTAATAAATTTTGGTTTCATTTGGTTTGCTCCTTGTTTTCTGTTAAAAGCATTGCAAAGGCTATGATTCGCTCTATATTTTGATCAGTAAGTTTTTGTTGATTAATTTGATTCGCAAGTTTAGACAGCTGTATCGGATGAGTCTCAAAGGCTGTATATATATCTTCAGGTACAAAGTGGGTGCCAGCAACTTTGTTGTATAAAGAAAAAACAATACTTGGAGTAAGCTTCAGTAAAGTTACTAGTTCGTATAAAGGTTTAGGCGAGCGCAAAACTCTTTTCCCAGTACACACCTTAAATAGGTTAGACTGATCATTGAGCCCTGACTTCAAGGGAAGCTTGTTCGAACTTAAGTTATATCCAGCAGCATGTATGGCGCTCTTAATTATTGAATACAAGCGTTCCCCTGCATGTTTTTTATTTTCAGGTTTGTTCATACCTGATTTTAATGATTTTTTGCCACTTGTCAAGTTATTTAAGGAGCCTTGCTCTCGAATAGAGACTAACTTAAGGTCTGAATTGACTTGTTTTCGTGTAAGGTATGGTAGGGTAAGTGTTTAACGTTTTTTTTCAGTTTTGGCGCATACTTAAGTATGCGCATATCAATTCCAACAGGAGGCTTTTAATGCCTAATTTGACAATAAGACAGGTAGGAATAGGGGTGCCTACTAGTAGAGGCGCTGGTTTTGAATTTGTGGATAAGATAAGCACTTCTGTTGCCGACCAAATAACAAAAGACAGCTCTCCGGCATTTGAGCCTAATCCCCTAATTTTTGCCGAAGCTGTAAAAAACAATTTAACAGAAGAGCAAATAAAACGTGTTTGCGAACAAGTGAACGTTAAGATCTATAAAAAGTTTTTTGACAGGAATAAACCTGCTGATATTAGATTCGAACTGGCTAACGCAGCCGAGGTTTGTCGCAATGTTAAGAGGCATCGGAAAGAAATTGAACCAAGCTTAGAGCCTACCGGAGGGATGATCAAAGAGACCGAAGCCGACCTCAAAGAGTTAGCTAGAAAAATAGTTAAATCTGGCGGGATTCGTTCACCGGAAGTAGATTATACAGCACTGATGGGGTTAAAATCATTCGACGTGAAGCCACCCAGTGGCTCTATGAGCAAAGAGGCGCAAGCTGTCGTTGATTTTTTCATTAAAGAAGCTGGTAAAAATGGTAACGTAGGTGGATTTAGGGGAATAGATCGTACTGGGTTTGCAACAGTAAAAGCTAAGGCTATGCTGAACGACTTAGAGCGAAAGTATATAGTTGCGCTGAACAAGCATGGGAAATTGTATAGTTTGCTGAAGCAGGCCTATGTTCTTAATTTGATAGACGACGGAGCTAATCCTGTTGAACCGTACTGGTTGTTAGAAAAGATAGCTGCGGAGAATAAAAAAGTTGCTGAACATATTGAGGTAGTTAAAGCTAGTATTGATGCTGGACTCTCTGAACTTGTCTCGAGGAGATTTTTGCCAAATGATTTCTCGCTACTGGGGAAGACTGCAAGCTTGAGATATAAGATTGCCCCAGTTAACTACGACAACACCATTGCGCAGAACATGGTTAAACTTGCCGAGGCCTATCACGAGTCATCCATATTGCTTGAAAACATAGAAAACGTAAAAAAGGCTATTGCTATCATGGAGGCGTTAAAGTGAACGGTTTGGTAGCTGACGGACTAAAAAAGATTGCTGGGAAAGTATCATTTTTAAGAAAAGGCAAGGCAGGTAAAAAAAGATCTCCATTCTCTTCGCTTTTTGGGGGCGCCTCTCGAAAAAAACTTCCTATTGGCTCGCTCGTTAGAGACGCAACCCCTTATCTTTTAATTGCCGCTGTTCCATCGGCAGCGCGAGTGGCTGCTACTGTGATTAACAAGGAAAAGATTGAAAACCAAGAAATTCCTTTATCGGAATTAGATAAAGCTCTTCTGATACGGAAGCGCATGAGGGAAATTGGGGAGAGGAGTGGCGAGCTTTCCCCTGCGGAGACAATTATTGCCAATGGTGTAGCAAAAGCAGAAGGGGCCGAAAATGCCGAATAAAATAGGCGCAGGCGTAGCTGACATCTTGGTCCCAGCAGCACTAGCTGCAAGTCAAGTAACAGCAGAAGCTGCTACAGGTAGTCTTTTGGCTGATGTTAGTGATAAGCAAACACGGATATCTAATCAACGGTTCCTTAATCTCTTAGAGGGAGCATATCCTAAACCTAAAAAAGAAGAAAAAGTTGATAGAGAGAGTGAAGAGGAAAGCGTTGGACAAAGGAGTAATATGTCGAACGCAACATTTAACGATTTAGGAGCAGATGTAGCAACTAAGGTTGCGTATTCCCAAGCTACATTAAAGAAGCTGGCGATTAAAGAAACTGACAAACGATTATATGATACGCCGCCAGAGACTATGAAAGGTTTGGGTGCAATAGGTGCAATAACGGCACCAGCCTCTATCGCCGCAAGTTTTATCCCTGGCGTTGGAGTTCCTTTAAGCCTTGGATTAGATGCTGCAGAGGTGGTTGCAGCAAGAATTTCAGACGAGGGCGGCAAAAAGATGAGGATGCAATATTTTTTTGAAAGAGGCTTAGATGAAGCGGGCAAAAGCAAGCAATCGTTTATAGCAAGATTATCTGAAAAGCTTAAACAGTTAGGGTTAGCAAAAAAGGCTGAACTCGAGGAAGACCAAGGGTTTGGCTTGGCCCCATTGCTTGTCTCTACGGGGGTACGTGAAGGTGTTAAGGGGGCTTTAGGGGTAGTTAAGCACGTGGGGACGAAAGCGGTTAAGGCTGCCAGCGAGGCGATTGAAAAGAAAAAGTTTAAGAAAGAGTTTGGGAAGGCGTTTGCTAAAATGATGGAAGCCAACCCTGACTTTTTAGATCATCCGGTCGAGCTTGTTCAGGAGGGGGCTAGAGTTTTTGCCAGGTTTGCCCCAAGGTTAGCTGTTGACCATGTTACTCTCGGAACAGTAGTGCGTCAATATTTAGCGACTTCAGTAAATGAACAAGGGAGACACATCGGCCAGGTTGTGCCTGGGCAAGTCAAAGACTGGACAGATGCTGAGAAAAACCTAAGCCAGATAGAAAAGAATAAGAACTAAGGCCAAAAATGATTAAATATATTACCGCAAATTATGAGGGGGATGGGAAACCTCTACTTCGCGTTTTGGAGCAAGGTTTAATAAAAGGGGCAAGTTCAGTTGGCGAAATTGTTGCAAATAGCGGAGAGAGTAGACCTAGCTTAGAGGGCTTGGGTCCGCACATAATAGATTACGTTAATAACGTTTTATTAAACGGCAAGCAGCCAAATGAAATATATATATTAGTTAATGCTGTTGCGGCTTGGGAAGCGTGGGGGGCAAACAAAAACGGAGATGCGTTTCCAGAGGAAATGCTGAGAGAGTGCCATTCGACATTTGAGTTGTACGGCAATGTGTTTAGAGAGCATAAACACACTGATAAAAATAATGCTATAGGTAGAGTTGTTAAGTCCTTTTATACTTGGTCTCAAAAAAGGGTGCAACTTATTATAGCTGTATACAAAGATAAAGCCAAGGATATTGTAGATAAAATAAATAAAGGACAGGCCTTTTCCGTGTCGATGGGCATCCATGTTCCATATGATATTTGTTCTATTTGTGGGAATAGGGCTAAAGCCAGGAAGTTTTACTGCGAACATTTGGCCTACCATATGGGCGAGATTCTCGAAGATGGTAGACAGGTTTGCGCCATAAACCCACCAGGGAAATTTTTTGACTTATCCGTTGTCGGTGTTGGGGCTGACGAGACGGCTTGGGGATTACAGAAAGTAGCGTCTGTTGGCGCGAAACCCAACAGTCATACTGTTACGCCTTGGGATTTTTCGCAAAAGAAGCAAGCGTCAAGTGTTACTGAAGAAAAAATTGAAAACATAGTTGCAGGGGTTCCTGAAGCGAATTTAGCAATAAATGAAGTTGTTAAACATGCGCCAGTATTTTTAGCGATCGATAAGGATTTGCCTGAAGAGTTTTTCGAAAAGGTTGTCCCATATCATTCAACTGACGAAATCGTATCGTCTTGCGCTTCGATAGGGATACCATTAAAACCACGTGAATTTATTAGAATAATATTGATAAAAGAATTTGACCTTAGTTCCCCAGCTACGCGAGGCGTACCGCAGGTTATTATTGACGACACAGCTGCAGCTTCGGCGACAGCTATGCTAGAAACTAAAGACATAGCATTTAGGAATATTGCGTCGTTGAGAGGTGCAGTTAATTCGGAAATAGTAAAGTATTTGGCAAAAATCGGCGCCATTAAAGAACGATCATTTGCTTATCCATTCCCAGGTATGCGATTAGCCGAATTCATGTCTGGGAACCGAACGATAACCGCGTCCGAACCTGTGGTACGTCTCGCAACCTTAGATAAAACTGCTGGGATAGCGACAGATCTTTTGACTGTTGGAGGGTTGTACCTTTTATCAAAAAAGGCGCCTGTGATTGGAGGGCTTGTAAACAAAGCCCAAGACACAATGAAAAAACATCCTTGGCTTATTCCTGCTACGTTAGGATTAGCTTTAGCTTTTGCACCAGGGCGTGGAGAAAAGGCGATCTCGACTATAATGCGCCCAACTAATGTTACGAAATTTTCTTCGCTATATCAAGATGTGATGCCGCACTTAGGGGCAGTAACTCCTTTGACGGCTGTTTTCCCTGTTGCGTACACAAAATTGAGTACGATTAACAAAGATGCCCGTGCCATGCTGACGAAGGCGTTAGCACCAAGAATGGTGGGGCATATAAGCAAGGTGGCAAGCCTTAAATCTGGTAGAGACCGTGCTGAAAGGTTGGTGCCACCGTCAGTTTCCGATTTAATGTTGTTAAACCAAGCTAGCAATAAGTTGGCTAGTATTAACAATATTACTTAGTAGCAACCATAATCCTTACAAGGAGGAATTTATGATGTTCCAGCCCTCGAACAAAAACCAAGTTGACAGGAACGAGATTCTAGCTCTCAGTGAGATATTGAAAGCAAATGCAAACCTTACAAAGAACGCTGGTGTCAACGACCCTTATGCAAACTATATGAGTAAAACTGCTGCCGACAAGATGAAAAAGGCCGATGAGGCTATGGCTCAGTTTTTCACAGAACTTTCAAAAACAGGTTCATACACCCCGCAGGATTTCAGTAATCTCAGAAATGCTATGTTGTTGTATGGTATAGGTGCTATGGCAAAGACAGCGGTTAAAAAAGCTTTCTTTAACCGTAAGGCAACTCTTAACGATGTCGAGACTAAGATAGCTTCTGGCGAACTTGGTGCGGAACAGATTTATCAGATAAAGACAGCAGGGTCAACTCCTGAGAGCCGCGAAGTAGCGAGTTATTACGTTGCGCTAATAAAAGAAGGCGAAGAGCTCGCTAAAGAGACTCTGGGCGAAAACGACGTTCAGGGAGTTGTTCAAGCTGCTGCTGAAGAGATAGACAAAGATCAAAACATGCAGGAAGCTGTGGCTAGCAACCCTGATGCGCTAACTGAAGTCATCACCACTGTTGCCGATGGAGGCCTTGAGTTGGCTAAAGAGCAGATTATTTCAGCCGGTGCTCCCCCAGAAGATCCTACCGTGCAGGGAGCTATGGCCGGAGCAAGTCTTGCTGCGGAGAGCATGAAAGCAATAGGCGAGCAGATCGGGGCTGGTCTTATGGAAGAAAGCCAGGCTAGGGTCGACGCTGCTGGTCAAGGAGGCGCTGAAGAACCGCCTGTTAGCGCATAGGTGGTCGACGTGGGTGCATTTAACGATATTGCCACAAAAACATTAGCCAACCTCTTGAAAGGTAACAGTCTTAATAAGACTGCAAACAATGCTGCACCCGCACCTGAAACTGACGACACAATAACTGAGACTAGTCAAATAGAGAAAGTAGCCTCATTGTTGCATGAGCACGGTGAGTTCTTAGAAGAGCTCAGTTCGGGTGCGTCGCAATGAATGCCCCGCCTTTGTTTGTGCCGAAGTTTAGTGAGTTAATTGCTAATGACCTTGCGAGAGATACACAGGTTATTCTTGGAGAGATATCTTCAAGATATGTTGATAATCCTTTATTGAAACAAGCACTCGTATTTGATGCGATAGACTTAGCTGGCTCTGGAGCTCTTTATGCTGGTCAGACTTTAGCTGGCGGTGTTGGGGCTTTCTTGCGTAAGGCTGTAAATACTGCACGTGGAGAAAAAGGTAAAAACACGGCAAGATTCCAGATACAGCAATTGAAACGAAAGCTGCAACATGACAGAAACATACTTAGGATGCAACAAGAAGCCTACAATAAAGCAATGCCGTACCAATATGTAGAAACAAAATTAAAGGAAAAAGCCAAATACGAAAGGTCGCCGGCATGGTTGCGTAACCCTAGCGGTAATCCGAAACACAAGGCGGTAGACCCTCAGCCCCATTTGCAAATAAAAGGAGCGGCTTTGAAATTGTCGTCGTTGTTTAATGACTCGGTACGTCATGAGGAGAATGAAAAATGAGCGAAGTTTCTTTAGACAGTAACTATCTCGGTAAATTGAGTGTTTTGCTCAAAACAGCAAGCTTTATGTTGACCGAAGAGCGTCAAAAAGTGCAAGAACTTGAGAAAAAGCTCGCAGAACTAACGAGTGGCAATGAAACGAAAGTAGCCACTGACAAAGCGGTTACGTTGCTTAAAGCTCATCCAGCATTTAGCTCCATGAGCGATGAGCAGCTGCAAAAGGTGGCTAATTCACTAGGCAAGGATGGCGTTGCGCAGATCGTCAAACAGGCGCAAGGCCCAGAACCTTTAGGAGACCCTAGTGCTGGACCATCTTCTTCTGCTGGTAGAATTCCTCGTCAGATGGTAGGGCTTGTTGAAGCCTTGTCTGCCAACCGATGAAGATGAAGTTGATTGACATGATGAAACGCCTAGGAGGCAAATTATTATGAATTTTAAAAGAAAAATAGAACCTTTGCAAGGTTTAGGTAAAACAATGCACCTCTATAGTTTAGAGTGCGTGAACGCTTGCACAGCCAAGACTGGAGCGACTGTTGGCTACGACACTGCAGGGTTGCTGGATATAACTGGAACCACACCGCCTGCACAGATGTTTTTAACCTACTACGGTTATGATGAGATCGGACATGGCCCAATGGCTTCAGATTTGAATGGTGAGGAAGGCGCTCATTTTAGCGCCAATATGCTCACCGTTCTTCGAGGAGAGGGTAAGGTTGCCCTACATACCGACTTTGTTGATAGTGCAAGCGGCTTGTCAGTAGGCGACACTCTTACTGCTCGCGGTGGTAAACTTTATGCTGCAGCGACTGGACAGTATATCCACGCTGTAGTAGCTAAGGCTGCAGCCAATAACTACATTGAACTTGAAATCGGCCACTATGGCGTGAAGTCCTAGGAGGAATGAATAATGTCTACTAAAGAAGCAACAAGTCATATACATGAGTTTAACCAGAACGACTTGGTTAAATCAGCAAGTATCTTACGGGAATTCGTAGACGGTACCCCTAGCTCTTGGGATAATTTTGTAAAAGCCGCAGCCGAACCTGCTTCAGCAATCAAGATATCTAACGGTATAGCGTCTTATGTATCGATGAAAATGCGCGAAGAAATGTTCACCGACATTGTTCTGCCGCCCGTAAAGGTTCTTCCTAATGAGCTTATCCCCATGCAGGATGAAGACAAAGTATATTTCATGGTTGAACGAGATGATACAGAAACCGAAGCATACTGGACACCTTTTGAGGCAGGATCTGTTGGTGAAATTAACCCGACATCTAGACGTTTGCCTATTCCTATGGAAAAGATAAAAATAAAAACCATTCGAAAAGAAAAAACTGACCTATATGCTTACAAGATGGATTTGATGAGCCTGATTGATAAAGCTATCTTTGATGCGATCCGTGCGGTCGTTGACTCAGGCTTTTTAACAATAGCCGGGCAAATAATCTCACAACACTCCGAAAACGCTGTTACTCTCAGTGGCGGAACATTAGAGAAACAGCATATTGTTGCGCTAAAGAAAAAGATGGCAGATTTCAGGATCGATCCAATACCAAGCAATGTTCCTAAGGCAGAAGATAGTACTCCCGCCTGTTTGCTTTTCAACAGATCGAGATTCTACGATGTCGAAAATTGGGATCCAGATTCCGTAGGTGATGATATTACAAAAGAACTTTTCATCAACGGTTATTCATGGCCTACCTTTATGGGTCTACGATTTGCCAAGAGTTTTGATGCTCCGAAAGATAAGATCTGGCTGTTTGGTCCGCCTAAATATTTGGGAGTCAATGCAATCCTTGACGATTTGACTGTAACTGTACGAGTTGAAGCTGATACTCTTATTATTGATGCATGGATGGTACGCGGACTTGGTATAGTCAACACTAAGCCCGTAATTGAAGGCACACTGACCTAGAATGTTAAAACAATGAGGCGGCTTTTTGGCCGCCTCAAATCTGGAGGATAATTATGTCGCCAAATTTTCCTGAAAGAACATACCCAACGCCGATTACGATAGAGGTGTTGCCTAGCAGTTGGGGCGTAGGTACTCTTGTTATAGGAAGAATCCTATTAGAGGGTCCTACTGAAGAAAAGACATTGTTCACCGTATCTGCTGCGCAGGCCACGAAGTCGTCAAGAGCAATCAGAAAAAGTGTAGAGAGGGGAATAATAGAAGTACATGAAACACCTATTGCAGCTTCTTCTAAAGAGAAGAAAGAGAAGAAACTGAAAGACGAAAAGAAAAAGTTCTCCAATGAAGATGACAGTGAAGTAAAGATACTTTCTTTCAACGAAAGTAAAAAGAACAAGATTATTTCTACTGGTCCTGAAACTGGTCCTGAAACTGGTCCTGAAACTGGCCCTGAAACTGGTCCTACTGGTCCTGAAACTGGTCCTGAAACTGGCCCTGAAACTGGCCCTGAAACTGGTCCTACTGGTCCTGAAACTGGCCATACTGGTGGCAGTAAGAAAAAGAACAGAAGGAAAAGAAAGTAGAATGCAAAGTAGAAAGGTGTCTCGTTAATGCCTCTAGGTAAGTCAAAGATGACGATGGAAAAGTACATCGCTATTGTTCGGGTTAAAATTAGGGATTACCCAGAGCTAAATCGCCTAGAGAAATTCGAAAAGGCAATAAATTCAGATGCAATGATTGCGATGGCTATAGAAACAGGGCTTGAAAAATTTAACGGGACACCTCCATCTACAAACGTAACAGTCGAAACGTTCCCAAGAAAATATTTGTTAGTTGACTTAGCTCTGTTGGAGTTGCTTATTTCTGAAGGTCTGTTTTATACTAAAAATTCTCTTTCTTATCAAGATGCGAGAGTAATGATTTCAGATAAGGAGGGCAAGGATAATTCGACGATGATGTGGATTAAGCAATTTATGCAAACAACGATACTTAGTACTCGGGAATTCAAAAAAGAACAAAATCTTCGTGGAGCGTTTGGGGGGATAAGCTCTGGTTATGCCAGGTAAAATAGTTGACATTGACATTGCTTCTGCCGGTCGCAATGCAGTGGTGTTAAACTGGGCATATTGGCTTGATCCTTACGATCTTGCAGACAATGTTTCAAACTATAGTGTCCATGTGTCTTATTCTGAGCATCCTGAGGTGGGCTATAGCCAACCAATTTCAGTAGACCTTAGTGATAAAGAAGTAAAGTTTGAGGGGCTGAAACATTTGAGTCAGCTTGGTTTTTTATATTATTGGAAAGTAGAGTTGTATAGGGGGCAAGAGCTGCTTGAAACAAAGTTAATATGGCTAAAGCCTAAACCTGATGGCATTGCAAATGTTTTTAGAGAAAAATATGAAATCGCGATGAAATATGTTTTACGAAAGACGGCGCGTCTTTATATGCAACGAATAACCGAAGGTGCCTGTCCTGAGTGTGTAGATATTAGGACTGGTGATCCGATAGCTGAAGAGTGCGAGTCATGTTTAGGCTCGCGGAAAAAAGGTGGCTATTGGGATCCTGTCGAGATATGGATTAATCCAGACCCTGAAGTTTTTACAGATGATAACTCTTTGGTGTCATCAGATAGAACTATGCGTAATTTCTTACTGCCGTTTTATCCTTCTCCGCGAGAAAAAGATATAGTGTACTTTGAGGAAGAAGGTGTGTTGTATATGATAAACAATTTAGTCCCGAACGTGCGAAGCGGAGGATATATCTATATAATTGCGTCAGTTATCGCTTTACCAAGGGATCACGTTGCATATAAATTGTTGGAGCCATAATGAGCAATTTTGTAAACGAGAATGCGGGCGGGCTGTTGGCTGCTAACGCAAGAAGAGCGGCTCTTAGTATGAATTTACCTCAAGATAGCGAGTCGATAAAAAAGAAGATTAGGGAAAATTTCAAAAACAGGGTTAAGCTACCTTCTAGTATGATTCCGAAATTGGCCGTAGCCACGATAACTAAGATTTTAGAAAGTGGCAAATACCCGCTGAAATTAAAGAGTATAGTCAATGAGATTGCAAAAGGGTTTGTTGCAACTGAAAAGCAGATAAAATCTGCAAAAGCAGTTGGGTGTTGCGATGTCTGATTTTGCAACATCATTGTTCCAGATATATGAGGTTGGAGAAGAGCGAAGTAGATTCAATTTTGTCGAATTGATCGAAGAAAGATTAGTCTTGCGGCTGAAAGATTGGTTTTACAGAGCTATTGAGAGCGGGAGTTTACATTACGATTGGAACGACGGTGCTGATTCCGATTTCGCAATTATTACGCAGTATCCGTGGGACTTATCAGGTACTGATCAGGTTAACGTAAGGCGCGGGATAGTAGTTGAGGCTCAAGGGGTTACGGATAAACATAGGAGCATTGGAGACAGCGTAGACAAGGTAACGTGGAGTTATCCTCAATACCACCATCTTGAAGCATTGTCTTCTGTTGTGGAACTAACAGCTTTTTCTTATATCCGAGCTGAAGTAGGACAGCTGTTGTCAAGCATTTTTGCGCTTATCAAGTACGATCCAAGCGCTTTTCTTGCTGGTGCATTTAGCTATATTGGTCAACCACAAATTACGGCGATTGGCAGGCTGCAGCCTCAATTCCTTCCGAAATCTCAACAGGATTTTCCGTTTGTCGGAAGGATTGTGTTGCCGGTTACTGTTCGCCACGATTGGGTGACGTCGATTGAAAACGCTCCAGAGTTGGCTGGGTTTAATATTCTCACGATCGAGGAAGAGTAATGAAGTTTATCAAACAGTGGCTACTCGGTAGCCTTAAAATAAGGAGGACATAATGGCATATCAGCCACCTGGTGTGAACATATATCAAAAGTATGTAACCCCAGCCCCAGTCCTCGTTGAACCAGATCTGCCTGCAACAATTGTGGGCCCTGCGTTTCGTATCGTAGATCAAGAAGGCGTTAGCCCTGCAGTATACGCAGGCTCTCAACAAGCGTATGATATTGACGGGCTTGAGCCTTCGGATGTACTAAAGGGATATACGTCAACTTTTAAGGCGTATATTCGCAACGCAGCCGACTTGACGGTTTACGAGGTTGGATCAAGTGAAATTACTTTAGATGATCTTTTGCACAAGTTTACTCTCGCCGCCGGGATCGAAGTGAGTTTTGCAAATTATAGCACCGCTAACGGAGAAGTTGAAACAGGTGCTACATATACTCTTAAATCGACAGGCGCAGAATTCGAAGCTGATAAAATCATCATTGGGGACAAAGTTGTTCTTGACGACGGAACAGATCAGTTGACAACTACAGTTATTGCTGTAATTGATGATACTCACTTGCAGTTTAAGGATGAGTGGACACACGGCCCGACAACATTGACGTATACAATTACTAGGCCTCTTTCTGGGGCGGTGTTGTGTTCATGTAAAGCTTTGCGGACAGATATAGCTTTGCAGATGTTGCCAATAGATTCTTATACTGATATTGCCACCTCGGTTGGCGATATAGATCCAGACAACCCTTTGGGGTACGCGTTATCAAAAGCGTACAGCAATTCTCAGGGGCAACGTATTTACGGCATGGCTATACCAGAAGATACGCCTTCTGGGTATTTATTAGCAAAGGATCAATTGAACTTGCAGGAAGCGCCTTACGCGATTACTCCATTGTTTTTCGCTAATGACACGGCATGGGCTTCAACAGCTGGTGCGTTTGTTGATTTAGTTAGAACAAAAAGTTCTCCAGAAAGATGCGAGTTTGCCGTGCTCAATATGGCGCTAAAATATCTCCCTGATGAAGAGATTCTTGTAAATCGAAGTGGATTGTCTATTTCTCTCTCTCAAGGCGGAAATGAGTTTGAAGATTCTGGAGCTACATTTGAGACAGTCGAAGTTGCTGCAGGAGATAAATTACGTATCGTTGATGCAGGTTCTGCGGATGCTGTCGAGGCAGATTGGACTATACTGGGAGTTGCTTCGGAACATAAGCTGTTTATAGCTGGAACATGGCCAGCCGCAGCTACAGTTGCAGAGTATAAAATTGTGAGAGAAAACTCTAAATCGGAAAAGGCTACCGCATTAAAGAAAATAGGTCAAGCTTACTTGAATCATCGAGTACGTTTGCAGGTGCCACAATACTGCAAAGATGGGAATGATGTGGTTGAAGGCTACCATATTTCTGCAGCAGTGTCTGGGCAAGATGCCGGAATGAACCCACCCTCCAGTCCGACCACAAACTATCCATTGAATGGATTCTCTGACATTATGTACGCTAACGGGTATTTCGAACCAGCTGATCTTAACGAGATAGCGGAAGGTGGTATCGAGATATTCATCCAGGATGTTCCTGGCGCTCCATTTTTGTCGAGACATCAAATGACCACAGATACCACTCAAATAACTAAGCGTGAGCGTTCGATCGTTCGTGCGGTGGACTGGTTTTCCAGGTTTGCTAAAAAAGCTCTTGCTAAGTTTATTGGGCGGAACAATATCAGTGGGACATTTTTAACAATACTACGATTTATTGTGCAAGCTCTGATTAATTTTGCTAAAGACGTAAAAAGAGTTGTCGCCCCAGGAACTGTGCTTCAAAGCCTGGAGCAGAACGCCGACCAGCCCGATCATGTTGATGTTACTGTGAAGATTGCCAACTACTTCCCTGCGAATTATATAATAATGACCGTATTTGTATAAGGAGTTATGATGCCACAATCTCTTACCTTACCTCCGTGGAATTACAAGAACAAGCACGTCGAAAGCGGCATCAAGCCGAATCAGTTTGTTGGTGCGCAGAACTGTTTGTTGTGTGCTGGGCCTGCTGCTTTAGAGTCTGGGGATGGTTCGTTCAATCTCCAGACGATTGGCGTAGTTGAAAACGTAATGATCAATCAGGCTAAAGCGTTACAGCGTATTTATGAAGTTGGTTCAAGTCTTCCATATATTGTACCTGGGCAAGTAAGTGTTGCCTTACAGCTCTCGCGTATTTTTATTTACGGGATGAGCTTGTTAGGTAGACTCTATCAGACTTATTTAGATATGGACGACGAGGATAATCCTCGCCCGTACATTGATGATATAGAACAGGCATACCCTGACCCTGCAAGCCCTCCAAATTCTGGACAGCTTTACGCTAATTTGCAAAGTGACTTTTTCTCTCAGCCCATAGGGATACTGTTTTGGTTCATGGATAATCAACCGCAAAACGCTGATACTCCAGGCCACACTGTTGGTGTAATGTACTCTGAGCATACTTTTGTAAGCTCTCATCAGTTTCAAATTAATTCTGGAGCGGTGATAATAATGGAAAGTAGTGCGCTTGAAGCAAGACGACTTTTCCCAGTAGATCTGCAAAGCATAGAAGTCCCAGTGTAGCTCGCTCTGGAACCGTAAAAAAGGAGGGTTGATCTTTTAGGTCAACCCTCTATTTACTTGCTAAATCTATTATTTTTCGTATACTAGGCTATGGGGAAAAATAATTTAATCCAAAAAAACATACCGAACGATCCATTTCTTAATGCCCAATTGGTGGCAAAACAACGGACGTCTTCAGTAAGGCAAATTCGAAGTTGGCTTCAAAGGAAACACAATGTTTATGTATCCTTAAAAGAAGTGTCCAAGCGATTGTCTCAATTGGTTAGAAGGCGCGTTCCTAAACTTGGCTTATACAAAATAGCTAAAAACGATCCTCTGGTTATTGAATTAACTCCTGTTGGTGAGATTTTTGTTGGACTTATTTGCGAATGCTCTAAGATAAAAAAACAAGTTACACCAAGGGAATGTTTGGAGTGTTTCGCTTTGCAGATGTGGGGCAAGGAAGTTAGTTGGGAAAAGTGTAGGGCTGTTAATACCGTAGTGTTGCCAGATTCTTTAAGGAGATTGCTGTTTGCCGTCAAGTTTAAGCTCGGCACGACATACGTAGCCAGACAGGGAGAATTGGCTGAAGCCGACTCTAACCAGGGTACGTGAGAGCATCGCGAATTAAGTTAGATCGCTTAACTTGAGCTTTAACTATTTTGCTAGCCAATCGCGCGTAAACCATTGCATGACAAAAATCATCTGGTTCGTCTACTGAATGATCATAATAAAATCTTGAAACACCAAGAGTGCCAGTAGTTTGATCGGAGAAAATATGCAATATGTCTTGAGCTAAATAGTCCCACGTTTCAAAGTACGGAACCATAAGTTTTCTCTCTTTAATATCATTAAAAAGATCAGCCATGCTTTGAGTCCTGTTTGCGTGATATTCTTTTGGTGGGCCTTTTACAAAATGTAAATCTTTGACGGAATTAACATACCTTAGCGACCAGAATCGTTGTGGAAAGTGAGCTTGAAAGGCAGGGTTGAAATATTCTCCTCCGCCCCCAGCGTCTGCAAAGGTAAAGCGTGGCTTGATCGCGTAAAGGAATTTACCTAACAGTTCACGCATATCTCTCTCGTTTGCTTCTTGCCCTTTGAAACGATATCCAAAGAGTAGTCTTGTTCTCGAATCATCAATCAATTCGAGGACTGCGAGCACTGTTGCTGAATTGATGTCTGGCCCCCAATCAATCCCGCAAACTAGAGGGTGTCTTTGCGCTTTAACGAGTTCTGGTCCACGGTCTAGAATTTGACTCTTTGTTAGTAATTTGTAGTTTCCAAACTCGCCAGCTTTGCGTAACTCTATTTCAGACAATGGCCTTGTGGCGTGTTCTGCGGATAGGGCTAACACTTCATTGTTAAACTTTGCCTCACTATATTCTTCCCGTGGCTCTAAAATTTTATCTCTCCAGTGGGATTCGCTCCTGATGATCCACGGCACCATCAGCTTGCATATTCTAAAGCCTCTTACGGACGCCTTTGGGTTACCTGCAACCCACCTAGCTTTTTTGGGGTTTAATGGGTCTAGTGGCTTTCCACATGCGGAGCATATAGGTCCAACTTTACCGATATTGTCTGCGCTAAGAATTTGCTCTTTGTTACAATGCTCGCACGTGACGATCCATTCTGCTCTAGTGCTTCTTTTCCAATAATATTCCGTACTGTGCTCGAATGTTTTTGGCGTGCCTGCATACCAAACCCACCCAAGTTCTGAGTGGGATAATGCTTCTTTTACGACTGGGATATGATCAGCCAAGATGTCCTGTAATTCATCAACAGCTAAAATGTCGGCGGTAATCCCTCGTGTTCTATCTGCGCCAGTGCCAGTCAGTACTGGACGTAAGTAAAAATGACTTCTGTTAGAAAGTTCCTTGTCCATGACGTGATGGCTTCCAGAAGTGCGTTGTTTTGGGATAAATAATTTAACGACAGGAGAGTCAATCATGAAGCGTTTGAGTTTTTGATTCGAAAAATCACGAAGCTGAATAAAAGATGGGTTAATGTAGATGATGCCTATGCCGGGGTACTGTAAGCCTGCTACTATGGCTTTTGCAGCTATTGTTGTTGATTTTTCGCACTGCCTGGCGAACCTTAGGAGCAAAGGCCTGTCGGGCGGCCCGTCATAAACGGCTGGCAAATATGGTCTGCCGGATAGGGAGAATGGTTTGCGGTCGAGGACTAGTATCTGTTGAGCTATTTGATGTTGGTATCCCGCTAAAACGATTTTGTCGTTTTGCGCCTTTTTGAGGCCTGGTAGCTCACCATGAATGGAAACGTAACGGGACACGAGCTAATCTTTCTCTGGTTCCTTGTTTTCTTCGCCCTCGACCTCTATGTACGGGAGTTCCTCTTTTGTTGGCTGTATCTCTATACCACGAATATGCTCTTTGGCTTCCGCTAATTCTTGGTTTCTTTCGTGTTCCAGAGAAGAGTATGGCAAAAATACCGACACAATATTAGCTAGTCGTTCGCAAGCTGGATATTTTTTTGCATCTTGCATTGGATCATCAGTAGGCATAAGAAGGCGCATTAAGCAATGGTATGCCGTTGAGACGACATTATCGGCCATGTTTTTTGGTATTTCGCCAGGGATTACACCTAGCTTGAGTAAAAGTAGCCCGTCATCCTTTTCTCGCAAAGCTTCCAAGTATATTGACTTACTAGCTCCTGCTGGTAAATTTCCTGGAAGGAGAGTTTCTATGTACTTAGTTAGGGCTTTGGAACCATAGGCGCTTAAATCCCAAAACAAATCTTTGTATGCTTCGATTATTTTTGGATTAACGACAATGGTTAGATACGATCTGATCGCTTGAGATAATTTAACGGAAGGAAGTCCGCGAATAGTGTAGATGTCGACAAGAAGGCGTACCAGTCCACCTGCACCAAAAAGAATCTTATCTTCTATTTCGTCAAGTAAATCAACTGTTTTCGTTTTGCTAAGTTCAAACTTAACTTTGCCTTCGGGCTTAAGGAAATCCCAATAATTTTCTAACTCAAGGAGTTTAATTACTTCAGGTGGCGGAGGAGAGTTCCAGTCCCACGCCTTAATGGTTGGGTGGTCTTTCAAGTTGTCAAACCATAACTGAAGTTCGTTGCTCGTAATGTCGGCTATGTGATAATTTACTGTGAAGAGCTCAATCTCATGAGGATCGGTTTTTGTGAGGAATAATGCTTTAAGAAATCTCCTTTGGGGAAGGCTGTCAAGAGGTGAGGCACCAGCAGCCTCGGCAACAACGAGATGTTTTAACCTCTTGAGAACTTTCTGGGGGATATTGCTCATAGCGACAATTCTTTTAGGTCTTCAAGGGTTGTAATAACTGATTCTATTCCAGTTAAAGATGAAATTATTGACTGAGAAGGGAGATTTGCTCCTAGTTGAGTGGACATAAGCATCTGAGCTAATAGGTTTTTTGTATTTTTCAAGACAGGTACTTGTTGGACGAAAACATGAATGTTCTCCGGCCCTATAAGCTGAACGCTAATAAGGTTCTCGCCCAACGCTTTTGAATCAACAATGCTGCCACCACATTTTTCGAAAGCTTCAACAATGGCTGGTGAGGTAGAAATCTCTATAGCCTCAACTATAAGGTTTTTAGCTATCCCGTTGGTAGTTTGGTGTAAACTTGCTAGCTTGTCTTGAGTCTCTTTGCTTAAAGTTATTCTACCCGCGCGACTGATTTCGTCAACAACATTTCTCTCAACAAAGATATCAAAGGCGTATGAGAATTCGGTAAAACCATCATTTTTAAGTTCTAAATCTTTAATTTTTTCTTCGATAGCGTTAAGAATAGCGGAAACAGTTTCACCTGACATGCCGTAACGCTTCAGTATTAACGCGCACCGTTCACGTTTGCAGGTTACCTCGAACTTTATGTTTGAACCCAAAGGGTCTTTTGTTGTGTCAGATACTTCTTCTTCTGCGCGTTGTATCACTTTTAGTGCGTACTCGTCATTTGGGAGGGCACGTATTGTAATTTCGACTCTTCTTGGGAGGTAATTTGGGGGCCTAGAGAACTCTAAATTCAAGCTGTTTTTTGTAAGATCTAGCTGTACAAATACAGCGCTTCCTGGGATTTGTAAGGATTTCTTTTTTGGGTCAGTTGAATCGGAAAGTAAATATCGTTTAAGTCCATCCAGGGCTGTGATTTGGTATGCTCCGCAGTAGAATGAGTCGAACTTAACAGAAAAAACAACATTGTCTTCCGCTTCGGAAAAAGATTCTGTAATTGTTCCAGGTGGAGTTGCAACCCATTTATCATCAGTTAAATCAAACCATACAAAACAGCCTGTTGTTCCACTTAGCGGCTGCTGCGTGCCGCATTGCTCAAGAAAGCTTAAAGTCTCATTCATGTCCCCAGTTTCTTTTGTCTCGAATGGAAAAAAATCTTCCCCTTCTTTTTGTTCGTAAATGTGGACTCTTTTGCTTTCAGGGTCTATGAAAATATTCATCTTTCCCACTGGCTCTGGTACGAAAGAATCTAAATTCAGCACAACTAGAGGGCCTGAATAAGTTCTAACAAAACAGAGAGCTGTAGGCTTGGATTCTAGCTCTTTTTTTACATCTTGATCAATTTTTGTGTTTTCTGAATCTTTGTCTTTGATGCCACTTATAAAAACTTCATCAGGAGAGACGGTAGGGACATTTATAACCTCGACAGATTCTCCAATTTTTAGGGTAGACAGAGTATCGGGGTCGAACCCTCTAGGCTTAAGTGAGTCGTTAATTACTTCGCTTGTTGCCTCAAATTGAATGGGATCAGAACCTTGTTTGACCAGCAAGTCAGTGTCAAGTTCGAAAACACTTGAACTTATTTTTGTAAGCATTAGGACTTTCTCGTCCAGTAAAATTTCGGATGCCTGTTTATAAAAGGCGTCCTCACTGGCTGCGCTACCCAAGAAAGCTACAGCGGCAGGGAAAACATTTTCGAATTCTTTTGCTAGCCGTGGATTTTCATTGAGTTGAGTAAGAATTCTACCAGCTGTTTTGTCAAGTAGCGGCAATTCAGGTAAAATACTTTCCACTTTTACCAAGCCATTGTTGGCGGTTAGGATAGCTCCAGAGTTAAGTTTCTGACTAAACTCTTGCAGTGTCGTTCCAATCCCGAAATTGCCGTACTGGTTTTTTGAAGAAGTGAACCCTAAAGGCTGAACAGGTTGGCTACTTGCGATAATCTTTTCAATGTTTTCTCTTGTTAATAAATATGGCTCACCTGTTGAGGTGTAGAACAAGAGCATGGTTTGGAGCATGTTGTTGGTAACAAAGATTGGTATCCTAATGACGGTACCGCTGCGATTTAATTGTCTCAGTTGCGTTCTACCTGTCTCTGGATCGGTATCTTGTTTTGGAAGTTCTAATTCTTTTGGGGTCAAAAGAATCGAAATATGTCCAACGCCATTACCTCTGGCAAGATCTGTTTTTTCCCAAGTTAAATGTTTTTGAGAAGACTTAAGCTCAGGATGATCTTGGTCTAACAATCTTAAAATTTCAGGGACCCAATCTTCTGGAGAAGATGTTTTTAATTTGGTAGGTGTTAATGGCTGAGACTCTATGTCGAACATAAAATCATTATTCAAACCTGTCGTCACGATATTTGTACTCCTTTACTCAGGGCCTGCCAACTCCAGCTTTGCAAGGCCGCCATAAGATATGCGCCGATTTCTTTTGCTATTGGCGAAGAAGTCGCCCCAGAGCTTCCTGGCAAAGTTATAGGGAGATTGGCAGGTAAAAGTGTTGTTTCAAGAGGCGCTCCTGGCGCCTGTGGGGGGCCTACTATGCAGTACATTGCAAACGTCCACAACATTGCGAACAAACTGTTTCCTCGCACTGCTTGCTCGTATCCGATGGGTAGAAATCCTGGTGCAGGTAGTTTTGGCCCAGGAAACACAAGACCATTGCCTAAGCGTACCCATTTTGGCGAGCTAATAATAATGTTACCGTTTGGTTTCAATACTATAACGGCACGAATCAGTTGCGGTTCCGCAGAGCCATGCACGGGACCTATTCGTGGCATGAAAGGCGTTTCCGTGCTAAGCAATGGGATGCTTCCAGATTCTACTCGGATCTCTCCGTTTTTGTCGATATGTATTCGCGAGTTCTCAACCCTTGTCACGGCATTGTTTGTGTGCATCTCAAATACACCATTATTTTTCCCTGCTCTGATAGTGACAACTTCTTTTGTGCCAATTAATGGCTCTTTGTCACGAACTTTCATTGTAAACGTCGTCTCCCCTTCATCGTTATCCCATTCTACCCTACCTCCATCTGTGTCCATGCTGAATTTCGAGCTATGCAGTTGTATCCAGCCTGTAGGCGACCATAACATATTTGCTCTTGCGCTTGCAGCAACGATGACGGACCCGTCGCGCAGGAGTTGCATCCTACCTCCTCCGGGACCAACTATAGTTCTTCCTCCTCTTTGAGGTTTTTCTTTATATTCTGGGGCTTCGTTGGTGCCTTCTTTATTAGCTCTTAGCGACCCAAGAAGGAACATTGTGTGTGGATCCTCTCCGTCTCGACCGTCGTGCCACAGCATCATTAAGTCTCCGGCTTGCGGGATAGAGATGTCCCCAGAAGAACCGTCGGGGCGTTGATCGATGGACGCAATATTTACGTTCCTAAATCTTTTGCCTCCATTAACTGTAACAACATCAGCTGTCCCATTTACTGGATTGCTCGATATGATTTGAACACATTCGGCTCTGTCGATTATACCACTACTCATGCATTAAGAATACCAAAATTTTTGCAAAACGAAAGCTCAGGTTGACAAAGGTTAATTGAGGTGCTATAATTGAAAGCCGCTGAGTGGCTTTTTATAAATTGCTCTTTTTGCGAGGTATAAAATGATACGTCCTGATATGCATAATAGTTACACTACTAGTAGACAATAAACCAGAGGTAAAGTACTCTGTTTACTAATAGAAAAAGGAGAGTGATTGCCAGTTGTAAAACCATCCTTTTTGAACAAAGCTGCCGCTGAAGAGCGGTTTATAAAAAACTTCCAGCGATATCCTGGCTGGAGAAAAGACTTCTGGACGGAGACAAAAGAAGCCGTAAAAGACGCATTCGTGATTGGCTTAGTTTTATTTGTTTTCGGACTTGCAGCAACAGTCCCAGCCGCAATAGCAGAAGCGCTTATCGATAAAGATAATACGTAAACAATAGATAATAATAGACAAACTTTGCATACAGGACTATTCTAACAGCGCCAAGGAGGCTTAATGTGAATTTGCCTAAAAAGTTCCCAAAACGTGTGAGAACAACTGAACTTGTAAGGGCTGGTCTTTGCCCGTATAGAATTGCGTTGCATTCTAAGCACGGGATTAAAACGCCAGCGAACGAAAATATGATCATAGGTTCGATAGTCCATCGAATTTTAAGTATGGTTGATTTTTCGAAAGATTGGAATAGCGAGCCGCTTGAAATACCGCCTAGGGATATGGCGGATAACAATGAAGAAGTAGTTTTTTCTTTTTCGGCAGCAACAAAAGCGTTGAAGCTTGCTAGAAAATATTTAGTAGATCGAGCGACTGGCTCTAAAATTATGGGAAGGGAGTTAGCTTTTGAAATAGAGGTTCCTTTTGTGTGGCATCCACCCAAATCAAAAGGAGAGCCCGTTTCAACGACAATAATACTAACTGGACACATAGATAGAGTTGACAGATTAATTAACGGTAAGGTATGCGTAACAGATTACAAGGTAGGTTATAGTCGTGCGGATAAAGCGCAATTAATGATTTACTTGTGGGCGTTGCTTCAGTCGGAATTGTACGCAAACGAAAAAATGAACGCGCTAGACAAAGACGACGATCGTAAATTTGTTGCTGGGGTTGACCTTGACCCAGAGGAGGTAGTGGCGCACATTAGGTTCGAATATATTCAAGAAAAAGGATGTTTCCCTGACGAGCGAGCTATTAAAGCAAAAGACCTCGTTTTGATTGAGTCTTATATAAAATATTTGCTAGATGTTTATTGCACGGCTGTAGTGTACCAAGACGCAGCTTATTCGTTTGGCGGTTGTGCTTGGTGTCCTTATTCTAAGCAGGACTCTTTATTTTGCGAGTATTACAAAGATCAAGTAGAGCGAATACTTACCGATGGAAAATCGATAGCAGAAATGTCGCCAGCAGAGAAGTTGCACTACTTTAGGATAATAACTTTGCAGAAAAACGATCTCGAAACGATGCGCACTAAATTATCTCGGGAGATCAAGAAAGATTTGGTGGACGCGTATGACAATAAAATTATGGCGGACGGGTTAGAAGCGCAACTGGCATTTAGAAACATGACGATGATACGGCAAGAAGCAAATTGGCTTGTTCCGAGAGAGGTATTAGTCAAAGTAGGTAAACCGCACGAGAAGTTCGCAACAGAAGAAAATTTACAGTTACTGTCTGATGATGCTTTGCGGCAATTGCTTTACCTGCCGTTGAATGAATTGTCTAAAAAGTTTCCTGAATATTTAAAGGAGTTGTCCGAGCATATATTTGGCAGGACGTCCGTAACTTTGCAAGTAAAACCTACAAAAGTGAGTGACGGATTTGAGGCTTAACGAACTATTCGGCAAGACACACGAGGGGGACAACACATCTCAAGGTGGAGTCCCCCTTGATAGTATCTCAGATTTTTTAAGAGCAATTTCTGGCTGGTGGGAAACAAAGTTGGCCGGTGGAGGCTCGACTGAACTGGCTGCTCTTACTCTGCTTGTTAGGAAAATCAAGCAAATTCCCGATGATCTTTACGAAGAGTTGAAACGGCTAACATGGGATCCATTTATTATTGTAGAGCTATATAACTTGGAAAAAACTGATGAAACGAGATATCTACAGTTACGTAAGGCTATGCGAGCGAAAAGAGTGAGGTTAGTATCCCCCCCTAATAATTCAGTAACGGCGCAGACATGGTTGCGCCGGATGTTAAAAAGGTATGGTATATGACAAACGAGAACTGGAAATTAGCGCGTTCTTGGGAAGAGATATATAAAACTCCTAATCTCGACGACTCTAGGCGAGAGGAGTTATTAGACTTGGCTACTGGCGGCGATGATGGTGCTGTTTACGAAATTGCGCTCGCGCACGCAAGCCTTATCGAAAAAGTTTTACGCAAGAAGGGCGCAAAATGGAATAATCTTGACGTGGATACTGTTAGGGCGAGCCTCTTTGATAGAATAGTAGATAGCGTTAATGACTACGTAAAAAAACAATGCCCTCGTAAAAAATCAGAACGTTACGCTCTAGCTCCATGGATTTGGAGGCAATTAGAATGGGGCTTATGGAAAATATTTCGGAAATTAAAAAAACAATCAGACAGAGAAATAACAGATAGTACAATTATTGAAAACGAAAACTTTCAAGTTGAGCCCTCGCATGAGACGTTGGATCCTAGCGCGGCTCTTAAAGCAATGCTTGAGTTACCTCCAGCTGAACGAACGGTTGTCCAGTTTCTTGGCGGAATCGGTGTTGTTAACGAGAATGGAAAACTAGTTCTTGTCGTTAAACCTAGAAGATCAACAAAATGGGTAGCCGAGAGAATGGGTGTTACTAGCCAACGTGTGCTGCAGATGAGACGTTCTGCGCAAAAAAAGAGCAAGCAGGTGCGAACCAAAGGAGAAAATAATGATAAACCCTCAAGTCGATAAATACGTCGAATGGCTAAAGTTGCAAAGTCTTCCGCCATCTGTTGAGCTGTTTATATACAGAATGCTAGCTTCTCCATTTGCTAACCCATTTGGGCTTTTTGCTCTTGATGACAAAGAGGTTGCAAAAATCAAAGAAGAAAACCCTTTGGCTTGGACTGCGATACTAAAAAACGATCACTTGACTGTCGCGGCATGGAATCAAAAGCACTCTACGCTGTACCTCAAGAAACTTGTTTATTTTGCTAGCGGAGCTAAGCTTCGTTCGGAAATGCACACTCTTGAAAAGATTCCTAAAAAGATGTTGGAAATATTCAAAGAAGAACGACCTTTATTGTCAAGATTGTTTTCCGGCGAAAGCAAGGTGAAACCTAAGGTGGAAGATCTAGTTTCTGATTTAGTTGGCAAGATCTCCGCCGAGTGGTTGGAGGTCAAGGAAAAAGTTGCTTCTGAGACAAAGGGTCGCGTGAAACTTAAAGGACATGAATTGTCTGCCGCTGGGACACCAACGGCAACCCTTGCTAATGTGATAAAAAAAGCAATCAGGCAAGTGTTGGCTTTTCACGGGAGAGACAATGCTCTGGATGAGCAATCTTCTAGTTGGATTTTCGAATATTTCAGTAAGATGTTTGAAAGATATTCGAAAATATTAATCTCGAGCAAATATTATTATTCGTATTGTTTTAGCCTAAAGGCATTCTTGTCAAAAGATGACCGCTTAACTAATTTTGGCTCAGATGACGCTTTTGATGTGTACTCAAAAGACTCGAGCAAGGGTAAAACTACAAAAAAAGTAAATTGGGGTTAATATGTTATTATTGCAAAAATGGGCAAGAGAAGAACCTGGGAGACTTCTCGCTATGCTTAGCGATACTTCTGGGGAGTTTCCTATACAATGTATCCTCGATAATGGAACACCAACATCTCCTGTAGGAGAAGGGGTTTGCGATAAAGTACTTAGGTCGTATTTCAAACCTGAACGCCGTTGGGTATCGTTATCTGACTTAAAAAGTCTTAAGGAGGCTTGTTCTAGAACATATAAGCAAGATTATGTAGAACAACGATTAGGGTGTCCGATGCTCGCAAATCGTTCATGCCCAAAGGGCGAGAGGACAAGATCGCGTTGGATATCTCGCAATTTTGGCGAAAAATACCTTGGCGTAGCGTTTAAGAAACTTGCGTTTTCAACTGATTCTGAAGAGGAAGAGTTTAAGCAAGTTCTTTTGGGAAGATTTTCTAGAAAAAATAAAAACCTTATAGTTTACGGCCCATATGGCTCTCAAACAACCGAAGCTTTAGTCGTTCTTGCTGAGGAATTTTGGGGACGTAATTATGATATGAGCTATGTAAAGTGGAAACGATTGACTGAGACGTTATTGTTGGCTAGAAACTTGGTCGTAAAGAAAGAAGAGATTGCTGCTAGGGAGCGCGTTCGTAGGTATAAAAGAAAGTTTGTGCTTGTAATTGATGGTTTTACGATGAATGAAACTGACTCAGAGACATTGGTCGCTGCATTTGAGGATATTCTTAATCGGCGTTTGAGTCGCAATTTAGTTACGATTATTTCATCAAATGAAGTAAAGGCATTCAAAGAAGGAGATGTCTTAGAAAGATGGTCTAGAGCGTTATCCCCGCTTGTTGGAAACAGTACCAGAGTTTCTATTGTGGCTGCAGGGTAAACAGATAATGACTAAGCTCACGGTTAGGGGTAGCCCCTAACAGCGTTAACGCCGTTTTCCCTTTTCAAAATCTAGCAGGGAAAACGGCGGTCTCATGTTTACCTGCAGCTATTAAAGCCCGCAGGGTGGAGTACAATCTGCCCTGCGGTTTTTACGTGTTTGATTATCAAAAAGGAGAATCATGTCTACATTTACCCCAAAGTTAGATAAAAAACTTATCAAGAACATGATGGATTGCGAAGATGACGTTTTCGTAGTTAATTTAAGCTATCAAGTAATTTCGTGGGAGATTCAGCAGTCGTCTATGTTTGAAGCAGACTCATTAGAGGCAATAAACCAAGAAGGGGGCTTTCAAACAGCTTATTTTATAAGAAAGAAAACTAGCAAGACTACCGAAGAAGATGAATCTTTAGTTGACAAAGCGGCTAAATTATTCCGTTCGGGGCTTGTGGTGCCATTCTCAGATTTTGCTACAGCATTTAAAGAGAAAGCGTTTGGAATAATTTGCGGATGGGACGACAAAGACAGGCTTGCGGCATTGTCTGAGAAATATAGCTTAGTCGCCCTTCCTGGAGTAGCCTCGGTTGGAGTTGTTAGTAAAGATGAAAATCACTGGGCAGTATTGCTATCTCCACATAAAGTGGATACTTCTTCTTTTGTTTTGGATGGCGAAAAAATAACGCTTGCTAGAGATTTGTCTTGCAATGTAGAGCTTGAAGATAATGTCGAGACAACAGTGGAGGTCTCTGACTTTTCGTTAGTTTCTTATCGTTACCCTGTCGGTGAAAATATTGGAGACATAAAAGATGGCCAACGCTTGGCGGTTTTCCCAACCCCAACGGTTACCGATAGCAACACAATAGGTGTAGATTGGTTTGCACGCGGCGCAGCGTCTCTGGCAGAGTGCGTCCTTAAAGTTCGTGTTGCAGGAAGAACTTTGGATGGACCAATGTGCAAATATTGTTTCAATTTGCTCTTGAAAAGTTCCGGAGAGACTTGCACCGCCTGCAGGATTTTTATCCCGCTTAAACAAAAAACTCAAAAGGATGACGAATGAATGTTGTATCAACCAAAAGGCGATGGAAGGCAAGCTCTTATAAATTTTCAGAACTAGCTTCTGATGAGAGACTTTGGATTATTGACGCTTTAGGATTAGCGTCAGCTTTGGAAGTGCCGCAAAAAGTCCTTTGGCAATTAACATTCGACAAAAGAGACTGGAACAGATATCTAATACCGAAGCGTAGAAAAGGCTTGCGTGAGCTTTGGGTACCAGGACATCTGCGCAAGTCAGTGCTGTACGGCATTTTAAGGAGAATTCTCGATTTGCTGCCTCCATCAGAAAATGCGATGGCGTATTTCAAGTCGCTAAGTATACTTAAGAACGCCAAGAAGCATGAAGGGAACAAATATCTACTGAAACTTGATTTGACCAACTTTTTCCCTTCTATAACAAAAAAGAATATAAAAAAGGAAATGCAAAAGATTGGTATAGGAGAAGAAGCGGCGTATTTAATAGCTCAGATAGCTACAGATCCGCACGGTCGACTTTCACAAGGTTCACCAGCTAGTCCAGCGCTTTCGAATCTTGTTATGAGAGAATTTGATGAAGAAGTTTCAAAGATGCTAGCAGGTATGTTTAACGAAAGTGTTGTGTATACTCGCTACAGCGACGACCTTGCTTTTTCGACAAAAGATGAAGAGGCAAAACGCTGGTTGTTCAATGAAGGAGAAGAAGAGATAGGCAGGCTTGTAACCGCTCATGGATTCAAGTTGAACACTCGCAAAACAGCAAAGCGCTCTCCTGGCGGAAAGTTGTGGGTTACAGGGTTTAATATCTTTAGACCAAACAACAGCTCACCAGTGCATGTTGGTGCCCCAAGAAGAATAAGAGATAAACTGAAAGCAATGGTGCACAATGTTTCCTGCGTTGGTGTTGGGGAGCATAACATTCATACGGTAGCTATTGCACAAAAGCTTGCTAGGCGCGACCCAGGCAGGGTTATGGAACTAATGGATGTTGCGGCTAGAAAACATTCTGCGGCTTTGTTAGGTTTTGCGCAAATGTACGCCAACGGAGATGATCGTTGCACCCCATATTTGGTTTCACTGAAAAAGATGTTATCTCGCTTGGATTCGGGGAATTAAGATGCAAGTGCAGATTGAATTAAAAATAAAAGGAAACTGGTTACATAATCTTACTAACGCAAATATTATGGCGCGAACGTATCAGGACAGAAAAGGAGTTACATTTACTTGCTTTAAGCCTGCACCGATAAATAGTAAGAGCGTAGTTATCCCATCAATTTTCGAAAACACCCCCCTGAAAGACATCCATGCGGTATTTAAAGTCTCTGAACTTAGGAGAATTGTAGCTTCTGGGTGGGATGTTCAAAGTTTTTTTGGGGTGAAAGGTAGGCTGCTAGACGTTAAACGCAACATACTACTTAAAAGTAAAAGAATCCCAATAGTGCCTCTTCCTGTCGAAGAAGTCCAAGAATGGAGTATTCAAAACGATATATTTGTGCCTCATGCAGTTATGCTGTTGTACGCATATGCAAAAAGACGAAAGAGTGGCAAAATTATACTTGGATTAGAAGTTGAAACGGCACGAACAGTTTGCAATGTTGAAGATGGTAAAATGGAGATTGAAAATATAGTTAATTGTCAATACGAGGAGCAATGCGAAGACTCCACGTATGCAATTTACTCTAAATTGGAAAAACTTACGATTTGGGCTACAGATAACGGCGTAACAACCAGAGCCGCTTCGAGATTTTTAGATTTTGCAGCAAATCGAATCCCATCTTGCGGGAAAATTTCCGGCAGACAAAAAGAAAGGAACAGCAGTGAGTGAAAATAAAGCCAATGTAGCGAAACTAGGGTCGCAATTTGACTCGAGATTGAACAGAAAAATAACAGTAGGTCAAGCATTTGAAATTTTACGCGACATATATACTGATAAAAAATTACGGCAACAAGTTGCGGTAATGCTTGTAGGAGACACTGGGATTGGGAAAACAGCTGTTATGAGGAGGCTTGCCAAAGAGGTCGGTGCAGCTTTTTTGCCTTTCCGTCTACCGGAAAGACAGCCAGAAGATGTGGTTGGATTGCCAAACAGTATAGAATTAGGCTTTAGAGCGGCTATGCTGTTAGACAAAATGACGAGGCATGTATTTTTCGAAGGAGAACCGAATCGTCCTAATGAGCTGTCATTAGAAATGGTTACAGCCTTAAACAAGGCTTCTGGCGGTGCTTTTGGAAATGACTTAATAAAAGAGTTCAAAGGAAAGCAAAGCAATAATCGAGAACCTGCTTATGAAAATTCTCCTTCAGTTTGGCTTCTTGAGCAGTTATCTAGCAAGCCAACTATGTTGCAAGGATTTTCTTATGTCCCTCCGAAAATGTTTACTGCGGCTATTGATCTTCCTGCTGTTTTAGGATTGGATGAAGTTAATAGAGCCTTTTCTACGGTGGTTGCTCAAGTCTTTCGAGTTCTTTCCGAGAGAGAGCTTGGAGACTTCGATATCCCGCCACATTGGCTCGTTGTTGGTGCGATTAATGGCGGTAATGAATATTTTACAGAGGAAATGGATGCGGCATTTAAGCGTAGATGGCTTTGGTTGTCAGTGCAGGCTGATGCTAGCGATTGGTTAGGATGGGCGCGAAAAAATGCAATCCACCCATTCGTAACATCTGCAATCAACAACAATCCTGAAATAATTGAAAATAAGCCATTGCTTGTCAACCCTGCGAGCTGGGAAAAGGTCTCTGATATCCTGCACTTCAAGGAGCGTCATCATAAGAAGGATTTATACAGTCTTTTGGCCGGAAACAAGATCTTAGCAAACAAAGCTCGTCAGGGATTGCTTACTTTGTTGAGCGGTTACGTCGGGCAAGAGTACGCGCAAATGGTTTTAAGTAAAACCATTGACATTTCACCTTTGAGTATATTTGAACACCCAGATCACTGGAATGAACAAATCAATAATTTGAAGACGTTAGTTAATTCTCAGCCCTTCATGATTATTGAATTGGCTTATCAGGTGCAGCATCTTTTGAAAATAAAAATCAACGTAGGCGAGATGACTAAAGATAGGTGGGATAACTTCGCTACCAATATTGGCGCCTTGTTACGAGAAACTCCAGCAGACATGCGGTCAGCTATAATTCACAGTCTCATTAAGGAAAATCCGAATGAATGTTGTACAGAATTAAATCCTCGTATACAAAAAAACATTTCAACGGGTGATAGCAAGTATTGGCAAGAAGTATTCCAGCAATTAGTAGAGTTAAATAAGGTGGCTAAAACAGTCGAAAAGCAGGCAGAGAATATGGCGAGAAAACAAATAGAAACTCTCGCTGGGGGGAGCAGTGGCAACCAACCATAAAACAAACTCTTATGAAGACCTGTCAACTAGAGGTAGTGGCAGTATTGACCCTGAGAAAATTATTCCAGGGTTTGGGATGTATGTTAACGAACAGGATCCTGCAAAAATTGACGAAGAAAAGGCTTTGTTGAGATTGCAGGCGGAAGCTACAATCCTCATAGGGGCGTCGAGTTTTTTTGGTGTGCTGTTGGCCAGCATGACGAAAAAAGTAGACCTTGACGCCCCAGCATTGTTGTCAATGCATTACGACAGTTCTGTAGGTGGAGCTATCTTAAAATACAATCCTATGTTTGAAGGAAAGCAACCAATACTCGGCGCTGACGGGAAAGAAACAATAATAGACGTAGCTCTTGATTCTCTTGAGGTGATTTATGTTCTTTCGCACTACGCCCTTAATCATTTTTTACGAGTCAATAAAATTTGGAAGAAGTTTATGTTTGCTTACCCCAAGCAGACGCTGCGTCAGGTTGTGCATATAGCGGCGGCACTTACTTTGGATGAATTTGTAAGTGAGCAACTATGCGGTAGCTTAGCTAGGTACAAAGATTTGTTTCCTCTGAGGTATCCAACTGTTAAGAAGTTTAAGCTAGAGCAGCACCAAACCCTAGAAGGATACGTGTTGACATTATTGAAAAGGCTTGAAAGCACGCAGACACTCAACGGCAGCAACGGCAGCAACGGCAGCAGTAATGATGGCAGCGGTAGTAGCCGCGAAGCTAGTTCCGAGAGTAAACCTGGAAGCAGCTCCGAAGGGAGCTCTGGAGCCGACCAGAGCGAAGGTTTGTTGGCTAAAATGCTTCAGGTGTCAAGTTCGAGAATAGGGTATGCAGGCGATATGAATGGTGATACTGTCGATGGCCCTATAGATGCACGTTTGGCGCAGTGGGAACAATTTGAAACAGCTATCGAAAACCATCTTCGTTCTGCTGTGTCTCAAGCAAAGTCTCGTGGTATTTCCCCAGGATTTGCTGAAGAGATTCTCGAACAGTTTAGTATTCCGCCAAGGAGGCAATGGCACCTTAAATTAAGGGGCGCGCTCGGCAACTCTTTAGATAGAATTCAGCGAGAAAGGAGGATTTCCTTAAATTTAAGGAAGTTATCGCTGATTAGAATGAAGCCGAAATATAGCCCTAACATAGTAGTGGCCATAGATACATCTGCGTCTATGGGGCAGGAAGAACTGCAAATGGCAGTATCCGAAGCCTTTGGTGCAGCAAAGCGCAGAGGCGGCGAATTAACAGTTGTCCAGTGCGATGCTGATATCCAAGCAGTGCAAGTATTTAGAACTAACCGCTCATGTATTGTTAAAGACTTTAAGGTGAAAGGTCGAGGCGGAACAAGATTTTCTCCTGTGATGAAATGGGTAATGAAACAGAGAAAACGAATCCACGCTTTAGTTTACGTAACAGACGGTTATGGAGAACCAAATGTTTTGGAGCCAGAAGGTACAGATGTTATTTGGGTCGTTCCTGAGGAGTTCGATATTCCAGCGCCATTTGGAACAGTCATTCAAATAACTCGAGACGAAGAACGGGAAATACGTGCGTAAAACAAGGCCTCAATAGAGGCCTTTTTTTTTTGCTTCAGATGGGTATACTTAATTATGTATTGCGAAATTCACAAAAGAGAAGTAGACGCAAAGTACTGTAATCACCGATGCCCCCATAGATTTCTAAGGCTTCCGTCCCAGAGCGAATCGAATAAAACTCATTCGTGCAGGGACTACAACTTGTATTGTCGCGATCACAATGAAATCGATGCGGTCAAAAGGTGTGACCCAAACTTTGCCATGTTGCACGATCAGTTTGACGGGCTACACAAGACATTTTCCAAGCTTACAGAAAACCAGAGACTAGCTGCTCAAGAGCAGTATGGTAATTCATCCAAAGTGGTGTACGATTCAAGCTCTCCTAACGAGGTTAAAGCTGTAAGCAATTCTGGGGAAATGCTTAGGTATGATAGTTTAGAAGAAGACGAAGAATAGGCCACTGAGTGGCTACCTGTTTCAAAAAGGAGGCTTTATGCCAGGCGAAAATAATCAGGCAAGTGAAACTATTGAACAACTAAAAGAGGAGATAAAGAATGGATTGATTCTGCAGTCGGGTGTTAACGGAGTGGTTGAAGAAGATGAAGTTGACGTAAAAGAAAAGTTACCAGAGGAACCACTTGCAGAAAGCAAAGACAAGTTTGGGCAGAGCATCTTTGACCAAGCTTTGGCGGCAGAAAAGGAATTAGGTATAACCGAAGAAGATCGCAATCGAATCTTGCAAGAGATACTAATCAACGGTTCAGCCAAGATTAATTGTTCGGTGAAATTTGGCACGGTTGAGCTTAGGTTCGTAATTAGGACGTCGAGAGCTGGAGAGAGAGCGTTGCTTCAAAATTATTTGGACGCGGTACTTGAGGTGTCTCACACATGGAGAAATGATACTTTAGCGGAGCATTTAAGGCTGGGGCAAGTTGCGATTCACCTGACTGAATTTCAAGGGAAACCAGTGCCAGGAGAAGCCGAGTTATGGAGTCTTCGTCATTCAGTCGACGGGAAATCAACACAGCTAACGACAATCCCTGAGGATACAATTATGTTTGTATCTAAAATGAACGCAGGTGTACTTGATGTCATAGACACTAAAATTCATGCCCTACTTTTTTATCAAAACAAGATCTTGCTTGACCCAGAAGTATTGGCTGAATTAGTAAAAAACTCATAAGGGACCGCGCTGGATGGGAACGTATACAGCTGTTTTTTCGAGGGTTGTACCACAGACCAGGGTCGGTCCCTGTAACAATGTACTCACTTCAGGAGGCGGTGTGGATGGCAATAAGCGAGCACATCCGATTGGTAGAATTCCAAAAACTGCTCATGTCTTCCTTGGCTGGGCGATGGAAACCAGAGATGATAGCGAAAGAAGCGCGAACGTTGTTCGAGCTGCTATTCCCTCCGTCGAAGCAAGCTCAAGTAGAAGAGATAGTGAAAAATGCGAATATGACGCAATACTTAAAACGAGTAACCAAACAACCAATACGGCTGCGCGTCAAGAAAAAGCCGAAGGTTAAGGATATATCTAATATGCTGAATGTGATCAATAAAGCCAATCGTCCGGCGAAAAAGGTGGAAAAACCGTCCGATAACTTCTTTTTTTCAGGAAGGGACCCGGTAGGTAGTGGCAGATAATATTCAGTACGACCGGTTGGGCATGTCAGATATTACACGCGCCCTAGACCGATTAAATCAAAACTTGACAATGATGTATGCTGCTTCGACACAGCAATCGGGGCAGCAATATTTTCAAGGGGGAGTTGGTTACCAGGGGTATTCGCCAAAGGCTCCATTAAATCCATATAAACCGATGATTTCAGGTTTAACTGGGCAGGCGGCAGATGCGGCTATTGGCGGTGCTGTGGCGATGTCTGGCCCACTTGCTCCAATTACCGGAATAGTTGGAAGCGATGTGCGGGCCGCTATAGCTAGGCAGCAGATGGTTCAAAATGTTATGGGGTCAACGGCATATAGGTGGAATACACAGTTTGGTCAAGGAGGTGTGCCAAGCCAAAGAGATGTTCAGACTGTAAGTAGTCAACTTGGGCAGATGGGGCCAGGTGCGGACCTGATATTTGGGAAGGCGCAATCAATGGGCTTGATGGGGTCATCTGAAAATGTGCAGCAGTACATGCAGAGATTCAAAAAGGTGTTAGACGACACGAAAAAAATAGCCAAAGTGCTGCAAACGACGCAAGAACAAGCGGTTAACGCTATCAAAGAATTTTCAGACATGGGGTTCAAGAGTTCGCAATATGTGCAAGTTGCGAGACAGATGGAAGCGAGTGGTCGAGCTGCTGGAATATCTCCAAGCGAAATGATTGGGATAGGACGTGCTGGGGCTGGTGTAGCTAGACAGTTTGGTGTTTCTGGAACTTGGGGTGCGGGTGCTGCAACCAGTTTTGCTACAGCATATCAGCATGGCGTAAATACAGGCGCGGTCAGTTCTGAGGATTTGGCTGCAATGGGAGGCTTGAAACAAGCCTCTCTGCGTAGCACAGCTAGGGCGCAACAGTTTTTTAGGCAAGGTGAAGGTAAGGCTTTGCTTGCAGCAATGTACGCTGGAGGTGATGGCCTGATGGGGTCTGGCGGCCGACTTGATATGAACACGCTCGCTGATTACATTAGCGGAAAGACAAACCCACATGAATTAATGGGTAAAGCGTCAAGGATTATGAGCAGGGGTAAACGCGGGATGATGGATTGGATGGCTAACCAAGGGAAGATGATAAGCCAGATCTCGCCAGACATGCTGCCTTTAATCTATTCTGGTGCAGCAGCTCAAAGGTTACGTGCGGGTGGTATGGACGTCGACGAAACTAGCGTATCGTTCATGTTGCAGCGAACTATGGGGTTTGGTGAAGCAGAGGCTCGTTCAGCAGCAGGAATGTATTTTAATCCAACGTATCTTGAGGCAAAACAAAAAGAGTTGAGAAAGACGTCGGATATGAGATGGGCAGAAGCTATGACGCCGAGAGGTACTTCATGGCAGACGCTGTTGACACAAGCAACTTCCGGAGATACTGAGGGGGCAATTAAAAGTATAGGCAAGCTTGGGTTAAGAGCTGTTGGACTAGATA